TCAGACCATCGGCACCGACGGCCAGGTGCGTCCCATCGCGCTCGAGGAGGCGGCCAAGGCCGACACGGGAGACCACCGGATGCTCTGGCTCACGAGGGAGGCGTGATGGACTCCTGGTATCATGAGTCGGGCTTTCGGACGGCCTTCCAAGAGATCTCGGAAAACAGAGCGAGCTTTAGGACCGCCAAAGAGCGTGGCCATCAGGGCGACCAGGACGCTCGCATGGAGTGGGATCGAGGCTACGAGGACTGCATCTGCGCCTACCGCCTCGGTCATGACGTGGCGGACATGATTGCCCAGGGGATCTTCGAGCCTTCCCTGCTCGAGACCTTCTCCGTCGTGCAGAGCCTATTAGACGGCACTTGGGACCGCCCGACGCGCCCCGACCCAAGAACTTGACCCCGGCCCACGATCCCCGGTAGCCTTCCCGTCGATGGCCATTGGAATCGGAAGTCGTGTCGCGCTGAAGGTCACTGGAAATAACCTCGTGCTCGGGCAGGTGACCGCCCAGCCGCCGGTGTTTGGGGTGAGCGAGACAGCCGGCGGCGGCCCCTACGTCATCGACTGGGAAAACGGCCAGCAAGCGACGGTGCCGCTCGGCGTGCTCGATGAGCTGTTCGCGGCCAATACGACGACGCTCGGTTTGATGGGCAAGGTCGTGGTCGTGACGGATGGCTCTTCGTCCTACAACGCGGTCGTGGTCGACGCCTACAACCGCAACAACACCAAAGAGTGCGTGCTCGTCAAGACGCTTCAAAACGCGACGTACTACGAGCTCGACGCGACGACGGTCGAAGTCGTCCCGGGCCTCTGATCCAAACCTGAGACATGGATCTCGACGCGCGGAGCTCGTGCCTGAGGGCGGTGCGCCTCATCGCGCGGAGCGCGCGCTTGTGCTCAGCGATCGAGCGCGAGTCGGAGCAGTTCCAGACGGCGGTCGATTCGGCTGAGCGGATGCTCGGGCGCGCCGACGGTTACTTCAGTGAGATGCGCGTGGGACATGCCGCGCACGAGCGCGTAGTACGAGTGGTACTAGCAGCGCTCGTCGAGGCGAGGACGGTCGTGACGTGGCTCACAAAGGAGACGCCGCACCCCGACGATTTGTCGTTGCAGGCGGAGAAGATCGAGCGGGCGATCGAGCGCGCTGAGGCTGCGCCGACTACTCCGCCGGACGCTGCGACTTGAGCGCCGACCCGAGCTGATCGCGAACGGCTTGCTTGTCGTTACGACGACGCTTCTTGCGCGCAGAGCATTTAGCCTCGACGCGGTGGCACCACCGGCTGGTCGTGCCTTTCATCTCGGTGCGGATAGGAAATAGTCCCATGGCTATTCGATTCTCGGCGCGGAGACGCCTTTGATGAGCACGCCCTTATCGTGTAGGTAGTGCAGGGTATAGAGTAACGCTTCGCCAAGCGAAGGCCGATCCAGGTAGACGGACAGATAAACACGCGAGTCACAGGCAGAGAGCCCGGCGCCCTGCGCGCCCAGTTCCCGGATCTGTTCAGCGAGGGCATCGAAAGCCGAATCCTCGGCAGAGGCGTCGAGGTCAGTTCGCCGCGAGATAGTAGCCATCGAAGAGGCCTTCGCGTTGGAGCCAAGCATCATAGATACGTTGCGAGGAAATCCAGAATTCTGCTTCTGTCCCCAGCGCGACGGCGAGGCGTTCGGCGAGACGCTCGGTGCAAGGAATTTCTGCGCTGAGCAATTGTCGAAGTTCATCCACAGTGATGTCCATGTCGTCAGCGAGGACAGAAGCTGTGATGTCTTCCGGGATCATGAACCCTCGGATGATGAATTCACCAGGGTGAGCGGGGGCGCGATTGAGCGGAAGGCGCATGTTAGTCTCCATAGTGGTTGTCGCTGATGAACACGTCGACGGCGTTGCCGTTTTCAAACCGGAACACGATTCGTTCGCGGTACCCGATTGACACGGTGTACCAGGCCTTAGTTTTTCCGGATAACTTGTGCAGGCGAAAGGCGCGGTAGTCACGGATGTGGTTGATGTTCTTGGCGGCATGGATGACATCCAAGGCGTCCTTTGCTTTTTCCCAGAACTTTGGATGGAGCGTTCGGCGAGCCGCGTCGCTGTGTATACGGTGGTAGATGTCTTCTGTTCCCTGATCTTTGAACGATGTGATCATGCCTGCCCTCCCGTTGGGAGGCAAGATCTATCTGAACACGCAAGCAGTGGTCAAGCAAGATCTCTCGATTCACCCGTACTTTTTCAACTTCGCGAAGCGCTTGTGCAGCCGCGCAATCCATGCCTCCTGCCACATCCGCTTCCGCTCCTTGTCCCAGCCCTTGAAGAAGCCCGTTCCCGCGTGGAACTGTCGGTGGTGCCGCGGGCATTTCGGGATCGTGAGTCGATCGTGCACCCGGATCCCCATGCCGCCCTTTCGATCCCCGCGCCCGTGCTTCAGGTGATGCGCCTGCGTCCGGTCATCGAGCGGGCAGACGCAGCAGGGGAGCGTACGAATCCAGGCGAGGTACGCTTCGTCGGCAAGCCCGAGCTTCGCGCGCTTCTTTGCGATCGTCTTCTTGCTCGCGGGACGGAGCGGCGTGTAACGCTTGAGGTAACCGCCTGGGGCGAGCTTGGTTTTGCGCTTGATGGAAGTTCTAGGTAGACGTGTTGCCATCACGGTGATAGTAAGCTGATGGCAATGGAAGTCCAGCCCGAAGAACGCGCCTGCAATCAATGCGGGCGCGGCTACCCGCCGAGTGCGTTCGTGGGGAAGAAGGGACAGCCTGTTGGAGTCTGCGCGAGCTGCAGGAAGCTCTACAAGCCGGGCAACTACGGCATCCGCGGCAGCGAACCACGCCGGCTCCTGCGCGTGCTGGCGCCAGAGGGCGTGCGGGTCACCTGGATCCCGAAGAGCGGCAACAAGAAGCTCGGCGGCATCCCGGCATCGATCGTGAGTCCCGAGACGTGCCCGCCGTCGTGCGGCTTCTACGGCAAGGGCTGCTTCGCGGAATTTGGCGTCTCTGGCCATCATTGGCGGAACGTCGAGCACCGGGGGCTTGCATGGGATGACTTCGTTGCGCGCGTGAGCGAGCTTCCTGATGGGCAGCTCTGGCGCTATGCGGTAGCGGGCGATCTCCCGGGAGCCGGCGAGGAGATCGATGAAGCGAAGCTCGCTGAGCTAGTCCGCGCCAACCGCGGCAAGCGCGGCTTTGCCTTCACCCACAAGCGAGTGGCGTACGAAGCGCTCCGACGCGCGAGCGCCGCCGGCTTCACCGTCAACCTGTCGGCAGACACGCTTGAGGCAGCTGACGCCTGCTGGGCGTCTGGGCTGCCTGTCGTCGTCGTGCTGCCCGCTGACGCGACGGGAGACATTCGGACGCCCGGTGGTCGGCGCGTCGTGGTCTGCCCCGCTCAACTGCGGGAGGACGTGACGTGCGCCTCGTGCAAGCTGTGCAGCGTGTCGAGCCGCAAGGGCATCGTGGGGTTCCTGGCGCATGGGCAGATGAAGAAGACGGTGACGAGGATCTCGCAGGGAGAAACGCTATGACGATCTGGGCGTTCGACACGGAATTCGATGAGGACGGCAAAACCATCGAGCTCATCAGCATCGGCCTCGTCTCGAACGAAGGTCACGAATACTACGCCGTGAGCCGAGAATTCGATCCGCTGCACTGCAACGACTGGGTCCGCTCGAACGTCCTCAACAAGCTCCCGCCAGCGGGTGACCCGCTCTGGAAGTCGCGCTCGCAGATCCGGGCTGACATCGTAGCGCTGGTGCGCTCGGGCACGACCGTGCCGAAGTTCTGGGCGTACTACGCGGACTACGACTGGGTCGTGCTCTGCCAGCTGTTCGGGAGGATGGTCGACCTGCCGCCGGATTGGCCAAAGTACTGCCGAGATCTCAAGCAGCGCCTCGACGACTACGACTTCCGCTCGTCGGACTTGCCAGCGCAGCCGGAAGGCACCGAGCACAACGCGCTCGACGACGCGCGCTGGGTGATGAGCGGGCTCTTGTACCTGGACAGATTTTTCCGATGAATCCTTCACCGAAGACCCGCTTTTACCAGGTACGCGTGCAGAATCGTAGCGAGTGGGCTCGGATCTGGATCACCGACGACGGGTGCATCTCGGTCCTGAGCGACTATGGCGATTTCGGGTACTGGTTTGGGTCGCCGGGCTGCGAGTTTCGGCGGTTCTTGACGGGGTGCGGGCCGGACTACCTGATGAGCAAGTTCAAGGCGGGGGAAGAGGAGTTCGATGCGCGCGCGACAGAGCGCAACGCCCGAAACCTCGTGCTAAGCAATCGCCGAGATCGCTCGATCGACAAAGAAACTGCGCGCGAAGAGTGGCAAGCTGTCTGCGAGGTTGACTGGAGCGACGAGTACTCGCGCTCGAAGTGGTACTTCGAAGAGACGAAGCTCGTCAACTACGGCGCGAGCGAAGTCCTTCGGTTTCGCGTCCCGATATGGGTGCAGATGTTCGTAAAAGAACTCTGGCCGCTCTTCGTCGCTCAGCTGCGGGCTGAGCTCGACGCCGAAGCTGCGCTCGCGCACCCAGGGTTTACCGACTGACTCTATCCACTCACGAAAGAGAAACATGATGAAAGTGCTTTTTGAATCCAAGCTGGTGATCGAGTTCGAGTTGCCTGGCGCGCGCTATACGAACAGTACCTCAATGGGCGGTCAGACCCAACTCGAGAGCCGGCGTGAGGAGTGGTGGCGCCTGGAAGTGACCGCGGACAATGCGGCCCTGACCGCCGGAACCTTTCGGGCTCTCGCTGACGAGATCGAAAAGGTACGCCTGAAGAGCATCGAGCCTCGTCGTGGTAGCTAACCAGATTCACTGATTGATTCCTAGTCCGCCCCAACCAAAGGATCCCTCATGACCGTAGGCCAGCTCAAAACCCTCCTCGCCAAAGTCCCCGACAATACCGAGATCGAGGTGCACCTCGACATGCTCGACGACGAAGATCCGATCATCGGCACCATCAAGAAAGCGTCGCTCGCGCTCTCGGTCGAAAAAGAGTCGGTGTTCGTGATCGATGCGGTGGACGCGCACCCAGAAGACAGCGACGAGGAAGAATGATCGATTCCGCGATGGTAGAGCTATCGCACACTTGTCCCGAGTGGAGTCGGGGTAAGTCGGTGCATTCGGGCTACGACTACTGCCTAGCTTGTGATGTGGCTGCGCTTCATTCGCTAGCGGCGGCTCACCCGAATCACAACAAAAAGTCTCGCGACGAAATGGACAAATGCGTCGAGCGGCTCACTGTCGCGCTACTCGATCGCGCGCATCTCCAGGAGGCGAGCAGGCTGTTGTTCGAGTCATCGGGAGACGTGGAAACCGGCGACTGGCCCCGGCTTGACGCCTGGCTCGCCGCAGAGCGCGCCCGGAGATCCCAATGAAGCCCCGCGTCCCCACCCGCAAAGAGCGCGCTGTCCTCCGCGCCCGCGACGCCCTCAAGCGGAACGAATCCCGCCTCCTCGAGCGCCTTCAGCAAGCCCAAGAGGCGCTCGGCGACGACTGCTCGCACCCGGTGACGTTTCGCTACCAGTGGCAAACGAAAGGCTCCCAGGCGAACTTCGTCACCGGTGAGCGCTGCGTGCTGTGCGACAAGCGGCGGCCGTTCGCGGGGCGCGGCCGATGGAAGAAAGGGTGATGGTGCTCGGGATGCGGATCAAGCCACAGGGGAAGATCTGGGGACTCGAAAGCGTAGGCATCAACATGAAAAAATTCCCTCAGGAACCTGTGCAAGGAATTCGTGAGCAACGTGGAGACGGTCTTGCGCGAGCAGATCCGCCAGGAGATCTTGTTCGCGATCGAGCATCCAAGTCAGGCGAAGATGCGGCATGAGGCCAAAGTCAATCGACGGCGTAAGCGCTCGACCCAAGAGGTCGACAGACTAGCGAAGCATCTATTCCGCTGGGTCACCGACGCTCCCGGCAGCACGATCGAGGAGTTGAGCGAGATCGTTCGCCGCTCCCCGAAGGAGCTATTTTTGTCCATGATTCGGCTGCTGGACGCGGGCGAAGTCCGGAAAGAGGGGAAGACGCGCTCGACCCGGTACTATCCGGCTCAGTCCTGATTCCTGCAGCTCGCCCCCTCGCCCCCTCGCCCCCTCTCACCCCTAGAAATTGACCGCCTCGGCTCGGCTCAGGTACCCTTCATGGCATGCCCCGTTCCCGCCTGCGCGCAAACCGTTTGCCGGTCGCTCCTCCCCCGCTCCGCCACCGCTTGCACTCGCCAGCTGGCGCGGGTGCCAGCCGGGAGAGTTCCCTTGACCGCGTGCGGCGCCTGGCGCGCGAGCACCGCGTCGCCGAGAAGCCCTTCGATCCGGAGAAGCGCGGCACGTGGCGGGGCAGCTCGCGAGATCTCGTCGTGAACCCTCGTCACCGTCGTAACGCAGGCAATGACCCAGACGCCCGGGCGCGCTTCGAAGATCTCCAGCAGGGAGATTTTTACGACATCGACGCAGAGGACGCAGGCGCCGCGGGAGTCTCGTATGGTCGAGTGCACCGAGATCAAAATGGTGATTGGTGGGGCTCTGACTACTCGGTCGGCAGCGACTACTCGGGTGGGACTGTCCACCTGAACAACTACAATCAGTTGTGCGAGATGGCCCGAGAGCTCGAAGAGGAGCACGGTAACCAATTCTACGTGACGGCCCATGGTGGACACGGGACATACGCGATCTTTTTTAACGTCTACACGACGCCTGACGAGATCGTGGAAGCGCTGGCAGCGCTCGACGACTACCCGTCCATCGACGATGAGTCCCTCTCCGAGCTCGAACAAGAGCAATCCGAAGAGGCCTGGAACAACTGGGCAGAGAGCGAATTCCGCAAGGGGCTCGAGGCGAAGTTTACGGGGGATGCGAGTGAGGTGTCGGACGAAGATCTTTACGCCTGCTTCCACGAAGCGATGGAGGCGTCGAACTCGTACTGGCAAGATCAGCAGGGAAGCGGCATGTGGGTCGACATCAAGCGCGTGCTTGCGAAAGTCGACGAACCGCCACCTGGCTTCGTCGAGGAATAGATGAAGCAAAGCGACGCGAAGAAGCTCGGCAAGGCAACCGAAGCGCTGCTCAAGCGTCTCCGTGCTTGCCAGACGACGCTCAAGGCGCGTGAGAAGACGGTACTATCCGCGCTCGATTCAGTATTCGAGTGCAACGACGCGATCAGCGCCGAGTTCGAAAAATGGGACGAGATCTCACATGAGCTCGATGAGGACGCCGAGATTGCCCCGGTGATGGTCGATCCGAAGCTGGATCTCGACGCGCTCATCGTCGATGCCGCATTCGAGTCGGTGCACTTGGCGCTCGATACAGCGATTGAAAGTTTCGAGGGTATCCTCAAGAGCGCCAACGAGTACGAAGAGCCCGAGGAGGAGGAAGACGAATCTGATGTGGACGAGGGTGAGGAAGACAAAGACGACGACGAGGAGGAGGAGGACGAGCACCTATGCGCCTGCGATCATCCGGGGTGCCTAGCTGAAAGCCCTGCGCGCCGCACCGCTGAAGCGGCAGATCAGGCAGCCCGAACGGCAGGCTGGTCGATAGGCGACGAGGGGACTTATTGTCCGGAGCACATCCCTGCTCCCGAAACAGAAGGGGAGCACTTCGGCTGCCATGCGCGCGCCTGTTACGCCGAGAGTCCCGGCTGCGAAACGCTGGATGAAGCGGAGGAGGCTGCGCTCGCGGCGGGGTGGAAGTTCGATCCGAAGGGCTGGCCCTACTGCCCGAAGCACCGGGATCAGGCCTAGCTACTCGATCCTGAGCACTGTATCCGGTGGCACGACGATTGACCCGCCAGGCGTGAGCGTGCCCTCGAATTTACCCCACATCCCCTCGCCGCGGTAGGTGATGGCGGCATTGCGCTGACCAGAGAGCAACACCAAGCTCTCATAGGTCATCGGTTTGAAGCGTTCGACGCGACAATGCACCCCATTGATGACTACCGTCATAAAATCCATGGGCCGAGCAGCTCGCGAGAGGATCGCTGCACCTTCGCGCAAAGCCTGGTTAGCGGACTTGAGCCGTGCGACTTCATCGAGCAGCGCGAGCACCCCCGTGTCATACTCGGTGCCGTTCAGGCGTACGAAGAGCATGCGTCCGGCGGAGTCAATGAGCACGCCCGTCGGAGCGCGCAGCATGGCGCGCAGGGCCTCGGCTTCGGGATGTACGGAGAGATCGGCCTCGGCGACGGCGAACAGCTTCCACAGGTCGAGGTTGGCTCGATCGATGAGGGTATTGAGGTTTTTTTCTAGGTGCGCGAGCGGCTGCGTTTCAGTCGGGTCGGAGAGGATCGCGGTGAGGCGTGCCTTCACGGTGAGGAGGGCGTCGCGGAAGCCTTGGTCGTAGGGCGGGATGGGCGCGGATGTTGCTGATGCAGTGCTCAGCTCGAGTTGGAGCAGCTGCGCGCGGAGCGCGTCGAATTCTTTCCGGATGCGCTCCAGTGCTTCAGTCGGAGCGGGATCTCCGGGTTTCCAGTCGAGAGCATCGGCGACGCAGGAGAAGTCATCGGGAATGGTCATCGGTGCGAGTTCTTTCCTATGCGCTCGCGCAGTGTCTCCAGCTCCTGGAGCAACTCCGCCTCCCTTTTTGCGAGGGTTTCTCGCAGGGGGTAGTTTTCTGTCCAGTTGACCGTACCCTTAGGACACAGATCCAGGCCATTCTTGGCGAGAATTTCTTGTACGGCGCGAAGTGTTGCTACACGCAGGCAACCACCGTTGACGCGAATCATCAGTGCCCCTGAGAACAGCATCGGCGTGTCTAAATCGACCATAGTCCCTCCATCTGGCATGGTGGATACCATCTCATCATCGGCGGGCAAGCTCATTCGCTGCCTTTCGCTCGGTACTGAGCTTGCGGCAGAACGCCGATTGCCCCCTCTCCACCACCCCCAAGTCCGTCGTACGATCTCCAGTTGATGGCGAGCACTCGGGCGGATCCAAGCGCTTCGACCTCGCCGCTGTCGCTCAGCTTGCCCCGCGCTGCGCCGCACTCGCAGGTCCGCACCTTCTCGACGAGCTTCACCACGTCGTCACAACGCGTGCAGTTGAGCAGCAGCATGGCGCGCCTGCTCATGGCTCAGCGCTCGTGGGAGGCGACTGGCGGATCAGGTGCGGGTGCACCGGCTGGCGACTAAATGCGCCTCGGTACTGCACGTTTTCTACGTATTCGGAGCAGTGATGGTCAGGACGGGCTCCGCAGCGCGGGCACTCTTCGGTCATGACTCGATAGCGGTAGGACTCGACGGGAAAGGCGCGGGTATAGTCGGTCACCGGAGCCTCGTACATTCCGCCGCGAGCCGGCGGTACGCCCGCTCTCGCCGCTCGAGGTTCGGGATCTGGCTGACGCGGTTGTACGTCCCGACGACGCTTTCGCGCGCATGCCAGAGCAGGCGCTGATGGGGCTCGAGGGACTCGACGGCGCCGCCCTGGAGCGCGACCAGGCGCTTCAGCCATCCGAAGCGCTCGTCGATGCGGGCGAGGCACTCGCGCCGGGCATCCTCGGCGCGGAGGAGGGCATTGTGCGACGCGGGCAGGATGCGGGCGTTCATGGGAGGTCTCCACAGCAGAGCGCTTCGCAGGGCGTGCCGCAGTGCTCCCAGTGCCCCGACATGGGGGTGTGCTCGACGCACCAGAAACGCGATTTGCCGAAATGCCATTCGCCGTGCACAGCGGGATCTGTGCAGGATTCACAAGTGTGCAGCAGGGTCGTGGCCTCTGCCGGGAGCTTGCTGAGGCTGATGCAGTTGCCGTACGCCGCCGCGTAGATCCGCAAAATAGATAGAGGGGCTTTTTCTCGAGCGGCGATGATCAGGGCGCGCTCGGCGCGGGCAACGTGGACGCTCACCGGAGCTTCTCCCGCCTCGAGCAGTAGCGATCCACCAGGTCTGATACCTCCTGGATCGGGTCGGCGTGCTCGACGTGGAGCTCGTCGCAGGCGGCGGCCTCGAGCAGGCGGAGCTTTCCGGGTGCGAATGCCTCCATGGTGAGCAGCACCGCTTCGACCTCGTGGAGGTTGAGCATGATGCTCTTCCAGAGGCGGCGGTCGGGGTGTGTCGAGTACGGCGCAAAGTGCGCGAGCGCCTCGATGGCGTGCGACAGATCGGTGGTGATGGCGGCTTTAGCCACGGCGCCTCAAGAGCGCGCGGCGGCGCTGCGCGCGGAGATCGAGGTAGCAGTTTTGCGTCACGTAGGTGAGCAGGATTGGCCACAGGAACATGCCGCGCACGAATTCCATGCGGGTCACGCAGCCGTCGAGGCACTCGTTGGCGGCCAGCATGATGAGGCAGCCGACGAGCAGGTAGGCAGGGATGATCATGTAGACGAGCGCAATGGGCATGGTGGGTGCTACGTGGTGTGATCGGGAGATCTTCCCTGGCTCAGAACTCTGCTGCGGCCCCGGATCCCCAGGGCTCGATAGAAAACTTCATCAGTTGATGCGTGCCAGTTGGGTCGTAGGGCTCTACCCGGGCTAGCTTCCAGTAGTCTCTCCTGCGAAGCAGCAACTCTGCCTGCGAGATCGCGTCAGCTGCGGTCAGCGCGCGGAGTACTGTCGGGGCCATCGCGCCGAGTGGCCCTTCTGCCCAGCAGACAAATTTGGGAATCACGACCTTGTGTTCAGGCACGGCTCTGACACTACGCTGATGGCATGTCGCTGTCAACCTTCCGGATCAGGCGGCTTTCCCCGGCGCAATTCGGCCGACAGCTTCGCCGCGTGCGCGCATTTCTGCAGGAAGTCTCGCTCCGCTAGCGCTAGCGCGATCTCGGGCTTCCCCCCGACGCCGTTACCCCCCTCGTGGCTCTCGCCTCGCCCCTCCTCGAGCCCCTGAAAGTGGATCAGCGCAGTCCACTCGGGGGGCACCTCGGGATCTTGGATGTCGCGATAGATCAGCCGCACGCGGAGCTTCGGGAGCCGCATCTCCCAGTGCACCTCTTTGCTTGTGGCGTGCGACTGACGAAACTCCCAGCCGCGCCACAGGAACTTCTCGCGTGCGGCGATGCGACTCACTCGGGGAGCTCGACGGGCACCACTTGAGGATCGATGACGCCGTACGTGAGCGTGATGGGGCCGCGATCGGTGTCGAAGATCATCGAGCGGAGATTGGGCTCGGCAGGGCCGAGCGTGACCTGGCCAGAGAAGACGCAGCCCTCGGTGTCATTGGGCTGCGTGAGTGACTTCACGTTGCCCGCCCCGAAGCCAAACGATCGCCGCATGCCGTCCATGAACACGAGCGTGAGGCTCGCTTGGTCAGCCGGAACGAAGCAGTGACGGAGTGCCTTTTGAGTCATGTTGTCGAAGTTCATGGGGAGTCCTGGGTGCGCGCGGGTCGAGAGGGATGGCGCCGCTTGAGGCGACGCTGTTGGTTGCAGTCGGCGCACCGACAAGAACCATACTCTTGAGGGAGTTTCCGGCACAAGAGACACGGATGGGCTTTCCGTGCAAACTCCCCGGGTGCGGCATTCATCCGGGGCTTCGGGGGCCGGATGCCGGCGCGCCGCAGGCGCTCGCGGAATGCGCGCCCCGTGACGCGCATCGATCCCGCCTGGCCGAGCATGCCCGCCACCCGCTTGAACATCGACACCGACTCCTGCGCTTCGGCAAAGATCTCGGTGACCCAGTCTTGGGGGTCCTCGTCCTCGAAGCTCATGGTCTATTGGGTGGAGTGACGCTCGAGGAGCGTGTACAGGGTCCCGCATTGGCTGCAGCACCGCGATTGCATGTAGCATCGCTCGATGAGCCTGCCGCCTTCAATAGGCCGCACATCGATCAGCACGGGGCACAAGATGTCCGACTCGGAGCGCTCGGCGCCGCACGGGCACCGAGTCTTGACGGGCTCACCGGAGCCTTGTTCAGGGAGATCGAATGGGTTCAAAGGAGGCCTCGTCCCGGATTGTCTTGGAAGAGGTTGGCGCGGCGGATGTAGCCGCGGAAGCTCTCGTAGCTCTTGTGTCGCGAGTGGGTCATGATTTGCCACTCGGGGCGCCCCGCGCGCGCTGCCTCCGTGATGAATCCCGCCCGGAGCGAGTGCCCGCTAAACTCGACCCCTGGCTGGTCGGGCGTGATGCCCGTCTTGCGCGCCCACTTCTTCACCACGTCATTGACCTCCCATTCCGGCATGCGATCGAGCACGAGGCCGCCGTAGTAGGTGCGGGGGAAGACTGCCTGGACGATCTCCATCACGTCGGGGCTGGCATCAAGCCACGTGCGCAGGGCTCCGACGGGGCAGAGATCGGGGTTACTGGCGGGCTCGATCGGGATGAGCTCGCCTTGCCCCTCTTGGTCGGTCTTCGAAGAAGCGATGGTGAGCTGGATCCCCTCCGGGGTAAACACCGCGTGCGGGCGATCGAGCGCTGCGATCTCGCTCCGCCGGAGCGCGCCGGCCCATCCAACGAGGAGCAGCGCCTTGTCGCGCATGGCAATGGGATCGGTCGCCGGCATCCGCGCGACGATCTTCTCCAGGTGCCGGACGAGCAGCGGTGGCGCCTGCTCGGGGGCCATCTTGAGCGCGTTCTTGACTTTGCGGATGTGCTGCTGCACGTGGATCGATTGCCGGGGCGGCACGTAGCCCCGCACCTTGTGGTAGTGGCTGAGCGCTGCCATGGCCCGCTCGATAGTGCTCGGCTTCTGCGAGCCTCCTGGACGCTCCGGATCGGCCAGGTACGTCACGTAGAGGATCACGACCTGTGGCGAGGCGGGGAGCGCGCGGTGCCCCCAGGCCGCGCACCACCCCTCGAACCGCTTCCAGTCCCCCTCGTAGGCGCGCTTGGTGTTGGCGGGCGTGCCTTCGCGCTCGAAGCGGAGCGCCCGCGCGTAGAGGCGCTCTGCTTCCAGCCGCTGGGGCGGGGAGAGATGCAGGGGATCGGGGCGGCCGAGGAAATCGCTCACTTCGGAGGAGGATACAGCTTTTCAACTAGCTGGGCGAGGCACCCGTTCTCGGTATAGAAGAGATCGGCGAAGGCTCCAGGCGTGCCTGGGACGGCACTGGCGTGAGCTGTGGGGCATCAGGTCTCCTCCGGGTACTCTTCGAGTAGCATTTGCATCGCCGTGGTGGCCTGGCAGAGAGCATCGAAGTGGTTCACGCCGCGTGCGCGGAGCACCGGGGCAAAGTCTGCCGACTCCGTGGCGCGCATCACCCATCCGTACGGGTTATCGGGATTTGTATAATGAACGAAGACCGATTCTGCTTCGCCAGGAGCGCGATTGATCTTCGGGTCAACCTCGTAGCGCCAACCGCGCTGCGTCCACTGCTCCAAGATCTCGAGCACGTGGACGGCTTGCTCGGGAGTCGGGGCGGGGATCATGGTTGCGGGGCCCCGACGAAACGCTCGGTCGCCTGCAAGCCTCGAGCAACCGCAGAAACGCCCTCGTCGACCTGATCGATTTGCCGGCTCAACGCTCTGCACCAGAGCGCGAGCCGCTTGCAACACAGGAGCAGCTCCCTGCCTTGCTCGACAGTGAGCGTAACGCTGGGATCGAGCTCTGCGAACTCCTCATCCAGCTGATCGATCGCTTCAATGACGGTCATACGCTAAACCTCTTTCCTGCGATGAGTTCTTCCAGGTGCTCATCAAGCCACTTGCCGGCTAATTGCACGGCCCATTCCTCCGCCTCGCGCCGCCCCAAGTAGAACGGCCCACCGAATGGGATCTTCGCAATACGCGGCACCTGATCGCTCGGCGCGTGCCCAGGGATGACGCTCCCACTCGTCACGCCCAGCGTGACGCCGGGGCGCAGGTACAAGCATAGCTCCCATTGCCCAGGGGCATCCTCGAAGAGGGCCAGGCGCAAGATGTTCCAGTCACGTTGACGACCGAGTTTGCTGTTGGTCCAAGTCATGGCTTCACCACCCGTAGCTTACGCCGCAAGATCTCGCCCACCTGCTTGACGCGCGTGGCGTAGTCCCCGTCGCACTCCTGCTCGTCGTCCTCCCAGCCGAGCTCTTCGTCGATCAGCATGCGGAGCTCGCCCAGGTGCTTCGAGTCGTCCGCATCGTACCCGAACGCCCCCAGCACCTCGTTACCTTCGGCTTCGTCGGCGGCGTAGAGCACCTCGATCGCGTGAGCGCGTGCCTCGGTCGGCGTCATGGTTCGGTCGCCGCGGACGGTCACGCGCGCGTGGTGCGCGTCAGGGATGACTAGGAGCGCGAGCAGGGGCCGGATGTGGCGGAGATTGTCGTCGGTCATCACCAAAACTTCCACCACGGACGTTGGACCGGAACCTTGCTGGGTTCAGGGGCATCATCGTGGAATGAAATGTGCCTCATGACGCAGCAACACGACCATTTACCGAAGCAGTTGTACATTCAGATCACCACCACTCGGAGTTTGAAATCAGTCACGAGACCCGGCACGCCCTTGAAATCCGGAAGGTCACTACTCACGAATACGATGCCGTCGGAGGTTCCTTCCTTGAGCATGCTCGCGATCATCGTCGGAGGCCATTCGGAGATCTCGCGCCTCCCGAACTTCTCCGACGCAAACAGCTGCGCCCGGCCGCGCGCTGCCCACCTCAATAGGTACTGCTCTTGCACGTACTCGGGCAAGTTTCGGGCGAGGCCGGGCTCCCGCGCTTCTTGGTCGGTTGTCCACCAGATGAAGAGCTCGCGACGAGGCTTTGGGGCTTCGATCGTCATCCGGAATCCTCCGCGTCCGCTGGGTCATGATGCCTCACGAACTTGTATCCCGGCGGGACGTAGATCTCGTCGTCGGCTGGGCTGAGTCTGCCCATGGTGTGCCCCTGATGGACGAGCACGTAGGCTCCTTCGCCGGTCGCTTCGCGCGGGTGCGTGAATGGCCCGAGCGCCGTCTTGACGTGCTTGGACTTGGGCTCTCCGCATGTGCCGCAGATGGGATCGCTCATCGCTGGCTCTTTCTTGGGGAAGGCACCGGCAGATACGGATTATCATTGACACCACGAAGAGCCGCCGCGTGGCCATCGGCCCAAGCTTTGCCGCGAAGCTCTTGGCTTTCGTGAGGAGAGATCCAGTCTCTTTTTAGTCGAACGACTTCGTCCTCGAGCCACGCTATGCGCTGATTGGCTAGGTCCAGTTCTGAGTCCGGCATAGTCATGGCGCTTGGCTCTCTTCCTTTTGCTCGATCGGTTTCCAGGTCACCCGCGCGAGCACCGCCTGCTGCGCGTACTTGCCCTGCGCCGGCTTGAGGGCCTTGCAGCGTCCCTTGATCTGAAAGCGCATGCCCTGCATGTCGGGCTTCGGCGCGATGCCGGAAGCAAACCAGACGAGCTCGTGGCCCTCGTCCGTCCGGAACGTGCAGATCGCCTTCGAGCCGAAGTCGTTTTGCATGAGGTAGTGGCGCACGAGCGTTACCTCTCCTTTGAAGACCATGTGTTTTTCTACCGCGTAGCCTTCGGGACGCTTTGCAGGGAGCTTCTTCTGGACGAGCTTGCCGAGCTCACAGTTGTAGGCCGCCGGCGCGCTGGCGAGGAGCCCCGCGTGCTTGCCGACCCCGGAGGCCTTGACAGCGAGGGAGAGGTTCCAGCGGTACTCGGAGGGGTTTTCGCCGGGATTGGCGGCCCAGGCGAGGACGGCGTGTGCGGTTTCGATGTGGTCTTCGTTCGGTTGCCCGGCGAGCCAGCGAGCGTGCGCTTCGGCGCTGCCCGGTGAGCTTTGGCTCAGCCAAGTCGCGACGGCGTGCGTCGGCATGCGATCGGAGGGATCCTTGCTCTTCACGAATCCGTCGCGCTCCGTTGTCGCAACGGCGCACGCCAGGTAAGCGATCGGCGCGACCTCCCAGAAGCCGCCATAGCCGCCCCAGTACTCGTCGCCCATCTCGTCCGAGACCTTCTTCACGAGCTCAGCGATGGCGACGAGCTGCGCCGGGTTGACCATCAGGAAGTCAGCCAGGCAATTGCGACCGATCTGCATGATGCGCATGCCGTACTGACGCAGGAGAAACGTCTCCTTTCGCGAGCGCTGCTTGCCACAGTGCTCGCAGAGCGGAGCGGCGGTGCGCCAGGAGGTATCGAGCGTTTCCGTCTCCTTCGGGCCGCGGGCGATGATGTTGCCCTCCTTGCCGTGCTCGATGCGCGCCACGAATTCGTAGCCGCCGACGCTCGGCAGATCGCCGATGGTGAGGCGCGCGCAGGTGAGCACGCTCTTTTCCCGGATCAGGGTGGTCGTGCCGGGGACCTCCTCGATCAGGACGCCCGCCGAGCAGGCGAGCTTGTCCAGGCGCTTGAGCACCTTTGGGAGGGCTTCTTGGGGAACGAGGAGCGAGAAGGTCATGCTAGGTGTTACGCACGCATGCGGGAGATCTTCCCTGCGAAGTCCCGCGCCGTGATGCAGGCCTGGCAGGTCTGCTCTTCTGCTTCGGGCGCATCAGGGGACACGTAGCCGTCCGGGTAAGAGTTGACCGCGCCGCGTGTCCTGCCGCACCACACGAAGATCACGTAGTTCGTGCCGGCGACGCTGCTCTTGTGGGCGCGCGGAGTCATGGCTTTTTCAGCGCGCCTTCCAGAGTGAAGGTGAGCGGCGCGCCGGGAGCCGGCGCAGCAGCGTGAGGAGACAGTTTTCTTTTTGTCGTAGGCACAGTGGTTTTCGCCCCTGAGGTACCATGGCCAATGTGACCGCCCATCTGCTTGGGCTCGCGGCGCCAGCCCGACTGCTTAGCCTTGCGACGATCTCGTCGGTGTTGTTTGGTTCGAGATTTGCGACTGGCCATTGGTCACCAGTGTGTATCTCACGCCAGGAGTGGCCCCGCGAACGAATCGGAGCGGGGGAGGACACGACATCAGCTCGTGGGGCCGCTCCTAGCGTGAGTAGTGGTTAAGGGTAGTTTTTCACCGCTCGCTCGAAGAGCTTGTAGTCCACCAGAGGAAACTCGATGCGGTTGAACGAGTTCTCGAACGTCACGGCCACGAGCTTGCGCGCGGCTTGCACGATTGGGTGATCAGACAAGCTTACTCTCACCAACTCATGAATGATCGCATCACAGGCCAAGTCGTGGAGAGGCTTTTCCTCATCAGGCGCCGCGCGCTTGCTCGCGGCGGCGTCCGCCAAGAGCTTTGCTAGCGCGATGATACGGTCTCGAGTCAACGGGTCCATATCTGGTCCTACGCCCGGTAGTCGACTTTCTTCCCCACTTCACGCACTGCCGCGGTTTCCTCGTAGCCGTCGCTGCGCGGATCCCCGAAGCGCCCCGTGACCACCTCTTCGGTCACGAGCGCGAGTGCGCCCTTCTTCGGGCGCGGCTTCTGCGTGGCTTCGCGGAGCGCCAGCGTGCTCTCGAGCTGGGCGATCTTTTCGTGCGCTTCGCGGAGGTCGAGCGCCATGCGGAGCACGGCCATCTGTCCGATGGGGCCATCTTTTAGACGACCGGAGTGTTCGATGAGCTCTTTCAGGAAGTGGGCGGCAATTCTCATGGGAATGGTCTCTGGTGAATGGTTGGGAGTCAGTAACGGAGACGCGGGGCGGCGAGCCCCGCTGCCTGATGGAGACTCGCCAGGCGTACGTGGCGCATGGCTTGGCTCAAAAGGTCGAGTGCGATGAGGAAGTGCTCGTCAGCGAGGGGCGCACGGCCGCCGTCGCTGTCGAGGAGCGCCTGCATGCGGAGCGCCTCAATGCGAGCTGCGTAAGCGTCGAGGCCTTCCGGATCGGCAAAGTCGATACCGGTCGGGATCCGCTGCTGATGCGCGGGGGCGCTCGCTGAGTCGGCGAGGATCGCTTCGGTCAAGGTCTGCTGAATGTCTCGGGCAAGGCTCATGGTGAGGCTCAGTACAGGGGGTGAGTGAGGAGAGAAGCGTGGACGGCGATCGGGGCGCGCAGGTAGCCGCGGGGGTCGATGACTGGCACGTAGATCTCGAGGCCGATTGCGTGGTCGCAGAAGGTCTTGGGCGGAGCGGGGATGGTCGGCTCTTCGAGCGAGGTCGGGAGCCCAGCACGGCGGAGCACGTCGTCGATGTCGGCTTGGGTCACGGGAAGCACGCGCGGCACCGGGTTTACCTCCCGGCCAGCTCTGCCGCCGGGGAACACGTCGTGGTGGTCGGGGTCGTTGTGCGTTGCCATCGGCTTATCCTACGTGATCGGGGTGAGAGATCTTCCTCAGACGGCCAAGCGGTTCGCTTGGCGCGCGCCGAGCTCGCGCGCGAGGTGACGGTGCTGCTCCACGTCGCACTCAACGTAGGCGTGGCAGACCCCGCAGTGAGCCTTGCTGAACAGGCTCCGCTCCGGGTGCGAGCAGCGGGCCTGCACGGCCTCTTGGGTGCGGCAGGCCTTGCGGTACGCCGACTCGAGCACGCGGCGCTTGGGGCTCGTCTTCGGGAGCTCGCGCCAGCCCTTACCCGCCTTCACGTAGCGGCCCGACAGGGCGTCACGCGCGGCGCGCTCCGCATTGCTCACCAGGCGCGCTTCCTCACGGAAGGCGGCGTCTTCTTGCGACTCATAGCGGAGCGCGATGATGACGCCCGGAGCGGCCACGTAGGGGCCGTAGGTGCAGGTGGAGCAGGTGCACCAGGGGGCTCGCTCGCCTTGGGTCGCGTCGTAGCGGCCGGTCTTCTGGCAGCCCTGGCAGAGGATCTGATGGGTGGGGAGGGCGGACTTTCGGGTGGTGCTGGAGAGGGTCATGGGGATGGGTACTGCAGGGGTCGTGCCAGGGGTCAGACCTGAGGATGTGGCTGGTTTTTAGGGTGTGACGGCCCGGGGAGACCGTCACACGGCAGGGGTGTTACGGGGCCCTGTTACGCTCTCTGGGAAGCCGTTTTTCTGCGCGTTGCGACGATGCCGGGCGAGCCGAGCCCGCAGTTTGGCGAGGAGCTTTTGTGGGCTCGAGATCACGTCCGACCCGAACGTCTCTTCGAGCCGCTGCTCGTTTGCTGAGGCGCGCGCGAACCACCCTGGAGGGGGCTCGGTCAGCCCAGGGACCTGCCCGTAATCCCAGTGCCACGCGAGTTCCTGAGCGGCCTCCAGGGTCAGGCCGAGCAGCGGCGCGCGGGATACCGGGTCGGTCATCAGGAACACGAAGAGGGGGACATGGTACGGGCCACGAGCGCGCTCGTCGTCCGTCAAGACCGCCGCGAGCGCAACGTGGCGCTCGACCTGGGCGATCTCCGCCAGGTCTTCGGCGATTGCCTTCGCGTAGTCGATCTTGTAGCCCCAGCCGGTGCTCTTGCGTGCCATGATCAGTCCTACGTAAACGGTTGAGAGATCTTCCTCAGGCGGCCAGGCGCGGCCCCCACCAAGTGGGCTCGGCTTGATGCGCCCACTTCGCAAACCTTGCCTTCTCGCCCCGGTAAAAAGCTCGATAGGCTCGGACCGCATCCCCCTGATCTCGGTACCTCTCCGGCACACATTGAGCAAAAGGGGTGTGCATACGCCAATCGCCGAGCTCCTCCCAGATAGCCCACCGAGTCCCATTCAGTTCGCGGATGACAGCCTGGGTTTTGTGGAGTCGCTGGTAACGCCGCGCGTACTCTTTCTCGATCCCCAGCAAATGTTGCCACAACCAATCGGTGTTGTGGCTCGACTCCCTCACCCAATTGACCACGGGATGATTCTGGTGAGTGGATTTGTACAGCCGAGGAAACAGCGCCGGGTCTTTGGCTGAGAGCCCCCACCTTTGCTCCATCGCCTGTCGATAGACGGTGGACAAGATCTGGGCTGACTCAACAATCATCTTGACGACGTGCTTGTCACAGAGATCGCGCGCGGCACGCGCTGGGTCTTCATCGAGAATGAAGATGTTCATGGGGGTTACGAGTCCCTGTTACGCTCAGCGGCGATCTCCCGCTCCAGCCGCTGGAGCGCAGCCTCTGGCACGGAGTGCCCCGCGTGTTGGTGCTCTCCCAGGTGATCGAAGGCCGCCATGCGGGAGTGAGCGAGGTAATCGCCGCTCGGCTGCAGCTTGCATTCCTGGCAGACGATCGGGCAGTCTGGGCTCACCTCTCCGATGCCTGACGGGTACAGGTACACGTCCGAACCGTCGAGCCCGCGCCTGCAGTAGCTCACGCCTCTTCCCCAAACGCTTCTGCGAGCTCTTCCGCCGTGTAGGCATCTTCCTCGTACTCGACCGACTCGAGCCCTTGCTGGCCGTTCGTGGGGTTCTGGGCATAGGTGTCGCGAACGCGCTTGCAGCCGCAGTGGCGGCACACCTCCGTGACGATGACCCCGCCACCGTGCCCGTGTACGCCCGGGTTTTCTTCGAGGCCGCCGACGAGGCAGTGGGGCGACTGCCAGTCGTGCGTTTCGCCGCGTGCGCAGTCGGGCTCGGGTGCCTCGAGCGTGACAGTCTCGGAGGCGTCCTCTCCGGTCTCTTCGCACGACACGCGCACGTCGATGTAGAGCGTGCCCGTGGACTCGGGGTAGTTGGCGCGGTCGCAATTGTCGCGAGCGATGCCGAGGGCCTCTTCGGCGCTCGCCGCCGTGATCGTATCGTACTCGAAACCTTCTTCGCGGAGCGCCCACTTGCGCGGGCAGTCGGAATCGGTGAGCTCGCTCTGGGCGTGCTCGAGATCCGCCTCGGCCTTGCGCACGGCTTCGGCCGCCGCCTCCACCTCGAGATAGGTGTCTTCGCCAGAGAGCTCGTCGTTTAGCTCCGCGAAGGCGTCCTGCGCGAACCGCAACGTCGTCTCAGCCGCTTCGACAGCAGCGCGAAGCGGGTGAGTGGTCTCGATCGCCTGAGTCTCGCTTTGGCTGAGTTGGGTCATGGTGTCTTGTCCTACGCTTGGGCCGCGGGGACCTTCCCTGCGGCGTATGGGAGGCTTTACTGCACCCCGCGTGCCAGGCTGAAATCTGCTGATTTCTCGGGGTTTCCTCTACCGTAACAGGGGGCGTTCCGGTGACACTGTTACGGCGACCTGTTACGCTATCCCGCCCTCCGGGCTCGAGGGCCTGTCCCGCTCGTAGTCGACGCCCCACTCCTCAGCCAAGTCACCGAGCAGCGCGCAGTCGCCCGTCACGTCGCACTCAATGTCGAGTGCTTGGTTGAGCAGCACGCGCGCTTCTGGGTGGTTGCCGTCGATGTGCTCTTCAAAGGCGCGAGCGAGCGTCATCTGGAGCTGCGACCAGTCCCATTCGATCTGGCGGATCATGCCCTTCACTTTCGCGTCGAGGGCAGCGGCGAGAGGAGCGGGGATCATCGATTTCTCTGAGTCAGCTCCGCTCGGAGCGGAGCGACCCAATCGTCTTCGGTTTCGGTGCCTGTGCCAACTTCGTAGGGCGGTGCGCCGGCGCGAGCTATCTCATCATGCAATAAGTCGAGGTCTTCGTCGTCGATCGCATCGGGGAAAGCGTCAACATGCTCAATCCTACGGACTAGCACGCGCGCGGCCTTCACGATGTAGCTCTCTTCGGCGCAGAGCGCGATGAGGTGGGCGAGTTTCCGATCGTAGCTCCCCTGCACACGGCCCCCGACCTGCAGAGAATCTCCCAGTTTCGCCACCATGCGCGCTGCGCGCTCGATCTCGAGATTTCTTGCCATGCCCACTCCTACGCTCAGTCCCCGTCGTAGCTTCCCCGCATCACCTCGATCGCCTGGCGAAAGCACTCGCGCTCGACGGCTTGCTGCGCGAGGAGGCCCTCTAGCCCGTTGCAGTAGTGGTCGGTGTTGTACGTCCAGTTACTGCAGCCGTCCCACTTGAGTTGCAGCTCCCAGCTGCACTCGTGGGCGTCGAGGTTGGTGGAGGGTTCGGATGGTGGGAGGCCAGCCGAGGTGCGACGGTAACCCTGAAGCGGGCTGTCGCTGACACGCCAGCACTCTTCCGAAGCGCCAGACTCGTCACCCCAGTCTGCTACGAGCCACGCCTCGCAGCGCACTGAGTAGATGCGATCGTGCTCATCCGGAGCGTCGTGGGTCACGCGAATGATGTAGTCGACGCAGCCATCGGGCTTCGACCGGAACTCTGTCACGGAGTAGATCTTCACTTTCGAATACCATTCTGGCGTGGCTCGTCACTCGTCTCCCAGTACCCGCACCCCGTAGTTTGCTCTGTATGTGCGCCGCTCTTGCCGTGGCAATAATACCGGAACGGCGGAGGCACTGCCGACGATCCGAAGCAGTCACCGGCGCAATTCGGACAGCGCCAAGCGCCTTGCCTGCGCGGGTGTCCAGCGGGGCGCGGGAATCCGAAGCGTTGGCGAAAAATTCCAGTCATCAGTTTCCCACTGCACTACGCAACAGATCTCCGTACCCCAAAATCATGTGCCAACCGCCATCGAACGGCGCCCGCCAGATCTTCGTCGGACGATCTCCGTGGATCTCGTCGAACAGCGCGTCAGTCGGAGCCAGCGTGACCCATTCGAGCGCGGAAGTGGCGTGGCCTGTTTTCAGCCTTGCCAAGTCAGACAAGCCTTGAGCTTGGGACTGAGCCGCTTCAGCTGTTGCAAACTTCCCGTAGTAGAACGGGTAATTATTGGGAATGTGAAACACCAAGACCACCATTGAATCCACTCCTTCGACTATTATTTGGAACCCGTAGCGATCTCGCCGCCGGCGCCTGCAGCCGCTTCAGCAAGCGTTCGCGCAACGTGATCTTTGATGCTCTGCGGGGTCTCACGCATGATGCGTTGGGCGTTTGTTTCCAGCCTGTACAGCGGCGGCTGCCCGGTCGACCCAGGCGGCGCCGGCCGCTGCTCGACATCTGCGCCGAGGAGCTCGCCATCGGGTGCCCAGTCGAAATGCACCCTCATGTTATGTTCACCTGTCAAGCCATTTTTGAGACTGCATGCGAATGCAATGGCGTTCATGATTTCGGCCTTGGTCAAGTGCGTGATGGTAACCGGCCGCGTGTCCTCCGTGTCATGTATGGTCATTCCGCGATAATATCACTTATCGCGGACTGGATGCCAGGGCGAAACGATCTCGCTGGACAGGCTCGATGCCACTACCGTAGTGTCACGTCACCATGAAACTACGCCCCCTCGTTGACGATGTGCTTGGCGTCGTCGCTCTCTGACCACCAATGCGGCGCAAAAATCACTCCTGCACCGGTCGCAGGCACGACGACTCGTGCGCGGCGTGCATCAATCTTCGCGCAGTGCGTCAGGCTAAGGCCAAGCTAGCTAGCGATCACCGGCTCATGGCTCTCGTGAATGATTTCGCCAAGGACCTTGCTGCGATCGAGGTCGAGCAGGAAGACATCGTCAACTGTCTGCTGAGTAGCGCCATCGGCTTCGCCGCACGAGCGGGTATGCCCATTGAGGACACACTCTCTCGAGTCCGAGCAATCCACACTGTCTACGTCGATATGCAGACGCAAGACAAAGAGCGTTCCCATCTGAGCGTCGTTGAGCCTACGGACCCATGAGCGACGCCTGGGACAAAAAGATCGAGCATCTACTCCGCCAAACCGGCACGCGCGTGCACGCGCCCAATGGCCTGCCCATCCGCTGCATTCGCTGGGACGGACTCATGACCGAATGCGAGCACGGCGACCACCGCGACTACCTCTTCCCAGTCGACGTGGTCTGTTCAGATCCTCCCGAAGAGATCCCCGGGGTCGGCACATTCAGCAGCGATGAGCCGGGCCACGCACTGATCTACACCGACAGCAACATCGCGCTCACGCTCTACGAGACCTGCTACTGCCTCTGGCACGTCGCGCGCGACGGCGCGTGGCTCAGCGGCGGAAACCTGAGCGACGCCTACCGACTCTCGGCGGAGAGCGTCGACAAGATCGTTGCCTACTGCAAGCAGCGCGAGATCACGCTGCACCACCCGAACGCCCGCGAGGATGCACGTTGATCTTTTTTTTCGTTGACCGAATCGAGCAACTCCGGTTAGCCTTGCTCCGTGGCTTGACAGTCAGCGCGTCGCGCACCGAGGTAGTCCTGAATCCGAGCTCGGATTCTATGGTCTTTTGTGCGTTGTTTGCCTGAATTTGGCCACGGTTGCCTCCCTAGCTCAGTTGGTAGAGCACCGCTCGCTGCGCCGTCGTGCGTTGCCCGAGCGGAGGTCCGACGTTCAAATCGTCGGGGAGGCTCCTCTTTGCGCTCCTAGCTCAGTTGGTAGAGCGCCCGGTGTAAGCAATCGGGAGGTCAATGGTTCGAAACCATTGGAGCGCACGAAGCGAAAGGACACGCCATGCAAAAGCTCTATGTCGTCACGCGGTCAAACCTGAGTCCCGGCGCGATCGTCGCGCAGTCCTGTCACGCCGTGAGCGCCTTCGCGGTACGCTTTCCCGATGAGCATCGCACCTGGCACGCGCACGGCCAGAACCTCGTCGTGCTCGCTACTCCCGACGAGTCAGCGCTCGATTGGCTGATCCGCGCACTCGAGGGCGTGCACCATATCCCGTGCGCGGCGTTCTTCGAGCCCGATCTCGACCACGCGCTCACGGCGTTCGCGGTGAGTGACCGAGCGGCGAAGCTGCTCTCGCAGCTGCCGCTCGCTTTGCGAGCTCCGCGCTGCTCGGACTGCAAGGAAGGCCAGCTCGTCCCATCTGCGCGCGCTGCGCCTAGTAGTGATCTCCGCCGAAGATGTGACCGTCACCATGCGATAGCTCGTTAGCCCACTCGCGCGCGGTCACTTTCAAAAACCAGTAAACCTGAGTCGGATCTGGCACGCCGTTGTGCGTGAGCGCCTGCTGGTACTCGCGGGGATCGTCCCATTTTTCGTTCGGTGATTCGCAACACACGGCGATGAGCTCGTCGTCGGGCACCTCGCGCTTGAAGTCATCGGAAGCGGGACAGCCATCGTAACAACCGTCGCCGTCGCTAAAGTCAGCGCAGTAGAGTCGGAGCGCTTCCTCTTTGCTCTCGGCCGCGTAGAAGCCGCCCTCGGCGAATTCGTATAGGTGCTTTTCGGTCATTGCTTCGATGCTTTCAAGACACGATCTCGTAATGCGACGTACTCTTTGCCGATCTGAAATAAATCGCCCGCGTAGCGGGTATGCTGCACGAGCTCGCCAGCGAGAGCGGCTCTAACATATCTCCGAACCGCACCGAGCACCCGTTGCTCCATGGCAGAGAGCTCGTCGTACTCCGCGCGACAGCCAGCGCATCTCTCCGCGCACTCCCGGAGCTCCTTGCCCCAGTTACAGGCAGCGGTACAGGTGTGCTCAGACATTGGGCTTCTTCACGAGCTCCCGGAGGTAGATCGTGTTTCCTTTCGCGCTGGGCGAATAGAGCACATCCTTGTAGCGGAGATTGCCGCGGCCGAGGGTTGCGACGACCTTCTCGGCTGCCGCGTCGCGCGTCTTGATGGCGTCGACCACCATCTGTCGAGCGCGCGCGACGACCTTGTCGGCCTTCTCCCACTCTTCGAGCAGGCGGCGCTTGGTGGCTTCCGTGGCGAGCTCGGGCTTGGCGGCGAGCGCGAGTGCTTCGAGCCGATCTTTGCCGCTCGGCTTCGGTTCGGGGGCAAGTGCTTGGGCGAGATCTTGGCGGTTCTCACTCATGTTTTTCTGGATCCTGATGGGCGCGTTCACGGTGGGATACCACTACGATGCCATCACGGTGCTGTCAATGTTAGAATTTGCGCCCCGAGGCGGCGGCGCGGTAAGATCCCGGCGCGATGCAAATCCAACACCCGAATGTCTCTTGGGTCCTCTGCGGGCAATCCATCGGCGGCAGCAGCTGGCAATGCTCCTGCCAAGTGTGCGGCGCACAGATGGGATCTTTTGGATCTGCTCAGGCAGCAGACGCCTTCGCGCGAGTGCACTCGGCGCATCAGAGCGCGAGCCCAACGCACTACGGGCTCGGAGATCTGATTGCTAAGGCGACGAGCGCAGTCGGGATCAAACCGTGCTCTCCGTGCGAAGCGCGGAGGCGCGCCATGAATGGGGCGTTCCCGCAAGTGCTGCGGAAACGCTGATCGATCTGCTCCACGAGCAGTCCCGGCTTCCGTCGGCGCCGAGCTGCCTCCACACGCTTTTTATCCGCGTTGCACCACCGACAGAGAATCTGGATCCCGGCTTCCGTCGGCGCCGAGCTGCCTCCACACACCTGGGGGAGCGACGAGAAGCCTAAGAGCAAGAAGGTCTCGGCTTCCGTCGGCGCCGAGCTGCCTCCACACAGAGACCATCGGACTCATGCCGCGTCTGACCATCGCCGTCTCGGCTTCCGTCGGCGCCGAGCTGCCTCCACACCCTCGTGAACGCAAGGAAACGAAAATGTCCGATTATAGTCTCGGCTTCTATCGGCGCCGAGCTGCCTCCACGCCACGCACAAGCGCGCGGACTGCTATGCGATGACATGTCTCGACTTCCATCGGCGCCGAGCTGCCTCCACACTTCGCAGAAGCGGTCAATTGCGTGGTCGCCGGACTCGTCCCGGCTTCCATCGGCGCCGAGCTGCCTCCACACGCCGTCGGGCGAGCGCCGCACGCTCTGCATCGTGAGTCCCGGCTTCCATCGGCACCGAGCTACCTCCACACGCGCTCTTTTTTATCCGCATTGCACCACCGGCAGAGAATCTGGGTCCCGGACTTCCGTCGGCGCCGAGCTGCCTCTACACCGCGAGGAGTGACCTGCACACCCGACCTCCGGGCCCCGTCCCGGCTTCCGTCGGCGCCGAGCTGCCTCCACATCGGACCACGGCTCGGACAAACCGGTTGGGTGCTTATCGTCCCGGCTTCCGTCGGCGCCGAGCTGCCTCCACACCGGATCGTCCCCCGGCGTGGCTGCGTGTGGACTCGACCCGTCTCAGCTTCCGTCGGCGCCGAGCTGCCTCCACACTCGCGTGCACCGAACCGCGACGAATCGGAACTGCTTGTCTCAGCTTCTGCCGGCGCTGAGCTACCTCTACACAAGCGCCAGGGATCCAGGTGATTCGTCCCGGGTGTCTCGACTTCAGTAGGCGCCGAGCTGCCTCCATACTCCTCCGCTAGGCTGCGCAAGGGGTCGTCGCGAGATCGTCGCGTCTCGGCTTCTATCGGCACCGAGCTGCCTCCACACCGCGCCGACGAGTAGGTCGCGCCCTCGCCCGCCCAGCAGTGTCTCAGTTTCCATCGGCACCGAGCTGCCTCCACACGTTCCGGTCAAAGTCCTGGCAAATGATGTACTTGAGCCGTCTCAGTTTCCATCGGCACCGAGCTGCCTCCACACGCAGGAGGACTTTCCACTCAGTCCGACGCGGGGCGGCTGTCTCAGTTTCCATCGGCACCGAGCTGCCTCCACACCGCGCTCCCTGGTGCACCTGCTCCGCCCGCACCTGTCTCAGTTTCCATCGGCACCGAGCTGCCTCCACCCCCCCCCTCACGAGCGAAGGGCTCGCGCATGACGCGACGAAGGTCTCAGTTTCCATCGGCACCGAGCTGCCTCCACACTTTCCTGCCCCCTGACGAGGTCGCTGTGCTGCATGAGTCTCAGTTTCCATCGGCACCGAGCTGCCTCCACACACTTGGCGCAGCTGCTCCGCGTCGGCGCGCACCAGCGGCAAGGTCTCAGTTTCCATCGGCACCGAGCTGCCTCCACACACCCGAATCCTCGCGCATGCCGCGCTCACTGCAAATGTCTCAGTTTCCATCGGCACCGAGCTGCCTCCACACCGGTTCAATTGTCACAGAACAATTCCGCCCACTTACCGGACGACTTGCGAGCGCCTCGAAAACTATCGCCTACTCAGCCGCGTCGAGTAGCTGATTCTTCGCGTTATTTGCATCCTGATCCCAGGCAGCACCGCAGCTCTCGCAATCATGACGAAGCTCGCGCGCCTTGTCCCATTTGCAGAGCGCCCCACAGGCATGGCAAGTGAGCGTGCGCTTGGCGGGCTTGAGCACCTCACATCGCGCGCCGAAGACGCTCTGGATCTCTAAGCGCAAGCAATGCGGGCCCACCAAAAACCGGTAGTGCCGCGCTGCCGGAATGTCATCCTCGCTTGGTGTCCGCTTGACGACGCTCCGCATATCGAAGGCCTCGATGATGACCGAGTCATAGCTCGCGGCGAGCTTGCGCGCCCAGAGTCGATAGATCTCTCGGCGAGCGCGCAGCACGGAAGCATACTCGTCCCGCTCCCACTGGTAGAGGTGCCGATCACGGCGAGCCCAGTGCTCAGCATCCGTTCCATCTCGCTTTGCCGCTTGCTCCATCGTAAACCACTCGCGCCCGAGTTCACGGTGAATCGCGTCGGGATCCGCGAGCGCGGAGCAGCGTGCTTTTGTTCTGCGGGCGGCATCTCCGAGGTAGGCGGCCGCGATCTCATCGGCGAGGCTCCGCAATGACTCGGCATGCTTCTGCCGCCCGAGCAGCGCATCAGGGAACACGCAACTCGTCTCGTTCCCGTCGTCGTCCACCGCGTACGCGACGCGGATGCCGCCCGGCACCCGGCGCCAGCCGAAGTTGACCGCGCAGCGGCCGAGGCCGCCCTGGGCGACGTGCACGCGCGGCGCTGCGTCGATGGTCAAATGTACGGAGTAAGTCCACCGATCTCCGATGCGATCGATCACGAGCCGCGCGAAGATCACCCGCACGTCATAGGGCACGCCCTCCTTCTCGGCGCGCTCGGGGAGCGGCCGGTGATAAACGATGGGCACCTCAAGCGAGAGCCCCTCCCGCAACCGGAGCGTGACCGTGCGGTGCTTCCCGTCGCCCGAGATTTGCACCGGGCCCGGCTTCGTGAGCACGGCGCTTGCCTTGAGCCCGGTTGCCCCCTGCACCGTCGCTGCCAGGATCCCCTCCCCATCGAAGCGCCGGTGCCGCGGGCGCGCGCAAGTCATGACGCGCTTCAAAAAATCATAGCCCTTCTTCGAAGCCCGCTGCCGCGCCTTGAACTCATCCGAACGCCGCGTCTTCATGGCAGCCGCCACCATCTCCGTCACGGCTTGCTTTTGGCCCCAGCCGATCGGCGTCGCGGCCCCGGCCGCGCGGCACGCGGCGTTGTAGGCCAGCCGATGCTCGGTCTTTTGCTCGTCGGAGAGCGGAGCGGATTGCGCGAGCTCGACGATGTCTCGCGCGGCGATGCGCCAGCGCTCGATCTCGATGAGCGCGTTGTAGAAGGCGTTCGAGTGGCGCTGGTACTGAAGCAGATCTTCGAAGGTGCCGCCGATGACCTTGGGTTTCAGCGCGCCGTATTTGTAAACGATCATGATTGGTCCTATTTGCCCAAAAAGTTGCGGTCTCGGATTCAGTCGGCTCCGAGCTGCCTCTGCACAGATTCGTCAGCCAAAGTCCTTCGGGTCTCGGCTTCTATCGGCGCCGAGCTGCCTCAAATCTCTTCCATGACCCGGGTCTCGGCTTCTATCGGCGCCGAGCTGCCTCAAATCTCTCGCCCGTCATCGGGGATCGCTCGCACGTAGGACTCCTTCCCCGGCGTCGCCACGAAGAGCGCGAGCGTGAGCATCTCCTCGGCTGCCGGGATCGTCCAGTCATGCACGCAGAGCGGGTACCCCGCAGTCAGATCGTACAGACTCCGAAAGCTCTGGTGCGTGGGCACCCGCGATCGCACGTACTGAGGAGCGTTCCGGGAGGTGATCACGTACAGGTGCCCGGTGTCGGCGCCGCGCTGCAGGAACGATTGCTCGGCGTTGAAGTCCCTGAGCTGATCCGGATTCAGGAAGCTCCGGAGCACGCGGGTCGCGCGGTGATCGATGGCCTCGAAGTCGGGGGGCGGGCAGCCTTGCGTGGGAGCCGCGACCGTGACGGCCGCGGTCGGCTGGGGCTTCTGCTCGATCTCGGCCGCTGGCTCTTCCCGCTCAGGCTCTGCATCCAAGATCCCGGCGAGCTTTTCCGTCACCTCTTCGATGACGCCGTTCTTGTAGCGCACGACCGAGAGTAGATCTCGACCGGGCTTCATGGGCTTCGCCAGCGCCTTCTGCACTTTGCTGATCGGTGCGCCGATGACGACCGCTTGCTCGGAGAGCGCATCGAGATCGAGCCTCTGGAGCGCTTCCTGATTACCCCACGGCGCCTTGGTCAGGCCGCTCCGCTTCGCCTCTACCTGCAAGGCTTTCATCGCCACCTTCTCGGTGGAGGACAGGCCGACGATCACGACCCGCGTCTCCCCATTGCTCACTCTCTCCAAGCGAATGTCCCCGTAGAAGCTCGGCAGATACCACGTGAGTGTCGGGCGCGGGTGATTCATTGATGTCGTCCTTTCCAATCAGATCAATGTAGGTTTCGATTTGTTTTTCGACGCGAGCGAGCAGCGTCGCATCCTTCGGGTCTTGGAGCGCCGAGCGGGCGCGGAAGAGCTCATTGAGCTCGACGTAGAGATCGAGGCGCCTCGCAGAAGGATCCTTCTCCTTCTTATGCGCCTTCTCTTTCTTCTGGTCCTCGAACCACCCCGCCACCATCGTCAACATGTCACGCTGGAGCGTGACCATGTCGTTCGGGCGGGGCTGAAGCATGCGTCCGCCGCCGGGCAGATCAACGCCGAGGCCGTAATCGCCGACGCCATTGAGGATGGCGTAGTCCTGTTGCTCGCCGACATAGCCGTCTACTTCGCCGCCGCCCTGAGCGATGTACTGCCCCTCGGGACCTAGGCCGCCAGCAAGCGCATTCTGATGATTCTCTTGGGCGCGGAGACGTTGGGCCTCGCGCACGCTCGTCACGAGCTCGGTCGAGATCTTCTGACCCATCACGCACAGCCGAGAAGCGCGCCCAAAGCGCCCCGGATCGCTGCTCGCGAGCAGCGCCGTCACCGCGTCGCTCATCGCGCTCAGCACTCCGCGGAATTTCTCTTCGATGGGTGAGTGAGACGGCGGCGATGGGATCGTTTCTTCAGCCATGACAAGTCTTCTCGCGCATGACGCGCTTCAATCCGTACCTACGTTGCCCCGCCAGAAACCTTCCCCGTTTTACCCAGCGAGACGACCGACTTCGTGATCGATCTTCAGCTGCGCCGCGATCATCCACCTGCCGGTGTAGATCAGGAAAGCGTGCATGCGCTTCGGGTTGTTCCGGTAGCGCCGCTCGAGATCTTCTCGCGTCTCGAGAGCGAGATCTTCGATCGCCGTCCATGGCCATTCCCCGAACATCCACTTCTCGAGCTGGATGATCTGGCCATCCCCGGTGATCATCGCGCGCGCGCCACCTTCGCGGGCGCCGCGTCCCGCGTGGCCCGCAGCCCCTTGATCAAGATCTCCGTGTACGGCACCGCCCGCCCTTCCGCCTCAGAGCTCTCGACCTTGCAGGCCTTCAGGTACTCGTAGTCCGGCTGCCGGAGCCGGACCGTGATCGTGTGGTAGGGTTTCTTCGTCGCTTTCGCCATGCAGTCACCGTGCTATCACGATGCTAGCAGCGGATCAAGCCTTGGGGTATGAACGATCGCCCATGAATCCACAGCCAGAACAAATCTACGGCCTCTGGCACAACGGCTGGTGCGGGCTGCTTACGTCGAGGAACCCCGATAGACTCGGCTACGGCTATTCAGGGACCGAGGCCGAGGCGCGCGCGGGGCAAGAGCAGTTCGTGCTCGAAGGCGCCTCGGCTTGTGAGTACCTCGTCATGGCATTCGATCCAAACCGCGACCCTGAGACCAAACCGGGCAAACCGTCCCCCGCGCAACTGAAATTATTGAGGTTCGTGAGTGAGCACGGGACTATCAATGCGTCGTGGGCTTCCCGTAAAACCATCGACGTGATCTTCGATCGCGGCTGGGTGACCCACAACATCACTGCCGACGGACAAGAGGGCAGGCCCTTGCTGCGCTTCACCGCTGCGGGGCGCAGGGTTCTAGAGGCCGCCACCGGACACGCTACAGGGCCCCGCTAAGTGAGCCACTGCCAGAGCGCCCCTGCCCACGCCGCGTAGCCGCGCGCGACCGGATGAATCCCGTCCGGTCCCCGCGGAATGCTGAGGCTCTGCGTCGGAAAAAAAGAAACTCGCGGTTTTATTTTTGGGAGCGTCACCTGATGCTCGCTTTCGATGAGCCGCATTACGCTCGGCAGTGAAATCGCGGCAGAGGGGAGCGTCGGCGGGCTCACCCACACGATCGCGCGCGGACCTAGGCCGTAATCGGCCTTGTGCGTGTACCGCTCGATCTTCTGGAGCAGCGCTTCCATGTACGGCGCCTGACGCTGCCCGATGTCTTGATTCGGGGTCGGCTGCATGTAGGCGTCGTTCGTGCCGAGGGAGATGAGCACGAGGGTCGGCTGGAAGCTCTCGAGCAGCTCGGTCAGGGCGTCCGATTGCGCCCACTGGTCGATGCGCGTGCCGACCTTTGCGAGCGCCTGGAAGGCTACGCCACGCTCGGCAGCGAGGGCTTTGAGCGGGGCGGTGAGCCCGACCGCCAGCGAATCGCCCACGAGCAGGATGCGGTCGCCGGGGCGGATCTTCGGTGACTCGAGCAGGCTCACCAGGCCAAGCGCGGTCGCGGCGCCAGCGGCTAGCCCCACGTAGATCCAGGCGCGGGAGGTCAGCATGGCGCTTTCTTGCTAGTGGGACGCATCCAGGGGTAGCATTCATCCTGCCATGCCACAGGACTTCACCGCAAATATCTGTGGCGGAGTCCGTTGGCGGACCCACCCGGGCGGCGTCATCGAGCTCGAGGGGTTCGGCACCCCGCTCCTCGACCCCACTTCCGCAAAGTTCCAGAACCTCGCCCGCACCTGGAAGAACTTCGACAGCGAGCTCGGCGCCGCCGCCGACAAGTCCGGGATCCCCCGCTCCTGGGCGCTCGCGTTTGCGACGGTCGAGACCGGGTTCCTGTCAGCCGACTACCAGAAGCAAGCGACAGCCGTGAGCGGCGCGGGCGCGGTCGGCGTGATGCAGCTCATGCCCCAGTACTTTTCGAAGTACTCGCGCGAGCAATTGCTCGATCCGAGCATCAACATCCCGGTGGGCGTCGCCTTCATCAAGACGCTTTGCGCGAGCACGAGCTGCCCCTGGCGCTGCGAGCTGCCGTACCTGGGATCGGTGTACAACGCGGGCAGCGGGAGCAATTGCGTGCAGTGCTCGCCCGGCAAGAACGCTTTCAATTTCTTCGAGGACGCCGACTACTCGATGCAGCTCGTCGTCTACAATAACTCGGCGCTCACTTACCTGAAGCTCGGGGAGGCGGCGTGGCCGTGGATGCTGGGTGGAGCGGTCGTGGCGGGCGCGGGGGCCGCTGCTTGGCTTTGGCTTTGACGCGACGCGCGTAGGATTTGTCCATACTCTCGCGGAGCTTTTCTTTCGGAGTCAAGTCACGCCCCGCTCGGCGCTTCCGACGGATCGACGCACGCCGTAGCTTATTCCGAAGAATGTTCCCCGCCTGGCCGAACTTCTTCAGCACGATCAGGATGCAATCATCCATCGGGACGATGGGGCCGAGGTATCCGCTCCGCTCGATGCAGTGCGGGCCCAAAAACGGGGCAGGCTCGATGGCTTCCCCGCGAAAACCGAGTTCTTCGGCAAAGCGCTGATCGCTCGCGGCCAAGTAACACTCCAAGAGGAGGTCCGATTCGCTGATTTCGGTGGCGTCGTCACGCTGGCGGCGGGGCATCAGTGGCTGAGCTAGATCTTCACTGCACGTGGCGCCACCGCTTGGCTATAGCCTATACCGGTATTGCAGGTACGGCAATACCGTCGCGAACAGAGGCAGCATGTGCCTATTTATTTGATCGATCGCGGCAAGGTTTGCGGCGAGCGACAGGCTCGACGCTAGCGCGACCTTCGGCGCCTCCGCCATGATCAATCCCGTCGGCAGCGCGAGGGCTGCCACAGCGGCCGTCGTGCCCCGAAAAAACCCGCGCCGATCCATGCCCGCGCGTACGAGCTTCTCGCTCGCGAGCGCGTCTTCGATCTGATCACCGCGCACCGAGAGCATCCCGGCGAGCGAATCGAGGGTTGAGCGGAGGATGCTCACCGAGGCGGCCCGCCCATGAACAGCGACATGAATGACCGGTCAGTTTTCTTCGGCTCCATCTCGATGACCGGCCCGAAGGGCTTCGCTTGCGCCCCGCACTGCTCACAGGTCGGCACGGGCGGATTGACGCCCATCCAGTGCTCCGGGACACACACGCGCCCTCCGCAGAGGGAACAAGACCCGATACTTTTCCTCATCTCCTCGCTCCTTCCTAGCACCTGATCAACGTCGAATGCGGATCGAACGGCGTCCCCTGCCCTGCGTGGATCGAGCTCAGCTCTTGCTGACGCACCGCCGAGCCCGCGCTCGGATCGATCTCGTGCTTGAACACCATGGCCAGGTGGTTCTTGATCGCCTGAGCTTGCTGCGCACTCAGCTGCGGCATGCCAGGGTCAGCTCCCTGAGCGCTCAGCTCGAAGAAACCCTGGAGCCAGTAGCAAAATTCTCGGGCGGTCATGACTTTGAGGAGATCCGTTCTCGGTGGGGGAAGATTGTCACAGCTTCGGCGTACGTGCTATCACCGTACCATCAGTGTGATGGCACAGTCAACCCGGGGTAGGACCATGCAAATCAGCCCAGATCTCACGCTCCGCGAAGTCAAAGCCCGTCTCGACAAGGCCGGCCTCAAGCTCCACCTCAACTTCGAGCACGGTGTTTACCACGCCTACGTGCACGGAGACACGAGCGTCAAAGCCTACGACCGAGGGGACCTCGCCGAGGCAATCGACGGGGCCACGAGATCGGCATGAGACGCACCGTCACCATCGGCGCATTCCAGGTCAAGAACAAGCCGCGCCCGCTCGTCGGCACGAAGACCTCGATCCGGGAGACCGAGCTCGATATGAAGCAGTGGGAGTGGAGCGAAAACTTCTTCCCCAGTCGCTTCGAGCGACCCTACGTCACGCCCTGGCATTGTTTGCCTAAGCCGCCCCGCACCAAGAAAGTCAGCGCATGAAGATCTACATCACTTGCGTGCTAGAGGACCCGAACTCCGATCGCGCAGACCGGCTCTTACCCTATCTCGCCATCGCAAAAGCCCCATGGGGCAGCGTCGAGACGCGCGGCACGGATCCGAAGCATGCCTTGGCCAATGCCAAGGGCATCATGCTCCACGCACTCGGAGACTCATCCGACCCACCCGATGAGATCATTTTCAGCTACTTCGATCTATCGCAAAAGCCCCCTCATGCCGCTCCGTAAGCACGACTTTCGCTGGGCGCTATCGATGCCGGGCCTCGAGCGGTCCTGCTGCGAGCAGTGCAACTGCTACCGGGACGTGACCCCACAAGGGGTAACTTATTCGGTCGCCGGTGAGCAGGCCGATCTCACCGAAGCACCTTGTTGCTTTCCGCCGTTCGATCCGGACATATCGCCCGAAGATCTCGACAAGGCCGGCTACATGCCGAAGCCGAAGCCCGCATGACCGAGCCACGCATCACCGTCATTCCGCACCAGCACGGCGTCCCCACGCATCTCTGCTCGATCTGGCGCCCCAATGGGGGCCTTCCGTACCAGTGCGCGCTGGACATCACCCGCGAGGTAGCAACCTGGAATGCCGAGCGCCAGATCTGGACGCCGCAGATCCGTCTCTGCTATCTGCACGCGATAGAATACGCCACCGGCAAGCCCGTGATGAGCCTCACCTACGCCGAGCGCCAAGCCGACATGCGCTTGCTCGGAGCCTAGCCCACCATGGCGCACGTATTGCTCTTCAATAAGCGCGCGGACTCGCACAACGCCGCTCGGATCCACGACGCAGACTGCCCGCTGGTTACTGCAGCCCGTCAATCATGCGGCGTCGTTGCCGTCATCGAAAGCGACGCGGTCGCCGAGGCAATCAAAGACCTCACCGAGCGCGATTGGCCCGTCAAAGCTTGCCGCTGCACCAAGGGCTCAACATCCTCCGCTGCCATCGCTCGCTGAGCGTCTCTCTCGCCACCTTCATGATCTGGCTCACCCGAGCTGCGGTGACTCCGAGCTCTTTCGCGATCTCTGGCTGGATCTTGCCATCGACCGAATGCCGCATCGCGACCCGCTGCTGACGCGGCAGCGTCTCAATGGCATCATCGAGCCAGCGCAGGCGCGCGTGCTGATCGAGATCTTCTTCAATGTTGAGCGCGACCGTGTACTGCCGAATGGTCTCGGTCGTACTGAAGCCATCGGCATGCAAGATCTGCCACAGCTTGCCGAAGCTTTTTCGGGCGCGGCGTGGGAAGTCATCGCGCGCCCGGAGATCGTCGATGATGGCCCCTCGGATCCGCACGATGGCCACCGCCTCGAACTCCGCCTCCGGAAGCCGGTGGTGACGAAGCGCCGCATCCCACAGGCCCCCGAGCGCGACCGTCTGGATCTCGATCGCTTCGACCGATTGCGGCAGCTTCCTCAGGTAGCCAAGGGCGATGCGATGAGCCAAATCTCGGTATTGCTCGAAGGCCTCACCGGGCGTCATCCTTCGATCCAGATCGTGAGGGGAGGAGCGCCCAAGCGCCTGCGCCGACGACGACGGCAGAGGTCGCCGCCCAAGGCAGCACCGAATCACCTGAGCGCGATGCGAGGAACGGCTCGACCGAATAAAACGCCGCTACGGCGGACTTCGGCACGATGCTCGCACTGACGGCGCCGCCCGTACCATTGCCGTTGATCAGCGAGACGAGATCGCCCTGCACGCCGATCACGACCGCTTGGTGCTGGTTGTGGTCGAAGTAAGCGATGTCCCCAGGCTGGGGATTGTTTGTGGTCGGGAAATCGTAGAGGAAGCCCGTGCCAATAATCCACGGACGGTTTTTCAGGATCCCCGCCTGGTGCAGCGCCCACAGCGCAAACGCTCCGCACCAGTCCTTCGGCCAGCCGTCGGGCGGCACGCCAGGGAGTACGTTCTGCCAGTAGGGGGCGGCGCTCGCGCGGCCGAGCTCGGCTTGGGCGTACTGAGCGATGCGGAGCCGCGCTGGCGCGGGCCAGAAGGCCCAGACGCTGAGCGAGGCACCGAGCACGCTGAGCGCGGTCAGAGCCCAGCCCGCGGGGCTCTTCGGGAAGATCTTCGGGAGCGTGACGGGCATCAGGTAGCGGGGGTCGGCCTCTCACCTCGAAAAGTAGCATCCCCCGAGCGAGACTGATAGTTTTCGAGGGGAAGAAAGCCCGCTCGCGGGCGTAGGACACTCCAGCCATGCCGCATCAGGAACCGAACCGCGCACTCGCGCGTGCCAAGCTCGAAACCCTGGCCTGGGAGCAAACCCCGGAAGCGCGTCGCGGGCGATCGGGCTCACGGCGTAAGGTGCTCCTCGACACGACCGACGGCACCGGGATGGTGCCGCTGAGCGAGCTCACGGACTTTCAGCTGAGGCGATACATTGGGCCGGGACGGCTCGAGGAAGCAGGCGACATGCGAAAGAATTCAACGTCGGGACCCTACCAAAAACGCCGCGAGCTCCGCCGGAATGCTGCCCGCCCCCCAGCCACCCTCGGCCTGGGTGAAGATCTCCCGCTCCTTCGTCAGCTCATCGCATCGACTGCCGAGTCGATGGAGATCGAAAACTGGAAGGACTCCAACCTGACTCAAGACGCCATCGAAGAAGGCGCGCGCTACGATCTCGCCCTGCGTGATGCCTTGAACGAGGTAGTCGAGCGCTTCCCTCCCGAGAACGGCGCCACCGCCGACGATCTCTGGGACGCCAACGCGCCCTACCTCGTGCTCATGACCCTACGCCGCGAAGGCGTCGGGATTTGGGACGGAAGCTGGGAGGACTTCTACGCGGATACTTCCGAGGTCGAGCGATTTCTGAAGCAGAAGCTCCGCAGCTTCTCGGACAGCAGCGGATCGGGCTCGCTGAATGATGTGTTTATGGAGGCAGCTGAGAAGACGTGCGGCGCCTACTCCCGGAACGCCTCTCGCAAGCGACCCAAGGTCCCCTCGCGCTACGTCGATCACGGCGATCCGGTATTCATCATCGGTGACCACGTCGAGAGAAAAGACGGGCGCGGTGAGGGTGTGATCAAAGACCTCAACACCCAACGGGGTCGGATCGAATACCTCATCCACCTCTCCAATGGCGACAAGCTCTGGTTCGATGAGTCGGAGCTCGTGGTGCCCGCTCACTGGAAGAACGCCCGCAGCAAAGGCCGTGGGCCAGCAATGGGCGCCCGAGGCAAGCCAGGCCAACGGCTCGCGTGGGTATACGGAAAAAACGACAACACGCTCCTGGTTTTCGTTACGAAAGAGCCAGATGGCCTTTTCTATACTTGGACGCGCAAAGATCTCAACGGCGTAGAGGACTGGACCTATGGCTTCAAGACCGAACGCGAAGCCAAGCAAGAGATGTATCGCCTTGGCGGGTACGATGGTTCTCCAAGAGGCTGGGAAGAAGACCTCGAGCAGAATGCCTCACGCCGTCGCGAAGAGCCCGACGAGGTCGCCGCCCGCGAGCTCTCCCTCTACATCGAAAACGAATACTCGCTCGTCGGCGCGCCCAACTCCCAGGGCAAGGCCATCGAAAAGAACCTCCTCGGCCACCTGCGCCGCGGCAACTTCGACATCAAGAAGGCCGAGATCGCCTACATGCACCTGATGGAGACGGGCGCCAAGAAGTACGCGAAGGAATACGCGGACGGCAAGGACTGGCACCAGATCTTCAACAAATCCACGCGCGAGCTCGTCGCTCACGAATTCGCTACGACCTTCTACGAAGAGCACAAAGGACGCTGACCCATGGCCGCACGACGAAAAGCAAAGACCACTCGCTCCTCCGCTCCGAAACGCATCACCGAAGAGGACGTGAAGGCGGCGGTCGACGTGATCAGTTCCGACTACTGGCAAGACGTGCGTGAGTGCGCAGCCGACTTCATCGAGCGCTCCCAAAAAGGGGAGTTCAAGAACGAGGATGACTACCGCGAGCAACTTGAGCAGTACGTCGATGGGTCCCAGCGCGTGATCTACACGTACTGGGCGCGACTCGGTCTGCTCGCGACCAACAGCGCGGACGCTTACGAGGAGCAGACCGGAGAGGAGCCAACCGGTGACTCCGCCGGCATCTCGAAGCAGATGTACTACGCGTACCTCGAAGACATCCAGAACCACATCGGCTCGGACATCGACTTCAACGAGTGAGCTACGGCACCCAGCGAGCTCGGAGGCGAGCACCCGCCTGCACGCCGCCGATCTCCGCAAGCAGATCGCATAGCTCATTGAGGTTCGATTCGCCGGGCACGCGGCGCATGAGCGCGTGCCCCATGCCGTGCTCGAGGGAGGCGACGCCGATCTTCAGCACCGTGAAGAAGAGCGCCGCTTTGATGGGCGATACGCCGTAGACGCCGGCAGCAAAGCCGAGCCCGAAGTGGAGCGGCGTGTAGATGTCGACCGCGGCCTGTCCGTACTCGGAGCGGTTACTCGCGATGATCCCGACAGGGCGCGTCATGGCCGTCAGATCTGGCTGATCACGACCGAGTAACGCCGGAAGGTCTCGGTCAAACTGCCGACCGCTGTGGTGATGCGGCGGATCATGTGCTGCACCGTGTCTCCGTTATTCAGCTGCAGCTCGGCGACGTGCGAAAAATTCGCGTAGATGCCAGCGGTGCCGGTGAGGAAATTCGCGGTAGCATCAGCGAGATCGCTCGTCGTGCCGATCAAGGCGCCGTTCGTGGTGAAGTCGACATCGTACGCGATCGGCGTCGAAAACGTGTCCCTACTGAAGGACAGGTTCGCGGACATATTGAACTTCAGACCCGACGGGCCGCCATACGTGATGACGCCCGTGGTCGTGTTCACCGACCACATCAGGGACGTGGGAAACTCCTCGTAGAAGTTCGTGCCGGTGGGGAGCGCGGTCCACGTGCCGACGACCGCGGGCACGATGAGCGCGCTGTTCTGAAAGTGGGCGACGGTGCCCGTCACGCCGACCGAAAAATCGCTCTCGGCGTTCTGCTTGAACCAGCACCCGCCGCCGCTCAGCGGCACAAGGAAGGTGTCGCCGATCGTCGCCTGCGTGCTCGATGCCGAATATCGGTAGACCGATTTGTTCGCGACGCAGTAGCACTCTGCGCCGTCACCGCGCGCGGTGACGTTGAGCGACGTGACCGAGTTGACGGTACCGGTCGCCGTAGCGACCACCAGCGAGCAAAATGACCCTGCAGAAGACCTGTTCAAGAGACCCTCATGGAACGGGGGTAATCACGACCGAATAACGACTGGCCGTAAAGGTGCCGGGGTTCGCTGAGATGCAGCGCAACGCGTGCTGAATCACGAATCCATTGGAAGGAGACAGGATACTGTCGAGCGAGATCTGAGTCAGCTGACCGCTGAGCCCCGACACGGAGGCCGACGACTGCCTCACCGAGGCGGAAGTCGTCCCGATGATGCTGCTGTTCTGCGTGATAGCTAGCTCGATGACCTGATCGGTGCGGCCACCGACCGGATTGTCGTCGCTCACCGACAACGTCGCATTGAACAAAAATGACATGCCCGTCGGGCCCACGTAGGTGATGACGCCGCTCGTCGTGCTGAGATTGAAGAGCGCCGACTGCACTACGGCGGAGAAGAAGTTCGCCCCGAATGGCAGCACGTGCCAAACGTTTTGGGTGAGCGTCTGAAACGCCGCTCCGTTGAACGCCGAGCTCGAGACGATGTGCTCGCCAAATAGCCCTTGGGTATTCTGTCGAATCCAACACCCGACGCCGCTCAGCGGCACCAGGAACGCATCCGTATTGGGGATCGCTGCTTGGGTCGAGCTCGCGCTGTAGCGATAGATCCCTTGGTTTGCGACGCAGTAGCACTCGGCGCCGTCACCGCGGGCCGTCACGTCTAAACTCGTGACCGAGTTGACGGTGCCGGTCGCCGTGGCGACGACCAGCGAACAGAACGACCCCGACGATGAGCGATTCGCCAAACTGGCCTCAGGTCGGTTGCAAGATCAGATTGAACTGCGTGACCGTCAGGTTGGCGGAGGCCGAACGATTTCGCAGAGCGGCGAAGAAGGTCGTGCCGACGCCCATGACCTGCGGCTTTTGCGTCGACACCTGAGCGCCCAAGGCGGCTGTGGTCGTATCGGTCGTCGTGCGACCGGCTGAACCAACGAAGGTTGTCGCTCCGATGACGGAGTCCGCGCCGCTCATCAGGGCAAACTCCACCACCTGACCCGCGGTGGCCGTCGCGACCGTGATCTCTGCCGTCGCAATGAACTGCGCGAGCGCCGGACCCGAGTACGTGTACACGCCCGTCGTGGTATTGAGCGACCAGTACGCGCCGGTGTTGCCGGTGACGTAGAAGTTGGTGCCTGACGGGAGACCGATCCAAGTGTCCTGCGTCACGGCAAACGAACTCGACCCCTGGAGGGCCGCCGTGCCGAGCGCTTGCCCGAGTCGCGGGTCGAGCGCGGTGCCACCCGAAACGAAGAGCCAGCGGCCTGGCCCCGAGAGTGGCGTGACGACCGAGCCATCGGCGGTTTGGACCGTGGTCGAGTCGGTTTTCTTCAGGCGGTAGGAGCCGCCGTTCGAGATCACGAAGGCGAGGGCGCCGTTCGGGAGCTGGGCGGTGTTGACGCCGTCGAGGGAGTCAGCCGGACCGGTAGAATCGACCACGCCGAGGGACCCGACGATGATATCTCGGAGAGCGACGGCAGCACGTTGGGTATTGGACATGACGGGGAAAATCCTTGCTTGGGGAACGAAAGCGAGGACGATCCTGCCCGACAATGCCTCAGGGGCGCAACTTTTTGGGCCGAGAGGGGTGGCGGCGGGGACTAAGGCGCGAGCACTGGCCAAAACCGCACCCGGACGCGGGGCAAGCCCGGGGCCCCTGCCTCGAGCGCGCGCTGGACTGCCGCATACAGCGGCGAATGGTCGACGCCAATCACGTAGGGGCGGCGCTCGAGGCGCTTGGTCTTCTCTGGCCGTCGTCGACGGCACCCGGGGCACGTGACGCGAGCGTGGACCCGATAGCACGCCGAGATCTTCGTGCCGCACACGGGCAGCCCATCCGCATGGGCGAGGTGCACGAGGTGCCCGTTGGCGGAGAGCGCGGCGCGGAGTCGCTCGGGGCGGCGAGGTTTGGTCACAGAGAGCGCCCTTCCTTTCGGGCAAGCGCACCCTCAATGGCGGCGGCTGCGCGCTCTCCAACGCTCCAATACCCAAACACCCAGCTCCAATTACCCGGACCACCTTGCGTACCGCACATCCCCGTCGTGCCATCCATGCACTTGTACTGGCCGATGTACTGGTGCCACTCGAAAAAGCCAGCCATCCTTCTCCCGGGCTCGAACTCCAGGACATTCCAGCGCTCGATTGGAGATTGAGTGGGGCCGAGCTTCGGAGGCGGCGGCGCGTAGGGCGTATACGCCTGCTCGAAATCCACGAAACGGACTGCCGGGATCTCGCTCATATGACCGACCAGTCGATGCTCGCCATGTCGCTCGTACCCGGCGCGATCTGGATGTAGTTGTAGCCGTCGCTCGCTCGCGGCCCCGCGACGAATTTAGCCCCGCAGCGCACGACGTGATCGTTGACGCGAATCTCGCGCGTGTCCCAGTTCGTGCAGGCGATGTGGTTGAGATCGTCGGTGGTCTTCAGACACCAGCCGATCGTGCCGAGATCCATTTTGACTTTGCTCGAGACGTTCGTGGCGGGGGCGCAGGGGGGATCGATCGGAGGCGGCACCGCGATGGTGCCTCCCGCGCCAGCGCCCGCGCCGCCTGCCGAGCTCGCCCCGCCGGCGCTCGACGGAGGCGCGCCCGCGGCGCCTGCGCCGGGCTCGGAGTCTCCGCCTGCTCCTGCGGCTCCAGTCGTATCCGGAGCGCCGGCAGCGCCGTCCGGAGCGCCAGCGGTCCCCACCGCAACCGCTTGCCCGGCTTCGCCTGCTGTCGGTCCCGATCCGATCAGCTGCTCCGGCTTAAACGGCTCGCCGCCGCACGCCGACAGGGAGAGTAGCGCCAGACCCAGGAAAAAACAGAGGAGCTTCATTTGGCTTCTGAGACTCTTACGGCGGCGTTTCCGTTTCCCTTCCTTCATGACATCATGGTACTAGCACGGTAATGGCAAACCCTCCCCAAGATCCTCATGACGCGGCCTTTTTCGAGCAAATGCGGCAGTGCCGCGAGCCCTACCGGCGCCTGGCCGACTGCTTCGACGCCGTCGTCGGGAAGCAGGAGAGCTGCCTCGATATTGGCTGCGGGATCGGTCTCCAGACCGCGCGCCTGCAGGAGCTCGGCTGGAATGCGGCGGGCGCCGAATACTCGCCCTACGCGATCGAGATGATCGAGCCCGGGGTCACGGTGACCCCGCTCGATCTCACTCAGCTCCACGACGGGCAAACAGAAGGCGCGTGGGATTGCGTGATCTGCACCGAGACGGGTGAGCATATCCCCGCCGAGCACGCCATGACCGTCGTGCGCAATGTCGCCGACCGCGCGCAGAAGTTCATTATCTGGTCCGCGGCGGCGCCCGGGCAAGAGTGGGAAGGCCACATCAACCTCCAGCACCCCGAGTACTGGCTCACGCGGTTTCGGATCTTGGGCTGGGACATCGACGACGACCGCACCGCCAAGCTCCGCTACTTGATGAGCAAAACCAACGCTCAGCACGTGCTCGGCAAGGAGAACTTCTGCGTGCTCACCAAGGCTCGAAAGCCGCTGCACATGACGATCGTGAGCACGATCCTAAACGGCAAAAAGTGGGTCAGAAAGCACATCGAAAGCGTCGTCACTCAGACCTTCGACAACTATACGCACTACATCATCGACGCCGCGAGCGATGACGGGACCGCCGACGAAGCCAAGCAGGTACGCAGCGGGTGTTGGGATGTGTACCGCGAGAAGCTCGAGATCGTCCGCAACGACACGAGACAGTCCGCACTCGAAAACTGCTGGTCGATCTGGAAAGATCTCCCCGACGACGAGGTCATCATCTGGCTCGATGGCGACGACTGGCTGGCGCACGATCAGGCGCTCGAGATCGTGGCGCGCGCCTACTGCGCTTCGAGCGAGCCGTGGCTCACGTACGGGCAGTTTATGTTCCAGGACGGTGGGGTGGGGTTTGCGAGCCCATACAATCCAGGCGCGCACGCGCGACTCGATCCGGTGTGGCGCGCAACGCACCTGAAGACGTTTCGAGCTGGGCTCGTGAAGAAGCTCAACGTCGATGACATCAAACGCCCCGACGGATCGTGGGTCGATCTCGCCATCGACCGCACGATCATGTGGCCGCTGCTCGAGATGGCGGGGGATCGCTATACCTGCATCCCGCAGATCTTGTCGGTCTACAACTACGACGCCTCCTGGGCCGCCAACCGTCCCGCCGATCAGCTGAAGACTGAGCTCGACGAGGTGGCTCGGCTGCGCGGGCTCACGCCGTATCCCGCGCTCACCAAGCGCCCATGGTGATCTTCCCGTTTACACCAGAAGTCTTGGCGAGGCTTCGCGAGCACGCCTCCGATCCGCCTACTCCATGGACGACATCAGATGTCATCGGCGGCGCGCTGTTGTTTTTTTTCATCCTGTTCGGCGCTCTAGCCGGCAGCGCGCGCCGGAAGCGCTAATCGATCCGACTGCCCGAGCATACTTTGGTAAGACGCCAACCCGAAAGTAGAGAGCACCAAATGAGCGAGTTTAAGCAATACCGACGCAAACAAATCGCCGAGATCCGTGAGTTCCGTTCCAGGGGAGACGCTTTCGGATCGCGTTTCAATCAGCCCTACGGACAAGGACGCTGGGTCACCTAAACCTGGTGACATGATCGCTCGCAACCCAAAGAATCACGACGACCAATGGCTGATCGCGGCTGATTATTTCGCGGATAATTTCGAGCCGGTCGACTAAACGATCCGCTTGCCCGAGCGAGCCTGATAGCGCCGCTCGATGCGAAACCCGTGGGCCTCTGGATCTCTGCCGAGGCTCACGGCGCGATCATGGATGCCTTCAGTCGCACCGATGCGCGCCATCTGCTCTGCCCGCTTGAGGGGGTGCGGGCCGTAGGGCCCTTCGCTCGAGAGCGGCGCGTCCGAATGCGGAGCGAGCACCCAGACGTAGTAGGAGGCGTTCGGCTGCAGCTGGCGCCTCTCGAACTCCCGCGTCTGCTCGTCGTCGAGGTGCACTTCCCAGATCGCCCAGCCAACTTGGCTCTCCCCGTAGCGCTTCGTCGTCACACCTTTACGCCGCGCCTTGTCTTGAATGACGAGGCCCTTACGCGCGGCTGACTTCAGCAAGCGATAGGCTACCTCGGTGTCGATTCCAAGACCCGCGGCCACGTCATCCGTTGTTGCGCGCGCCCAGCCGTTGCCCTTCTCACCACCGAAGGAGTCATGGTCCTCCGACTCGAAAGCGATCCAGCGCGCTGCGTCTTCTGCCGTGGCCATCTACGCCGCCTCTTCCAGATGCCCGTGCCCCGTGAGCCCGTGCTCGTACACGTTGAAGCTCGCGAAGGCCTCGCTCGCCCGCACGTGGAGCGGGATGGGATCGCTCAAGGGAGCGACCGCATCGTGGACGGGGTTCGGCCAGTAGAGGGCGGGGGTGCCGTAGTCGCCGTCATCGATCGCAGCGGCGTTGGCGAGGCAGAGCTGCACCTGGAGGTTCCGCGGGTGGACACCGGGATTGCCGTCTTCGCGGATCTTCGCGCAGCGCGCAGCGCTCGCCCAGTCGCGCTGCAAGACGAAGTGGGAGAAGTTCGTGAAGGTTTTCGGGAAGCCTGCGCCGCAAGCCCAGGCCATTGCCATGATCGCGAGCTGCGCGTCAGCAGGAAAGTCATCCCACGCGGGGTAGTAGTGCTTGAGCGTGCCTTCGAAGAGTTCCATGCGCTGCTGGAGGAGCGCATCGACTCCCGACTGCGTGAGCCTCAGCGAGCACGCTTCCTTGTAGCGATTGAAGTGCATCGCCTTGGGCAGGGCGTTCACCTTGTTCCATTCGGCGGCGATCGTGGCGGGCGACGGCGAGTCCACCCAGCCGGGCACCGCCGCAGCGAGCGCTTCGGGCTCGATGAGGCAGCCGTAGCCGATCGTGACGAGGCCCAAAATGTCCTGGTAGGGCCAGAGCACGCAGCCCTCGAGCGGAGCTGTAAACCTCGGGAACACCTCCACCACTGCTTGCCGAATCGTCATACCCTCACCGGTCCTCTCACCATCACCGTGTGCGCAGCGCCACAGATCCCGCAGATCCCGCACCCCTCACACACGCGCCGCGTCGGGTGAAGAAGCGTGTCCTTGTGCCCGCAGTGCTTGCACGAGAGATCGATCGCCAGCCGCTCCGGTGGCGGCGGCACGCTGTACAGCACCCCGCATCCACTGCACTCGTAGGGCCGATCGTCGGTCGGGAGGCTCATTTGATCAAATCCTCGACCGTCGACTCGACCTGCCCCCACTGCGAGACGAGCGTCGGTAGCTCCGCCAATATCGAGTACACGCTCGCGCACATCGCCACGAAGCGCACGCAGTCGCTGAGCTTGACGTGCACGTCGCGTGGAGGCGGCGGCGACTCCTGAATCGGACCGATGAAGGCCTTCCTCGCCTTGGCCGCCTCCATGTCACCCACCAGCCCATCGATCATGAGTTTCCCCACGACCGCGGCGCCGCCGAGGAGAAGGCCGTAGCCGATGAGCTGCTGCGTTCCCTGAGAGATCGGCGGCAGCGGCGTGGGCTTCGAAGTAGCGGCGAGCATCAGGTGTTCCAGCGGCGGAGGTAGTTGACGACTTCTGCGGTAGTCAGGCACGAGCGGATGAATCGCGCGAGCGCTCGGGACTCTGGCAGGGCGTCGGCGATCTGCTCGCTCACCCATTCGCGTAGCGCTGGGATGTCGTCCTTCGGAAATTCTTCCGTCGCAAAGAACTCTCCCGCGAGATCGGGATCGTCGAGCAGCACCTGCAACTCACGCGCAAACTGCTCGTTGAGATCCGCGGGCTTTGCCATCGGCAATCACCCCATCGTGACGGACATCGGGAGCAATGCGTAACCGGAGGGAGCCGGCAGTTCGATGCCGCACTGGGAAGCCAGTGTCTGCGGCACGACGAGCTTTCGACCGCCCGAGCACCATGCCGCTTGCGGGCTCGGCACGTGGAACTTGGCGCTGATCTTCGCGCCGTGCGTCGCAAGCCAGCTCGCCGGCTCGATGGCGGTGCCGAGCGCGGCCTTGCCGGTGGGGAGCCGGGAGAGATTCCAGACCGCGAATTTGACGGTGCTGGCGAGCCCGATCTGCTCACCGGCGCTCACGGCGTCGCCCGAGTGCATCTGCGCGAGGAAGGCTTCCGGATCGCCCGAGTACTCGAGCACGACGGCCTGGTCCGAGGGGATGATCAGGATGCGCCCCGGCATGGCGTCGGCCACGACGCCGCGCACCGGAGAGTACACTTCGGTCTGCCCCGAGAAGCTCGTGATGGTCATCGCCGGATCGCACGAAAATGCGCCCGCGCAGCGGGACGCAAAGCCGTCTTTGACCAGCGTCCGCCACGGGTGATACAGCGCCCGGAACGCACACAGGGCGCCGACGGTGCCCCAGAAGAGCGCGCCGTAGGGGTGTTTCTGCTTCTTCGGGGAATCGGCCATTGACAAAAAGCTACCCGGATCCCGAATCCGAAGCAACTTTTCGGGCCATGAGGCGCTGGCGATCTTGAATCTTTCGCTCGGTCAGCGGGCGCGCCTGCGACGAGCTCACGGGGGCCGGACCCCCGCGAGCGGCCGGATAGTGCGGCAGCAGCAAGCGCCGGAGTTTGCCGATCGCGCGCTTTTCGATCTGCCGGATGCGCTCGCGGGAAATGTCCCAGTCGAGGGCAATCGACTCGAAGGTGCGCTCCTCGACGAAGCGCTGCTCGATCACGTAGCGCTCGCGGGGCGAGAGCTGACCGAGCACCTGACCGATGAGGGCTTCCGCCTCGGTCGTCTCCAGGCGCGCATCCGGCGCCGGAAGCTCGGTACGGATTTGACGCCGCGACTCCCCGAAATCGTCCTCTTCGTCCATACTGGAGACGATCCCCTGCCGCTTCTTGCTTCGACCCGTGCGACGGAGCAACTCGAAGCGGTGCATGAGCGAGATATACGCGTACGTCTTGAAACTAGCGCCACCGTCTTCTCGGTAGGTCATCGTACTCTTCCAGACCGTCAGCTGACCCATCGCGACGATGTCATCGTAGTCATAGAAGCGCGCGAGCTTCCGGGCGTATTGACCAGCCACGTGCCGCACGAGCGGCAAGTACTGCTTGAGCAGCACGAGGCGCTCGGCATACGAGCGCGCGGGAAGCTCCGCTTCCGGAGAAGCGCATTCAGCAAGGGCACGAGCGGACATCGTGCGAGATTACCCGCACTCCTGCCTCACTCGCTAGCGCAAACCCATCGGGCGCGCCCGCGTCGCATCGAAGCTCTGAATGTGGCATGGGCCGAGGTATCCATACGGCATCCCCATCACGCGCTCGGCGATCGCATCGGCCGTGAGCTCGACTACGTCGGCGTCGCGCCGGTGCCAGGCCTTGAGCCATTTGCTCCACTGCTTGCCTTCGACCTGCGCCTTCGGGCGACGCAAGGCGGGGCCGCCGTCGTTGAGCACAAACTCCCCCGGATAGAGAAAATCCGTCGCGTGCCCAAACTCATGCGCCATGATAGCGAGCATCACCGTGTCCGCCACGTCCGCGAGCTCGGGAGCGAGCAGGATCATCGATCCGTCGTCCTTGCAGGCGCCAAAGTGGCGCTCCGAATCGTGCATCGCGGGAGCGACGAAGAGCCGCACGCGTTTGACGAGCTTGAAGCCCGCGCTCAGGTAGTCGTCGCGGACGGCGTTGAAGTACGGCTCGAGGACGGAGTAGGCCTCATCGGGATCGAGCGGCTGGTAAGCGGCGCTGTCGATGCCGGGCAAACAGCGCGCGGGGCTCGCCATGTGCGGAGAGAAAACTCAGCGACGCCCTGCCGCAGCGCGGGCTTGCTGAGCGATCTGCGTGGCCTGCGCCGGATCGAGCGCGCCCTGGCTTACGCCCATCTGCACGTAGCGCTGGAGCTCGGCGGGCGTGTAGTGGATGTTGAGCAGCACGTGGCAGTTGCCGAGGGCGCAGCCGATGTTTGGGTAGAGGGTGCCGTTGCCAACGTTCCAGCCCTGGGGGACGAGGGACTGCGATCCGACGATGATCTCTTCCCAGGAAAAATAAATATCGTTTTTCCTGCCGCAGTTGTTGCAGGTGCAGCGCGTCTTCAGGAGCCGCGACTTCGGATCGACCACCGTCGCGACCTTCCCGAACTCCCTCACCGCGTCGCCGGCGAAGACGCCATCGCCCTGATTTGCAAGATCGTCGTCGTCGAAGTCGTTGGCCATGGATGCTCCAAAGCTACCCGGTTGTCGCCAGGCACTCAAGCTTTTCTGTCACGCCACGTGGCGGGGTGGAGGTGGCGGGCCATCCACCGGGGTCGGCTCGTCATCGTGGGCCGCATCCATGAGCGGCGGGATAACGGGGTCGGGAGCTGGAGCGGGCGCAGGGGCAGGCAGGGGAGCGCCGCCCGCGCCGCCGCTCCAGGGGAGCGGGGACTCTTTCAGCGCGGCAGCGGCGCCCATGGCCGACAGGGCAATCTTGATCGCGTCCCAGACGGAGGCCGCCGCCGTCTCGTGCGCCTCGAAGCCATGCACGAATGCCGTGCACGCCCCGGCGATGACCGGCACGCTCCAGCGGTAGCCGACCGGGATCTTGAGCCAGATCTTCTGGCGGAGCCAGGGCAGGCTCTTCAGGAGCTGCGTGCCGATCATGATGGTGAGTGCGGCGGAGGCAAACCAGTTCTGGGTGGTGAGGGAGGCGTACAGATCGATCAGCGGCTGGGGCATGGCGGTCTTTCAGGGTTTGGGCGGGACCGGGTAGGGATCCCGCGGTTGCACGATGTGAGTGCCCGTCACCTTGTGAGGATCGACGAGCGGGGAAGGGTAGAAGCGAAGCGGGTCGCGGGGAGGCGTGCCGGGGGGGTCGTCGATCTTCACGCTGGCTGCTCGCTCCAGTACGTCCGTCACCCAGCTCCGTACGTCCAGGTTGTAGCGGTAGTCTTCGTTGCGATCGTCCGAGCGCTGCTTGGCTTCAGCCTCGATGTGCGCGTCGATCTTCTTGTCGGTCTTGGCGAGCGATGTCTCGAGCGCTTCGAAGTGCTTGAGCACCTCGGGGCTCGGCTTTTGCGCGTTGATGATCATCGCGATGAGCCCCGTCAGGGCCACGACGAATGCGGCGACGTACTGGAGGTGGCTCCATTCAAACTTCTTTTTCACCTCAGGCAGAGGCGGCGGCGGGCAGCTCTTCACCTCGTGCACGACGAGCTTTCGGAGCTCCGAGCGGAGCTGGGCCTCGAAGGCGCGCTGGCGCTCGACCTGCCGCTCCTCTTCTTCCTCCCGCTTGTCGGAGATCTCGGCCAGCATGCGGCCTTCGGTCGCAGCGATGGCGCTCAAGAGCGCTTGGTGCGGATCGAGGGCAGAGGCGGGGACCTTGGGGGCCTTCAGCGCCATGCGGGCGATGGGCTCGCCCTTGATGGTGTGGGCGGGGAGCGCCCGGTACACGCCGGGTGGCGGATCTTCGCCGCGATCGTGAGGGGGGAGCGTCGGGCGGGAGCGCTTGGGATCATCAGCCACGGCGGCGCCTCGCTTCGCGCAGGATGACGCGGCGGATGAGCCCCGGATCCATGTCCTTGGTCAACACGCGGACACCGGCCTCGAGCACGATCTGGGAGTCGGGCAGGCCCGTGAAGAGCAGGCGGGGCAAGTCCGGGTAGAGCCGCCCGACTTCTCCCAGGAATGCGATGCCGTGCATGCCGCGCATCCAGTAGTCTGCAACGACGAGATCGACCGACTGTCGAGCGAGCAAATCGAGGGCGTGCAGACCCGATGACGCGGTCAGAATGACGATGGGCTCACGAGCAAAGAACCTTCGGAAAGTCGACAGAGCTGTCTCTTCGTCGTCCACGAAGAGCACGACGGGATCACTGGGGCTGGGTCCCTCGGATCGCGTGATCGTCATGGCTAATGGTGCTCGATTCTCCGTGAATGTGCTTGTTGACGCTTTCCAGCATATCGAAATTCGTCTTACTGAGCTCGGTCAACCCTTCGAGGGCTTGCGTGTGCTCGCGCAAGGTCGCTTGAATTTTCCCGACATCTTCCTCGATCACATTGAACGTCGTGTGCATCAGGCCCATGCCTGATCTCAGATCGTCGATCCTTTTGGTGAGTTTTCCCTCGAGATCGCTGATCGCGGTCAAGGTCGCTACCCGGGTTTTGGCGAGTTCGTCGATCAGGTGATCGAATTGGGCGTCGGTGAGCTCGACGGTCATATGGCCTCAACACGATGGGGGTGCGCCATGGCGGAACTAAATCTACCGGAGGGGTGGGGCGCCCAGCAACTTTTTGGGCCGAGAGGGGTAATAGGGCGCAGGGGGACTCTCCCCGGACCACCTCAGCCCACTGGACACCGAAGCCTACGGGATTAGGGGGACCCCTGAGGGGACCAATCCCGAACGGTAGGGGTTGTTCGGGAACATGATCGTCTGCGGGAACCCAGGACCCACGATCAACGAACGCCCCGCTGCGACTGTACCGCTCGCCGCGAGCTGAGCGGCGGTGAGTAGCACTGTCTTGGAATCATCTTGGGCAATCACCCAGGCGTCACCCTCAGGAGTGAACGCCAGCGCGACGAGGCCATTGGCTCCCGTCACAGCGATGTCGATGGCCGGGGCAGGGTTACCGCTCGCTGCCGCTTGATAAACCCAGGCGCGGAGGCGGCTCGCCGCTCCGCCACCAATCGCATAATTGGCAGCCCACAGCAGTCCGGTCGGGCCAAACGCCATCCCAATCGGGCGCAGAAAATTCGTGCCCGTCCATGAGACAGCCGCCACGAGCGCTGGGTTAGCACCCGCAGCCAATTGGGCCGAGCTGACCATCTGCATGCCGCCACTAGGATCGGGTCCTCCGGTGAAGCACGACACCCAAAAGTTCCCCTGCGCATCGAACAGCGCGTCTTGAAATTCTCCGGGGACGACGTTGGTCGTCACGATTGTCCACTCTGGAGTCGGCGCGCCGCTCGTCGCATAAGACGCGGCGCCGTATTTTTTGATCGTGCAGCCGGTGTTGCCTGCGACCGTAAAAATTGACAGATACAGCGCGTTCGTTTTATCGAATACCACCTGCTGTCCGCCGGAGTTCGCGAGCGAGTTCGTGATCGTCACTCGCGGGGTTGGAGATCCCGACTGAAGCACATCTGCCAGCGCGAGCTTGTGCACCCAGGTCGTGACGCCGGTCGGTGTATGATGGAACGCGAGCGCCCACAGGTTTCCGAGATTGTCCACGGTCACCCCGTCGAGGAAGCTTCCTTCTGAAGCCGTGAGCGCATTTAGGTCAATCAGAATGTCCGGGGCCACAGCGCCTGCCGCTTGCTGCCCGGGGCCGAATCCTCCCACGAGCGCATCGTTCGCGACGAAGCCGGATGTGTTGCAAATCCACAGGAAAAAGTTCCCGACGACATAGGCTTTCGACCGTCGGAACCACCTGCCTCCACCGAGCGCTGCAATGATGAGCGGTGAGCTCGCGACGAAAGTGTTCGCCGTGTCGAGTCGATACGATTCACCCTGATCAAGCACGTACACGCTCGCGCCGTTCTGGGAATTTGGAACGAGCGCGAGCGCGGCAAGATCGGCGACGACTTGCGTGCCCGTCGCGCCTTGAAAGCCCTGCGCTCCAACGGATCCCTGAAACCCTTGCGCGCCAGGCGCACCTTGAAAGCCCTGGGCACCGCGCGCGCCTTGAGCGCCCTGCGATCCCGCGGCTGCGGGCGGAGGCACGCGAGGGGTGCCGCGGGCAGAAGCGCCTAATCTCGCGCGAATGGTCATGAGGGCTCCGATAGCACGGTCACGCGGGAATCCCCGAGGGCAGCAGGCCTGCGCGATCGGGGTTATTAGGGAATGTCACTGTCTCTTCGAGCACGAAGGTCGTCTGCGAGAGGATCACGTCTGCTGACACCGCTCCGGACGCAAGCAAACTGGCGGCCGGGATACGTATCAACTTAGTACTAAACACGCCACACACCCAAAGGTTGCCCGATGCGTCAAAGGCAATGCTGAGGGAGTTCGAGAAATCCGAGCAGGTGATCGTCACTACGGGCGCCGGGTTTCCACTCGACGGGCTTCGAATATCCCAAGCCTTCAGGGTGTTGCTACGGAGGCTCGCCACCCAAAGCAGACCCGCGGGCGAGATGGCGGCGCCGGAAGTATGCCCCACGCCTCCCGCGCCCGCACCGAAGTTCGAGCCGCTCCAGACAACTACTGGCGCTACCGCCGCGCCGCCCGCGGCCAGTTGCGATGCGCTAAACATCACTACCCCACCGTTGACCCCGCCCGCGTCTCCGCTAAATCCGATCGTGCACCACAGGTTGCCCTGTCCATCCAAAACCCCGTCTTGTTGGTTTGACGTAGTGAGGGGAGCAATCGATCCCGCAACGAGGGTGGTGCTCGGCGTGCCGAGACTCAGCTGGTAGTCCCGTTGCCCATACCGCACCAAGCTCGTCACGCCTGACGCTCCGTGAGTCCCGTTACCCACCCACAACCCATTCAACTTGTCGAAGAAGGCCATCAGCGCCTCGCTCGAGGCAGGCACCGGCACACTCAGCGTCACCGATGGGACAATGGCGCCAGAGGCCAGGCAATCCTTCAGCAGGAATTTGTATGCCTTGATGACCGTGAATCCGGTATTGCGCGCCACTACCCAAAGGTTGCCCAGGCTATCGGTGATGATCCTCAGATCATCGGTGCCAAATAACACATGGGCGTCCAGCTGAATGTCGGGCAACGCTCCGCTGCTCACGGCTAATTGCCCAGGGGTAAATCCGACGACGCCAAACCCAAACGATGTACACCACAGCGTGAAGTTCCCGACGACGTATTCTTTGCTTCTCCGAAACCATCGTCCGCCGCCAAGCGCCGCGACGATGAGCGGAGAGCTCACCACGAAGGTATTGGCCGTGTCGAGTCGATACGACTCGGCTTGATCGAGCACGTACACGGTGGCGCCGTTCGGGGAGTTGGGGACGAGCTCGAGCGCGGCAAGATCGGCGACGACTTGCGTGCCCGTCGCCCCTTGAAAACCTTGGCTGCCCTGCGCGCCCTGGAAACCCTGCGCGCCGATTACCCCTTGGACTCCTTGTGCACCCGTCGACCCCTGGAAGCCCTGGGCTCCTCGGGCGCCTTGTGCGCCTTGAGATCCCGCTGCTGCGGGCGGCGGCACGCGGGGAGTGCCGCGTGCAGAAGCGCCCAATTTCGAGCGGATGGTCATGATGGGTCGGACTCCGAGAACATGGGTCTGCCTGTCTCGACCCTCCTGACGACCGGTCTAGTTGCGCCGAATCCTACATGAGCTGGCAAACATGCCGCAACTTTCCCGAGCGAGGGAAGACAATTCCCACCGGGCGGGTACAATCGACCCATGTGGACCCACTTCACCGGATGGCAACCCCTCAGCATCGTGCTCGGCGTTTTGGCGGCACTGATCTTCCTCTGGCGCACCGCACGCGGAGCGCGGCTCCGGCGAGCGGCGGAAATCCAGGCCTCCCTTTCGGATGCGGTCGTCGAAGAGGAGAGCTTGCCGCGCCCGCCCGTGCTGCAGCTCACGGGCGAACGGCTCGATCGAGCGCGTGAGATCGCGCTCGCCGAGCGGGAGATCTTGTGGGCCGTCGACATGCTGACGCGCTGCGATCCCGAGGTCGAGGCCGTCTGGGTGCACGCGTTGAAAACGGGTGAGAAGCGGCTCCAGCGCCTGCGCCGTCCCGCGCTCACGTCAATATCGACAGCTGCTCGGCCACTATCCGCAGTGTGTACGTCGGTAAATCGCCCTGAGTGACGATCGTGGTCGAGTATTGAATCGGCGCGACCCCGTCGCACTCGCACACGAAGGAATCCTGAGCGATGGCCAATGGGGGCGTCCCCGGCAGCAGCGTCGCGAGCGATTGCGTCACGACGACGGCGTTGTCGCCCTTGGACAGGATGTTGGCCGTGATTTGGGATGCAGAGTCAGTACCGGTCGTGATCGCGAGCGCGAGTGAGACACGGTAGAGGCCCTTGACCGGCGTGACGAGCGTTGTCGTCGCGATCGCAGCCGTCTGGGCTTTCAGGTAGAGATTCGCGACGCGCCCGATGGGGAGCGTCCACGGGCCAGCTCGAAGATCGCTCATGACAGGTTCTGGGCTCCGACGTAGATGATGCTCAAGAGATCTTCAGAGGCTTGGAAGAAGTAGCGGGCGGGTACGTCCGTGCTAAGGATCGCCTTCAGCGTGACGGACGCAAACTGCACCGTGAGCGTGTGGCCGTTCGTGCCGTAGACATCGATCGGCAGGAGATCGAGGGCAGCGGCGCCGGTGAGGCTCAGCTGGATGATGCGGTCGGCGGTGAGGGTCGGTATGGCGAGGTAGAGCCGATCGGCCGTATTGAAGGTGTAGGTGGTGGCCGAGTCGAGCAGCTGCTGAGCGTTTGGTTCGATCTGATCGAGCGAGACGATCGGCGAGAGCGTGGCGGTGACTGAGGCTTGGCCGTTGCCCGACGAGAACAAGCTCCGCTCGCTCATCGCGTCGAGCTGGAGGCCCATCGTCGAGCCACCGAGGTTCACGCGGCCGGAGGTCTTCGGGCCGAAGATCGTGTTTCGGCAATTGAAGACCGCCCAGTTGGCGCTGACCGAATGCGAGGTCGTTGCGACCGTACCGATCTTGCAGTTCGTGAGAAAGAGCTGCGGAGATCCGGTGGAGGAGGTGATGTCCACGTCGATCGTGCAGTTCGTGAGGCGGTTGATGGCGGCCACGCCCGCGGGCGCCGTGATGCCTTGCTGGAAATAGCAGCCGTCACAGAGCAGCGGGCCGGCGGTCACCGTGTCGACAAAGCGACAATAGTTGAAGGTATGCGGCGTCGCTTCGCCGGCGGACGCCTGCGAATTCGAGAAGGTCGCGTTCACGTACACGTACTCGCCAAACACCTGCGAGCAGAGCGAGATCTCGGCCGTGCTCATGCCATCCAAGCGAGCAACAGGCAGCACCGAGCTCATGCGAAGGACGGTGTTCGAGGCGCCTGATCCCGATCCCGAGATCGCTCCTGCCTGCACGTCGATGAGCTGGATGTTCGACTGGACGGAGGAGGCGTCGATGATCGAGTTGGTCGTGCAGTTTTGCAGGGTGAGGGTGAAGCCCGCCGTCGTCGTGAAGGTGAGGTTCACGAAGGAAAAGGCGACCGTCTGATCCGTCGGTCCGCAGAGCCCGATGAGCGTCACATCGCGCGCGGTGTTGATCGTCCAACCTCCGTAGTTTCCGGGAGCAACGAGCAGCGTGATGGCGCCGGTCGGGTGCGCCGCGAGCGCGGCGGTCGGCGTCGCGTACGGCTGCTGAATCGATCCAGTCGCTGTGCCGAGGTTGTTCGAGTCGACGTAGAAGACCTGGAAAAGCGGACCGACTGTGGTCGATCCCTGAAAGCCCTGCGTGCCCGTTGCGCCCTGGAAACCCTGCGCGCCGCGCGCGCCTTGGAAGCCCTGCGCGCCCTGAAAACCGCTCCCTTGGAAGCCCTGCACGCCCGTTGCGCCCTGGAAACCCTGCGCGCCTTGACGGCCCTGCGATCCCTGCGCGCCGCCGGCGCCGAGACCGCCCTGAAAACCCTGCGGACCCGTGGCCCCGGTTGCGCCCTGCGCGCCGGTCGTGCCCGTGTTGCCGGTCGCACCCTGCGCGCCTTGCACACCGGTCGTACCTGTATTGCCTGTCGCACCTTGTCGACCTTGCGCGCCCTGGAAACCCTGCGCGCCGGTCGCGCCTTGCGCGCCCTGCGATCCCGAGCCCGTTGCGCCTTGGAAGCCCTGCGCGCCGGTGGTGCCGGTTGAGCCCTGAGCACCTTGAGATCCTGCGCCCGTGGCACCCTGGAAACCCTGCGTGCCGGTTGCGCCTTGGGCGCCTTGGCTGCCTGCGCCGGTGGCGCCTTGCGCGCCTTGTGATCCCTGCGCGCCCGCGCCCGCTTGCGCGCCTTGTGCGCCTTGAAATCCGCCGCCCTGGAAGCCTTGGGCTCCCTGAAAGCCTTGCGCGCCCGCTGCGGCTTGCGCACCTTGGGCGCCCTGAAAGCCGCCGCCCTGGAAACCCTGCGCGCCTTGCGATCCGGTGGCGCCCTGCGCGCCCGTCGATCCCTGAAAGCCGCCACCCTGGCGACCCTGTGCACCTTGAAAGCCCTGCGTGCCCGTCGCACCCTGGGCGCCTTGCGTGCCGGCACCCGTCGCGCCTTGCGCGCCTTGGTTGCCTTGCGTGCCGGTTGCACCCTGAAAGCCGCCGCCTTGAAAGCCTTGGGCGCCAGTCGTACCCGTTGCGCCCTGCGCGCCTTGACGGCCCTGCGATCCCTGCGCGCCGCCGCCATTTTGGCCCTGAAAGCCCTGCGCGCCTTGCGTCCCGGTTGCGCCCTGGGCGCCTTGAGATCCCGTCGTGCCGGAGGTGCCTGCGGCACCTTGGAAGCCCTGCGCGCCGGTCGCACCCGGCGCGCCTTGGGCGCCTTGTGCGCCGCTGCCGCCGACGGTCTGCGGCGCGTAACCCGGCAGCGAGTCGAGCCAGGTGAGCACCTGCAAGTTCTGGGCGCCTGCTCGCTGGATGCCGGTCGGATCGACATCGTTGCGAATCGTGAGCGTCGCTCCAGCCGCCAGGGTGATGCCACTCGCGCCGCCCGCGGACGCGTGCGAAAACCCATCCATCACGATCGATCCCGGACCTGTAAAGGTGGGATTGACCGTAAACAAGCAGTCGGTGAAGATCGCAGCGCCGCCGCCGAGGGAGATGCCTGCGACGCCGAATCGGCTTCCGAAAAATTGCGTCGCGACCGACGTAAACGAAACGGTCGATCCGAACGTGTATCCTCGACAAAGAATCTGACCTGCGACCGTCACCGCACCCGAGAGCTGGCCGCCAAAGCCAAAGAAGGTGTCGCCGGCACCACGCATCGGCACGAACCACGCCCCCGAACCGGTCCTCGTGAGCGTAGTCGTGCCGGTCACGATCGTATTCGTGAGGTAAAGGAAATTCCCGGACGAGCTCGTGGCGTCACCACTCACTGTTCCTGAGACAATCAGATTCGTGAGACGGTATTGAGACTGCACCGTCGAAGTCGCGATGACGTTTCCGGAGATCGTTGCGCGAGCGATGGACTGGCACTGAAGCTCCCAGTTGCCTGGCGGAAAAATGACGGTCTCCGTCGTCGTCGTTTCAGGCGCCTGGATGATGAGGCAGCCGCCAGCAGGGGCCGCCGCGAATGTCGCCGCGTAGCTCGGGTAAGGCGCCGACTGCGTGCCATTGGAAGTCCCAACGAACGTCGGGTCCATGTACAGTGTGTTCTTGAACGGATCGCCGATCGATTGCGCACCTTGAAGCCCTTGGGCACCCTGCGCACCTTGGAAGCCCTGCGTTCCCGTGGCTCCCTGCGCGCCTTGGGCTCCTTGAGCGCCGCCGGACGCGCCTTGCGATCCCGTTGATCCCTGCGCGCCCTGAAAGCCTGCGCCCTGCGTGCCCTGCGCGCCTTGGTTACCCTGCGCGCCCTGGAAACCCTGGCTGCCCTGTGCACCGCCGCTCGGACCTTGCGGACCGGTCGCGCCCTGGGCGCCGGTGATGGCTTGGCCTTGAAAGCCCTGCGCGCCCTGGAAGCCCTGGCTGCCTTGTGATCCCTGCGTGCCCGACGCGCCTTGCGCGCCCTGACTCCCCGATCCCTGGTTGCCTTGAGCACCGGTCGACCCTTGCGATCCCTGGTTGCCCTGTGACCCAGTTGCGCCCTGAGATCCCACCGCGCCCTGCGCGCCTTGATTCCCTTGCGACCCCTGCGCGCCCGTGGTGCCCGTCGCGCCCTGTGATCCTTGCGCGCCGGTGGCCCCTTGTGCGCCTTGTCGGCCCTGCGCTCCTTGAAAGCCTGCCCCCTGAGCACCTTGCGCACCCTGAGATCCGGTCGTCCCCGTCGCCCCTTGAGCGCCCTGGGCGCCGCCGCCCGAGCCTTGCGCGCCCGTCGACCCCTGTGCACCCTGAAAGCCCGCACCCTGCGTGCCTTGGGCACCCTGAAAGCCTTGGCTTCCGGTCGCACCTTGCGCGCCCTGCGCGCCGCCGCTCGGGCCTTGCGGACCGGTCGCGCCCTGCGCGCCCGTGACCGCTTGACCTTGAAAGCCCTGCGCACCTTGGGCGCCCTGCGATCCCTGGCTCCCCGTCCCGCCTTGAGATCCCTGGCTTCCGGATCCGGTCGCGCCTTGGCTGCCCTGCGCGCCCTGGGCTCCTTGTCGACCCTGCGCGCCCTGGAGGCCTTGCGCGCCGCCCGTGCTCGGCACCCAGCGGCCGGGGCCCGAGATCGGCTTGACGACATTCGGGGGGGAAGGAGGAGACGTGTCGGACTTGTGGAGCTCATAGTGCTTGAGCTGATCTTCGACGTACGCGAGGCATCCATCGTCGAGCACCGAAGTGCTGACATTTTCCAGGGAATCGCCCAGGCCGAGGAGGGTTGCTACGGCTCCAATATTTCTGCTGGCCACGCTGGATCGATCGGTCATGGGGGAGGGGACGGAGCTCGGCGCCGCTCTGCCGTCCCGTTGCCCGGATCCGAAACGATCCGACCCAAACCTGGCCTAGTGGGGGAAGCCTACCCCGCCCCTGGCCCGGGCCTCAAGTTTTTGAGTTGAAGATCGCGAGATCGCTCTGGCAGAGTGCCCCGATGGCAACGAATTTCCACTCGCGCACCCCCGCTCTGCTCGTGGTCGATGACTTTTATACCGACCCGGACGCCGTCCGAGCCGAAGCGCTCGGGACCGAGTACGAGGCCGACGAGCGCTATTTCAAAGGCGTCCGATCAAAGAAAAAGTTTTTGTATCCTTATGTGAAGGAGGAGTTCGAGCGGTTATTGAGGGTGACGATCGTCGACTGGCTCGATCAGCCGGCGAACGGATCGTTTCAGAAGACGACGGGCGCGGACCCGCTCGTGTGGCATTCCGACACGCAGAGCTACGCGGCGGCGGTGTACCTCACCGCGCAACTCGGAACACTCCGCAATGGGCGAAACTGTGACCCTGTCCTTTCAGGAACCAGCTTTTGGCGGAACAAGATCACTGGCGCGAGGCGACCACCGGGAGACGCCGACGATTACCAAGAGACGTACAGTCAGTTCAACCTAACGCACCCGAACAACTGGGACCTCGTCGACCGCGTCGGAAATGTCTACAACCGCCTGGTGCTCTGGGACGCGCAGCTCATCCACTCGGCGACGAGCTACGAGGGCTTCACCGAAACGGATCCGCGCCTCGTGCAGCTCTTCTTCTTCAACGTGGCGCGATGAAGTACTCCGTGACACGCGTGGTTGAGATCGCCCGAGCGATCGAGAAATTCATCGACAATTGTCCCTTCTCCGAAAGCGAGAAGGATCTGATCCCGCTCGCTCTCCGAGCGCTTGCCGATGAGTACGAGATGTACCTGTCTTCTGCTCTCACCAAGGACCCTGACCGATGAAGACCGTCATCTACACCGCGTGCTTCGGCGACCATGACCAGCCGGCTGAGCTGCCAGGCTTCGAGGGCAAGGCCGATCTCGTTTGCTTCACCGACTCGCCGACGCTCGCGCGCGAGCGGAAGACCTGGCAGGTGATTCGGAGGCGCTCGCGCTTCAAGACCGCTCGCATGGATGCCAAATGGTACAAGATGAGCGCGAGCCATTTGTTCCCCGAGCATGAGCTGTCGATCTACATCGACTCGAGCGTGCGCTTCCACAAGACGGAGGGGTTCCTCGAGCACTGCATCGAAGCGCTCCGGGTATCTGGCGCGCGCTTGGCGTTCTATCAGCATCCTGAGGGGCAGCGCACAATCCTGCAAGAGGCGGAGTTTTCGATGACGATGAGCAAATACATCGGCGAGCCGCTCATCGAGCAGGCCCGGCACTACTACTCATCCGGCTACCGCGATTCGGAGTTGCTCGCGGGTGGGTGCATCGTGCGCGACCAGGCAACCTGTCACCTCGACAACACTGAGCGCTGCAACTACCCACACGACGTAGCCCGCTTCGAGAAGGCGTGGTTCGATGAATGCGTGCACTGGTCGGCGCAAGATCAAATCTCGCTTCCGTATGTGCTCAGTAGCGAGCACATCGACTACGCAGTGCTCCCCGGCAGCATCTACGAAAACGAGTTCTTCAGCCGCGTCTGGTCGGGACCCGACCGTTAACCGGTTGTCCCCGATCCGAAGTACAGGCTACCCGCGCTCGCGCCATTGAAGATCGCCACGAAGGTGATGAAGTCGTTCGTGCCGGAGGCGCCGGTGAAGGTGCCCGCGATGGCCGTATCCGTCTTCACGATCTCGGTCTCAGCGCGCGCGAGCGGCGTGCCGCCGAATGACCAGCCTGTGCCGGCGTCGAGGAAGCCCGTGCCGAAGACGGGCGCGGTCGATCCGGAGACGTTCATGGAGAGGGCGTAGACGAGGAAGGCCTGGCGGGTGCCGACGGGAGCGGCCGTTCCGCTCGTCACGGCGTTCGCGGTCGTGCCGATGCTGGTCTGTAATTGCGCGGCGGTGGAGGAGAGCGGGTTGTTTCCGTCGATGCCGAGCGCCAGATCGAACCAAATCGCGACCGGCCCCGTGTTGGTCGCGCCGAAGTTGAGCCGCGGCGTGAGCGTCGTGGTCGTGGTCGCGATCGTGTACCAGAGCGTGACCGAGCTGTCGTCGCCCCCGCCCACGTCGATGTTGGTGCCGATCTGGTGGTAGGTGTTGACGCCGTCGGAGATCGAGAGCGTCTGCTTATTGGCGACCGACTGGAAGGCGCCGATGATGACGAGATCGCCTTTGATCACGTCGCGCGCGGGCGCATCGAACGTCGTCGCATTGAGCGCGCCGGTGGAGTTTTCCGTGCGTACCCCGACCAGCGTCACGAACAAATCTTCCGCCGTAAACTGCGTGATGCCGAAATCTTTCTGATCGCTCGAGGCCGCGTCGCGGAAGAAGCCGAAACCGGGGGCGCCGTTCGTGAGGGCGGGGCCGAGGTGCGTGCCGTCGTCGATGGCGTTGATCAAGAGCTCGTTGTTCAGGTAGGACTGGATGGTGTTTCGCACGTAGGTCGTGCTGAGCACGTCACCCGTCACCGGAGTACGCGTGCCATTGACCTGCGCCATCTGAAAAAACGTTCCCTGCGTGCCGACGAGCTTGTAGATCGCGATGTACTGCCCATTGAAGGCGATGTTCGTTTCGTAGCCGCTGATCGTGGTCGACGTGTCCGACCAGTGGCCGAGATTTTCGATCTCGTGAAACCCCGCGCCGACCGTGCCCTTGATCGCCGTCGTCTTGACGACGTAGTTCTGACTGAAGGACAAGGACAGGTAGACGTACGAGTCGTCGAAGCCGCCGCTGCCTGATTGTGTGCCGAAGGCCTCGCCGCCGTTGGCGCTCACCGTCGTCCAGGGATTGGAGGTATGCACGAAGATGCCGCCATAAGTGAGAGGCGCTTCGTTAGTGGGAAACGAGGTCGAGTAGCCCGCCATGACCGATGGGTTAGCTAGTGGTGCCGGCGCCGAAGAAGAGCGCGGAAGAGAGCGGCAGGCCGTTGAGGATCGCGTTGAAGGTGATGTAGTTGTCGCCCGCTTCCGTCGCCGTGAAGGTCGATGCCACAGCGGTGAGGGCGCTCGCGGCTTTTGACTCCGAGCGCATCAAATCATTGGCGAAGCCGAAGTTCCAGCCGGAGCCGCTATCGGTGAAACCCGTGCCGGCGTTCGGGACGGCGGAGGCCGAGACGTTCATGGAGTAACCGTAGACGAGGAAGCCCGTGCGAATACCGACGGGCGTCGCCGTGCCGGAAGTGACGGCGTTGGCGCCGGTGCCAACCGCGGTCTGCAGCTGCCCGCTGTTGTTGCTGATGGGGAGCGAGGGATCGACGTTGCGCGCCAAATCAAACCAAATCGCCGCAGCCGCAGTCTGCGTCGCGCCGAAGTTAAGTTGCGGGGCGAGCGTCGCGGCGGTGGTCGCGACGGCATACCAGAGCGTGCACGAGCTGTCGTCGCCACCTGGTGAGTCGATGTTGGTGCCGATCTGATGGTAGGTGTTGACGCCGTCGGAGATCGTGAGCGTCTGCTTGGTAGCAAAGGACTGAAAGGCCGGGATCAAGATCAGATCGCCCACGAGCACGGAGCGCGAAGGCGCCGCGAGCGTCGTGCCGCCGAGCGCGATATTCGACGTTTGAGTCCGCGTACCGGTGAGGATCGGGGTCGCCATGGGTCAGATCACGCGAAGCCCGTGCCGCCCTGGCCCCAGTAATTGGTGCCGTCGTAGTAGAAGCTCGCGATGTTGACGGCGGAGGCGGTCGTCACCCAGGTGGGTTGGGTGCCGTTCGACCACTTGACGGTAGCCGGCCACGTGCGCGTGAAGCCGCCCGTGCCTTCCAACATGCGCACCTGCACGTGGCGGGAGTTTGCCGGCGCCGTGAAGGTAAAGGTGACGTTGCCCGTCATCGTCACCTTTTGATTGGGTCCGGTCGTGAAATCGATCGTCAGCGAGGTGCCGCTGTTGCCCGCGTTGACTTCGTTGACGATGGGATTGCTGCCTTGAAAACCTTGCGATCCCTGGAAGCCCTGAGCACCTTGGGCGCCCGTCGCGCCTTGTGCCCCCTGCGATCCAGTGGTGCCCGTCGCGCCTTGAGCGCCTTGAGATCCCGTCGTGCCGGTAGCTCCCTGCGCGCCCTGAGAACCAGTGTTCCCCGTCGCGCCCTGGAAACCCTGCGCTCCGGTCGTGCCCGTTGCCCCTTGAAAGCCTTGCGCTCCGGTCGTGCCGGTCGCGCCCTGAGCACCTTGGCTCCCTGCACCGGTCGCGCCTTGAAACCCCTGCGCGCCCGTCGTCCCTGTGGCGCCCTGGAATCCCTGAGCGCCGGTTGTCCCCGTCGCCCCTTGAAAGCCCTGCGCGCCCGATCCCGTCGCACCCTGGAAACCTTGCGCGCCCGTCGTCCCTGTGGCGCCTTGCGCGCCCTGCGATCCCGCGCCGGTTGCGCCTTGCGCGCCCTGGGCGCCAGTCGTCCCCGTCGCGCCTTGCGCGCCCTGAGCGCCCGTGGTGCCGGTCGCGCCCTGCGCACCCTGGCTACCTGCACCCGTTGCGCCCTGAAAGCCCTGCGCACCGGTCGTCCCCGTAGCGCCCTGGAAACCCTGAGCGCCCGTCGTACCGGTCGCACCTTGTGCCCCCTGGCTACCCGCTCCGGTCGCGCCCTGGAAGCCCTGGGCGCCCGTTGCCCCCGTCGCACCTTGGAATCCCTGCGATCCAGTGGTGCCCGTCGCGCCCTGCGCGCCTTGGCTGCCCGCGCCCGTTGCGCCCTGGAAACCCTGAGCACCCGTCGCGCCCGTCGCACCTTGAAAGCCTTGGGCGCCCGATCCGGTCGCACCCTGGAAACCTTGCGCGCCCGTCGTACCGGTCGCGCCCTGCGCTCCTTGGGACCCCTGCGCACCGGTTGCACCCTGGAACCCCTGTGCGCCCTGAGCGCCAGTCGTCCCCGTCGCACCTTGGAACCCCTGCGCGCCCGTCGTGCCGGTTGCGCCCTGGAACCCTTGAGCGCCGGTCGTGCCCGTCGCGCCTTGGGCGCCTTGCGATCCGGATCCCGTGGCACCCTGGAAACCTTGCGCGCCCGTCGTACCGGTCGCACCCTGCGCGCCCTGCGATCCCGCTCCCGTTGCGCCCTGCGCGCCCTGGAAACCCTGCGTCCCCGTCGCACCTTGGGCGCCCTGAGCGCCGCCGCCAGCGCCCTGCGCGCCCGTCGATCCCTGCGCGCCCTGGAAGCCGCCGCCTTGAAAGCCCTGCGCCCCCTGGAAGCCCTGCGCTCCGGTCGCACCTTGGGCGCCCTGCGATCCCGCTCCCGTCGCGCCCTGCGCGCCGGCTCCCCCTTGGAACCCCTGCGCGCCCTGTAGTCCCTGGAAACCCTGCGCGCCCGTCGATCCCTGCGCGCCCGCGCCGCCTTGAAAGCCTTGCGCGCCCGCCGTGCCCTGAAAGCCTTGCGCTCCTTGGGCGCCTTGCGCGCCCGCGCTGCCCTGCGCGCCTTGCACGCCGGTCGATCCCTGAGCGCCTTGCGCGCCCGATCCCGTCGCGCCCTGTGCGCCGGCGCCACCCTGAAAGCCCTGCGTACCCGTGGCGCCTTGCGCGCCCTGGAAGCCGCCGCCTTGGAAGCCCTGCGCGCCCTGAAACCCTTGCACGCCCGTACTACCCTGGGCGCCCTGAGCCCCGCCACCGGACCCCTGAAATCCTTGGGATCCCTGCGGTCCCTGTGCGCCCTGCGCCCCCTGGGCACCCATGCTGCCGCCCGTCGCTGGCACCCAGCGGCCCGGCCCAGCAATGGGCGCGATCACGAGCGGGGGGTTGGATGGCGCGGTCGAATCGCGGTGGAGCTCGTAATGCTCGTGCTCACCCGCGACGTAGCAAAAGCAGCCGTCGTCGAGCAGCTGAGTATTGATGTTTTCGAGGGAGTCGCTGCCACCGAGCAACATCGAGACGGAGCCGATGTTGCGGCTGGCGAGACTGGATCGATCGGCCATGGGCGGAAGGGGCTCCTCAGCCGCGGATACACCGCAGCCCGAGCTCGACCGTCCTGATTCGAGCAGTCGCCCGAATACCGATAGAGTGGGGAAAGCCTATCCCGATGGGGGAGCGGGCTGCAACTTTTTGAGGCTAGATCGCGCTCCTTGCAAATCGCGGCGAAGAATCCCATCCCCGAAATCGGCGCCCTTCAGCCATCGCCGCGCTTCCGGTGCTCCCGCTTCCCGCGTAGGGATCTACGACTAATCCTCCTGGCCTGGAGTAGCTGCGAATCAGGTATCGCAGCAATGGCTCCGGCTTCTGCTGAGGATGCACCCTCGATTTGCTGCTGGTCCCGACGCTGGCGAATTCCAGGACACTCGTCGGAAACCGATCGGTCGCACCGGCCCGGCTGTCATTCACCCGCGTCTGACGACCATAATTTTCACCGTGATGCGCTCGGCGGGCGGCATGGATGGGAGAGGCGCCTTGCAACATCTGCGGAATGTAGCAGCCCGGTCGTCGAGAAAATACCAAAATGAATTCGTGCGCGCGCAGGGGCTGGCGCTTGGCATTAAGGTGTCCGGTGGCGAGGCTCTTGGACCAGATCAGATCATGTCGAAAGTACTTATCCTGAGAGGACTGGAGCGCCGCCGCAAAACGCAGAGACGACGCCATGAAAATGGCGATGCCGTCATCGGGCAGAGCGGTCCAAACTGCTGGCCATAGCTCGGTCAGATCGGGGGCAACATCAAATTCCGCTCGGGTCTCTCCCGATGGCAGATCGGATAAGATCAACGACGCGCTCCCCGGCGGCAGGCTGCTGAGACCGACGATCCCGTCACCCAGCTCGATCAACGGCAGGTCACTCATGCAGTAGAGATCTCGGCATTCCCCAGATTCGTTAGTTCCCCGCGCGCCACTGCGAGCGGGCAAAGATCGCCTTCAGCATCCCCGTCGCCCTCTCGTGCCGCATCATCTTCAGCGCCGTTTCGCTGATCACGCTGAGGCCATTCATGGGCGACAGCTGACGGTCCCGATGAAGGGCTTCCGCCGCCACGCCGATGAAGGCCGTCAGGATCTCGGTCGAGTCGTGGCCATCCAGAATGCCGCTCGATTGCAGCTTGACGATGAGGCGCTCGGCGGCTTTTCCTACTTCAGTTTTTGCTGGCATGTTCAGATCTCCACGATCCCCATCGGCTCGTAGCCTTCCTTCAACGCCACGAGATGTGCCTCCACGTAGGGGATCGCGTGCTCCTGATGGAAATCGTCCGGGTAGTAGGTGCGGAGGCGAATCGCCTGGAAGCGCGCCCGGAGGCCCTTCAGGTAGCGGGCGTGCGAGCCCTTCGTGTAATACCAGAATGAGTTTTCGTTCCAGAAGGAGACGTGGGTCGGGTCTTGGAAAGCGCCGCGACCTGCGCTCGCTACCCAGTGAAACTCGCCGCCGTCGCGCGCGACGACCGTCTCTTCGATGGGCGTCCGAATCATGGGACCCGTGGTCGACGGCACACGGATGAGGAGGAAGCCGCCCGGGGCGAGCACGCGGTAGGCTTCGTTCATGGTGTGGATGGGATCTTTGAGGTGCTCGATGGCGTCGTGCGCGCGGATCACGCCGACGGAGTTGTCTTCGAGCGGCCAGCGCTGATCGAGGTCGTGACCGAGAGAGAGGTCGAGCGGTTGGTAGCCGGGGGCGGTGTCGATGGCACCGCAGAGATCGATCTTCGTCAAATAGTAGCCATCCGCCGTCAATGTGTCGCGAGCAAACTTCTCCGCGAGCGCGGTGATGTTTTGGTCGTACACGTCCTGGGTCAGGCGCTGAATGAGCGCGTTGTCTCTCGCGACGGTGTTACCGTTGTGGACGCGGTAAAAATACAAACACTCAGGGATGTGTTTGAAGCGGAGACCCGCGAGGAACATCCGCACGATGAGCTCGTGGTCGTCGATGACGGGCAGGTCCGCGTTGTGGCCGCCGACCTTCCAGTACGCGTCCTTGCGCCAGGCGCGGAGGTGGTTCGGGGACCACTCGACGCGGCGGAGATTTTGCGGCGTCGCCGGGGGCTGCACGTGCGCACGGAGCTCGTGACCCTGGAAGGTGACGGGGTACGTTTTCCAGCCGTACTCGGAGGAGTAGGTGTTCGGGATCCAGCGCGCGTTTTTATGCGCCTCCCGGTGCGCATCAAGCAGCGCCTTCGGCGCGGCTGGATCTCTGCCGAGTATTGCCAGATCGATCGGGTAGTCCACCTTAAACTCCGCCGTGTCCGAGTAGGCGAAGTCAGCGTGCGCGAGGGCAGCGATCGTTTTCTCGAGCGCCGTCTCGTGCAGCAAGTCGTCGTGATCGAGCTCGAGGAGAAAGTCGCCTATGGCGAGCTCGCAGCAGTGGCGTTTGATGGCACCGATGCCTTCGCACGTCGTGTCGACATATACCTTGACGCGCGGATCGCTACGGATCTCACCCGGCAGCTTGCCGCCGTGGTTTTCGAGCACAACCCACTCGAAGTCCTGCACCGTCTGCGTTTTCAGCGTCTCCCAGGCCGCTTCGATGTAGGGGTTTCCGGATGCCGTGAGCGGCGTGAAGACGCTAATCATGGCCCGGGAGCCTACCGACTACGGATGCGTTTGAATAGTGGGAATGAAGCGCTTCTGCCCGACGACTCGATATTCGGTCGGAGCCTTGTCGCCGGTCACGATTTCGAGATCGACTTCGCCTGATTTCGTCACCGGGAACTCAAGCGCGCCCGCGCGCTGCTGGGCCGACAAGCAGGCTTGCCGCGACTGTTCCCAAGTGTGCCGGGCTCCTGCGTACGAGCGGCGGTAGAGGTAGTGGTAGATCGATAGGGCACGGAGGCTCGCGCCATTCGCGCGCATGCGGGCGCACCAGTCGAGATCTTCCGTCGGGACCGCTCGGTAGGGGAGGGCCGTTTCTGACCAGCCGCTGATCGTGCCGCCGGTAAGCCAAGAGGCTGGATTGAGATCGGCCTCGATGCGACCCGTGAGCAGCAGCTGCGGCTTCGGATCTGAGATGTCGTCTCCGAGCGAGACGAAGTGGCGCTGCTTGCCGAAGGCATCGGCCGAGCGCGCGAGCCCCGCGATCTCGTCGAGGTAGCCCGGGCCATACCAGTCGTCGTCATCCATCGTCGCAAAGAAGCCGCCGCCGTGACGCTTGATGAATTCGAGGGCTTCGTTCTTGGCGTGGGAGATGTGGGGCGCGGAGGTAATCCAGTGCGCGTTACCTAGTGACAATGCGCCCGCGTTCCCCGCGCGGCCGTTGCCCACCACGATGAGTCTCTTCCCAGGGAAGCGCTGGCGGGAGAAGTTCCCGAGCACGCGCTCCCAGTGCTCGGGCCGACTGAATGGCACCACGACCCAGATCTTGTCGACCTGAGGCGGGAGCGGGGCGGGGCAGGGCTTGAGGAGCGGCATCAATGGAGCGCGCGTTGAGCGCGCACTTCACGCTCGGCTTCGGCGTAGCACTGCGGGCAATGCAAATGTTGGCAGATCACGCAGGCGCGCGGCTCGTGACCCTTGGCATCGACCATCGCCACCTCGAATGCATGCAACCCCGATTCTCCACACAATCGGCAGAGGTGACCGAAGCGCCCCGTCTCCCAATCATGGGCGCACTTCGTCACGGCGTACCGGTCATCACCAAGATCGACGTGAAGGGGTTCGGTTGGTTCTGGCCGTTTCCGGTACCGAAGGTGTTCGAGAAGGCCAGATCGCCCGGATCGGCGGTCGTGAAATCCCAGGCGGGGGGCGATCCTTCGCCGGGCGGGATCTTGTAGGCGAGGATGCTCATCTCATCCCCGTCGGCGTCGCAGCTGAAGGTGAGCCAGGAGGGGCCACCGTTGTTCGGTTGGGACGAGTTGACGTACACGCCTTGCTGCCAGGTGCCATCCGCACCCGAGGGCGTGAGCGGCTGCACCCAAACCGGATCGAGCGTCGGCTGGAGCTGCTCGCCGGTCAGGTGAATGATGCCCGGAAGACCGAGCGCGGGCTCGGCCTGCTCGAAGGCGACGGTGCGCGTTGACCCGGGGAGGAAGTAGCGCTGGTTCAGCGCGCTCGGAGTGTTCGACTGGGGCTGACCGAGGCCGCTCGTCGTGAGGTGGTAGCTCGAGTAGTTTTGCGTCGGCGTCACCTGGCCTTCGGCTTGACCCGCGCGATAGTCGCGCACGTTTCGCATGCGCCAGAGGATCTGGTAGCGGTAGAGGGCGTTCACGTCGTAGCCGGCGATGGTCTGCGGGATCCAGATCGTGACGCGCGATCCCATCGGCACGGTGATGCCGCCGAGCAGGTTCGGGTCGTAGCCGGTGACGCCTTTTTCGGCGTACAGATCGAGCACGCCCGGGAACGCAATCGGCCGCGTCCCGTCTTTCCCCTGATAAACGCGCTCGAAGTTCGGGAAAGGCCGGAGGAAGCGGCACATCGAGACCTGGGGGTCAAACAGAACGACTTCGCTCATGGCTACTTTCTTTTCAATCGGGGCGCGAGATCAGAGGCTCGACTGCACGGTCGTCTTCCGCCATTGCTTGCCGTCCCATTGGTACAGCGTCGATTCTTGGCGGATGCCGGAGGCGTAGTTCGTGAAGGACATGTTGTAGCCGAGGGCGTCCCAGTTGGATAGGTACTTCATCGGCGCCCAGCGGTACGAGCGCTGCCCCGTCTTGTTGTTGATCGTCTCGACCAGGGGCAGGTACCACGCGCTCGTCAGCACGTTGGCGTCCAGCATTGAGCCGAGTCCTTTGAGGCCACGCCCGAAGCGCGAGGGGGCAAGCGGCCGAACCATTTTCGAGTAGCTCATGGGGGATCCTTTCAATCGTCGCGAGCTTGCTGGGCGCGGTAGCCGAGGTAGCCGGCGAGTCCCAGCCCGAGTACGGTCATGACGGTGGTTTTGACGGCTTCCTTGCGATCGTCGGCGAAGCCCGAGCGCCACAGGGAGTTGGCACGGTAGGCGTTCGAGAGGGCGCCGGCGAGAAAGAGTCCGGAGCCCGCGCCCCAGGCCCCGCCGACCAGGGCGCCCGTGCCCACACCGACGCCAACCAGCAGCACGGCCGCGCCGGCGCGGCGCGAGGCTTTGGGGTCCGGGGCGGGAGCCGGAGCGGGGAGCTGCTGCTGGGTCTGCGGGGAGACCATCGGCTGAGGCATCGGCATGGGGGACGGAGCCGGAGCGGGCTCGGCAGGCGCGTCATCGCCAAAGCCCGGGTACATCGGGCGGGGGCGGTTTTCCGGATCGAACTCCATGCCCGGGAGAGGATACCCGGGAGGCAGGAGAAACGAAAGTTTTGGGGGCGATGCCCCTAGAACTCTAGCTTCTTCACGAGCGGAGCGAGGGTCGCGCGCACGTTACCGGCTTCGAGCACCTCAGCGGGCTCGACCATGATGTGCTGCAAGCTCGTGATGTTTGGGCGACCGGGGGCGCTGTAGCGCCCGGCGTAGATGTCGGTTTGCATGTCAGGGAGCAGGGCCGCTATCGCCAGCAGCCGGTCTTCTGCAGTCCATGCGGCGGAGAGACCCTGTTTGATGCGTTCGGGGGTGAGCATGGTCGTACCTTTCATTCGGCGGGCAGCGTCGCCAAGATCTTCCGTACCGTCGCCGCTTGGTAGGCGACCTTCTTCGGCGAGAGCCCCATTGTGCAGCTGCCGGAGAAGCCCGCGATGGCAGCCTGGATCTCATCCCCCCCGAACGCCTGCTTGCACATCGAGCGCGAGCCCGCGAGGAGTTTCGCCGCGTGCCAGGCCGCAAGCTCGGTGGCCTCCGGTGTGGAAGCGTGCATCGCGTCCCAGTCGGCCTGTGGGAAGACCGACAGCTTCCACTGTTGCCAGGGGCCATGCGCGCGGGCGACGCCGAAGCGGTCCGAGTCGCAGCGGGCGCCAACCGGACCCTGATCGCAATGGCCCTCGTGCACGTACTGCGCGAAGTCCGACTCGAAGTGGCCCTTGCCGAGCAGGAGAGCTGCCAGCATGCGGCGGTCGCTGAAGATCGGTCGACACTGCTCGACGGGAAGACCCGTGCAAGCCGCGCGCTTGGTGACGCTGTTGATCGATTGCGCGACGACGTGCATGCGCGCGGCGCGCTCGGCCTTCGTCTCGGTGTCCGTCTTGTGCGGAGTCATTCGCATCAGCTGATCGAAGATCGCGGTAAGTAAATCCATGGGGAGCGTTTCTAGCGGCGAGTGGTGGGGGAGTCAAACCGCTTCCTTCCCCAGAACAACAGCAAACGGTCCGCTCGACCTTCGATCCCTTCGAAGCGCGGCGCCTTCGGTGACAGGTGCGAGCATTCTTTGCACAGGTAGTGTCCGTCGGACAGGCAATCGCCTCGACCGTCATAGCCCCTCCCGTCGAAGAGCTCGCACGGGTACTCCGGATCGCGCACGCCCGGTGCGCCAAAGCGCGGGGGTGAGCTATTCACGAAGCGGACGAGATCTTCCCACTGCTTGAGCGCTTCGGTCATTGTCTCGGCCCCCAATCTTTCGACCTTCTCCCGAACACCAGAAACGCGACGAGCAGCACCACGATGATCACGCCATCGATCCCGTTGAACGCTACATCGATCGCGCGGCTTCCCGTCGGGACGCGATCGGTGAGGGGATTCATGGGAGTACCGTGGGGACGGCGCGGAAGAGCACCTCCTGCTCGGCGTACACCTCAAACTCGAGCAGCGCGCCATCCGGCGTGCGCACGCGCACAGAAGTCGCCCTTGGGTAGTCGCTATCCGCCCAGTTCCTTTCCACGAACGACTGCACGGCCCCTCGAAGAAAAATGTTCTCAGCTTTCAGGTGGTCTTCATAGCTCTCGACCTCGATCTCTCGCGCGTCCTCTTCTTCTTCGTTCCAGCGATCCCAGATCTTGACGGTGAATTTCATGTAGTAAGATCTTTCTCGGTTTGGTCGATCCGGTCGATGAGCTCCAGCAAATCCTCTCGCCGGAGTTCCAAAAATACCGTGAGCCCCATGAACACTCTCAACGCCCCATCGCGGCTCATCAGGAGGGTCCCCGCTTCATCCCCTGAGAATATCCCGAAGAAAGAGTCGAGGATGAATGGCTCACACCCATCGGTAGCACCACGATCGATCTGGTAGGTGTTCAGGCGCAATGAGCCTCCGGCCTCAAGCGCATCGGCATGTCGCTGTGCCGCAACCGCAGCCGTGAAGAGCCCCAGCTTCCGATAAAAGACCTCGTGGGCTCGACTCATCTCAATCGCTACCGCGCGATCAGTCATGGCCAGACCTAATCGCATTCAGTGTACCGAAACGTTGCCAACATGTCTCGCTCTCCTCGTCGAATGGGCACGCTAAAGCGTGACCGGGAATTGTTCGATCTGCACTGGGATGCCGCGCTCAGCGCGCAGCTTGGTCACGAGATCGATCGTGCGTCCCGTGCCGGTGCTCCCCGTCGGGAACGCAATGAATGCTAGCCGATACCCCGCCCCCTCGAACGCAAACAGCACCTTCGCGCAGAGGCGATTCCGGATGGGGCCGGCTGGTTTTTTCAGCCGCTCCCAATCTGCGGGGAATCCGTAGTGCCGAAAGCCGAGCCGCTCCGCCGCCGCCACCGCGAGCTTGTCGAAGCCGATCGATCCGTTTCGACCCTCCCCATCGCCGTGAATGAAGACGCCGCCCCGTGGCTCGGCGTACTTCTCGAGCGCAGCCTTGATGAGCGGGTAGTGCTCGCGACGGAGATCGCGCGAGCCGGAACCGAAAACGCACCAGGGCTCCGCCTCCATCACCCGCCCCCACTGGTGGCTTTGCGGGCGCGCGCTTCGGCTAAGAGAATGTCCTCGACCAGCGTGTTCAGCGACAGCTCACAGCGACTGAGGCTGCGCTTGGTTTTATCGTCGTAGCTGGCCAGCGAGCGGGCGACGGCTCGTGACACGTCGGCCTGTTGCTGCTCCAGCTCGGAAATTCTTGCATTGGCATCATGCAGCTCGCGAGCCAGCGACATGATCGCCTCGTCCTTTCCGTCGACTCGCAGGTTTTCGATGTGCTGGCGGGCCTCGCGTGGGTTGGCGATGTTCTGCGGACGGAAGGCGGCGCGCATCATCGATAACTGAGATTCTAACTCGGCGAGGCGGGCGCGGAGCTTGGTAATGGTCAGCTCGTAGCATTGGCGAGCCTGATCATGCACTGGCACGTACTCGCGCGAACAGTCGACCGCGTCGAAGCGCTCCCAATCGTCGATGGCGCGGCTGCTTTGCAGTGTGCGCCCACAATCCGGACAAGCCTCAGCCATCACCCCTCCTTCGCTTGCAGGCGTCGCTCGAGTTCGGAGAGCGCATCGCGCCAGTACGTCTCGCCCGCCGCTGTAACCTCGAACCTGTAAGCTTTCAGTTGCGCCAATAGATACGCCGTCGACGGCTTCAGCTCGGGGCTCTCCACCGGAATCGTGGCCACGATACGCGCCCTTTCACCAGTTGCTGGATTCGCAGCAACATAGGTGTCGGCTTGAAGCAGGATGCAGCGTGACTTTTTCTGCGGTTCGGCTTGTGGAGCGGGCCAATTCGCCAAGTACTCGCGCGCCTCGTCTTTGGCGCGCTGCAATTCTTCCCAGCCGTGCCCATCGTAGTCGTGCGTCGTCAGTCGTTCGTGAGCGAAGTCAGCGAGGCATTCCAGGCAATCGCGCAGTGGCCACGGCTTCGTTGAGCCGAACGCGACCTCGGCAGACGTTGGGCGCAGTTGGGCTTGTGGCTCGGGCAGCCTGACCCACTGGTCGCCACTTCGTTGGTAGCCGTCGACAATGGCCCCATCTGGCGCGTCCAAGCGATCATCCGTAACTGGAAAGCGGTAAGGGCGAGGCTCGGGACTGGGCGGGGTTGAGGCGGCGCGACCCAAATTGAACATTGCGACGCAAGCCGCGCGAATCATCGACAAAGTCGGGCGATAACTTAACGAGGGATTCCACTTTAGGTATTGTCTCGCAGCAGAATCAGCGTCCAGCTCCCTCGCGGCCTCCTCACGGTCTGCGGCGGTCACGGCTCGCTCCCCGTAGCCGGCGCCATTGCGTCAGCTTGTTTCGCGTGTGGGTCGCTCTTGGCTATGGCGTCCAGCACCGCGCACAGATCCGGCAGCGAGTACATGCCTCCGCCAAATCTGAAATTACTCCACGCGTTCGACACGGCACAGTGAAGCTGCGTACACGCTCGTCGCTCGGCCTCTAGCTCCTCCCGCAGTCGGGCAATCTCCGAGTCTCGGATGGAGAGCTGGTCGCGACACTCAGTGAGCCGATCAACATCTAGCTTCCACGCGCGAATCTCGCGCCTGCCTTGTTCCTCCAGCTTGCTCACCTTGGAGCGCAGCTCGTCGCGCTCTTTGATGAGTTCCGCTCGGGCGCTCGCGTGCTCCTGAGCTTCTTTGGAGACTGCGTTCAGCTCCGTGGTCAAGTGAAACAGTCGCATGTACCGCTCGCTTGCCGACGGGGTGGGCGCGGGCTCGACGCGGCGGACGGCGGTTACGCGCCAGCATTCCCCGGCAAGCCAAACGGACCATGTCTCGTCGCGTGGAGCTTCCTTGGTGCGGACAACGAAGCGTTGGCCAACCGCTCGCAATGGGCTCTTCTGGTACAGCGTCTCCATCACCTCATACTCCCCCGGCTCCAGCGTCACGCCCTCGGCGGCGCAGATGATGCCGGGTTCGTTGATGGCGGTTGCTGGTTGTATAAGCGTTCTATCAACGTCAGCTGGCGCAGCCCGCTCCTGCGCTTCAAACCACTCCTTTGGTCTGACACCACAAGCCCAGCATGGCTGATGGGACTCACGCTCTTCCGTGGAAAAGGACGACTCTGCATGCGACTGGCGCGACGCGTCCAGATCGCCCCGGATCTGGTCACAGACGCCCATGATATAGCCCTGGCAAAAGAACCGGTGCGCGTCCAGCGAGTGGGGCGGGACTGGGAACGCTAGCTTGAACGCCGCCTCAGCTTTTTCTCTCAACGACATTTGGCAAGACCCTCAATGCGCTTCGGCCGTTGCGGCACGCGGGCGCGCGCCCGCCTGTACTCTTGCCTCAAGAATCCCTGATGCTCCGGCACGACGCGCCAGGGACGCAAGCGCTCGGCGAGCTTTCCCGATCCGATGATCGTGCCGGAGCGGGGCGCGATCAGGTAGTCGCCGGCGATGGGCCAGTGGATCTGCGCCCGGAGCGGCTCGCCGGTCATGCCGAGGTATTCGACCACCTTCTCGGCCCCCGAGAGCGCGTGGCGCAGCTTGATGTATTGCGGCACGCGGGGCGCAGCTTTCTTCAGGCGGAGCTCGAAGAGAGCTCGGTCGACGGGATCGCTCACGGCGGGAGGGCGTCCCGGTGGAGCGCGATCTTGCGCGGATAGATCATCGCAAATATCGAAGCCGAGGACTGCGTGAGCGGTCCATTTTTCGCTCCTACCCGATACAGGACCTGGCGCCGCTTCACGTCGACGACAAAAACATGTAGCGGGTGATGCAGCTCCGGCCACGGATCCCCAGCCATTGGCTCCGATGCGTACTCCCCACCGGGGAGCGGCAACCGGAGACCGAGCGCCGCACCCACGCTCGATAGGAACGTACTCATGGCTCCTCGCTCGCCATCTCGAGCACGTCATCAGGCAGCACCCAACAGCGCGAGGCGAGGTAGCCGCCCGTACGCCCCTCGACCATCACCACGAGATCGCCGGGGCGCTCACTCGAGCCCAAGCGCCAGGCGATGCTCCTGGTATAGGTGATGTGCACGACGCCGCGGTCGTCGACCAGCGCGATCCGTATGCCGGGGGATGTGTCTTCGGTGACGCCGCCGAGCTCGACCGAGATCCTCATTTTTTCTCCATTGCCTGGGCCATGTCCTCGCCGAGCTTCTTGGCGAGGGAGACCACGAGCGTCTGAGCGTTTGAGTCGTTGACCTGGAGCGGCTGGAGCCGGCTCGTGAGCCCCATCAGCGCAAAGGCCGCGAAGGTCTCGCGCTTGTCGAGGGGCCAGGTCGACAGAGCGGTGATCTCCGCTCGGATACCATCGAGCGCTTCTAGCTCTGGGTCGGGATCGTAGTCAGGGTCTTGGGGATCGCTCGTCATGTTTGGTTCCTACGGAGCGAGTCGGGGAGATCTTCCCGCCTTGCTTTTCTGTCTCGACGGCCGAAGCTAGCACTGCTATCACGGTGATGTCAACGTCGTGGCAAATGAGCTTCCCCCGGGGGAGATCGCCGGAGCCGCAGGCGTAGCACTCACCCGATGGCCAAGAAAACGCACATCCCCACGGCGGGCGGTCAGCGCACTTATTGCGGTCTCCGTTTTTCCGATGGCAGCATCGCGGTCATCGATCTCCGTACCGTCTCGATCGAGAGCGCCACGTGTCGTAACTGCCAGCGAAGCGACGACCGCCGCGTCGTCCAGAATCACGAGCGCGAATGCCGCGAGGCGGGCATCGATCCCTGCACTCTCCAACCCCTCCCGAAAGCCAAGCCATGACCGAATCGACCCGTCCCCCCGCCTTCAAGATCCCTTCTCCGAAGGCAACGCCCCTCTTTCTATTCTTCGGCAAGGGTGACTACGTCGTGGCGCGTACTGCGAATGATGCTGCCAGCTTCTGGATGGATCACTTCGACGATCTCGCCGACGAGAGGGAGTTCGAGCGGCTACCGGATGGCGAGCTCATCGAGATCTACCTCGACGCGGACGACACCGCCTGTCACCTCAGCCCGATGACGCTTGCCGATCTCGCTGCCGAGCGTGAGCGCGGGCGCACGCCCGAATTCGACACCTGGAGCGCCGCCGAGCTCGTGGAGCAGTTCGGGGTAGGGTATCTCGCATCTACGGAAGAATGAGTCATGTGCGAAGGAGTCGACTGGGAGCCCGCTGTCACGGCCGCGGTGACGCGCAAAGCGCGCAAGGCGCATCACTGCGCTGAGTGCCGGCGCCTCATCGCCCCGGGCACGTCCTACGTCCGCTGCTCATCGCTCACGGACGGGCACTGGGGCGACTGGGCCGCCTGCCACAAGTGCCACGCGGTGGAGCGGGCGCACGCGGCCGCCGAACATTCCATGAACGGCAACTCGAGCTACTACGTCGGCCAGCTGCTCGAGACGGTGAGGGAGTGCATCCGAGAGGAGCCGCACTACGTGGTGGCGTTCCGGGCGGCGTGGAAGGGGCAGCCTGTGCCGAAGAAGCCCCCTCCGCCTGTTGACCGTTATCGCTACTCGACGGTGATGGGATGAACCACCTGCCACCGGGCGCCTCCACGCACTTCTCTCTCGAGCGCTTGCGCGAGGTGGAGGTGTTCGCGCGGGAGCGTGGGCTCTACACGTTTGTTTACTGCGGCATGACCTATGTCATGGACGGAGGGGCGACCGCGCACCGCGAGGGCGGAGAGTGGTGGGGATCGTTTGGGCACTCGTCGCGCAAGGCGACCGAGGAAGAGATCGACCTCTGGCAGGGCCTCGGGGGCCCCACATGAACCTCACCCCCGCTCAATGGCGCCTGCTCGCTGAGCTCGCCGAGCCCAACGACAACGTCGACAACTGCTGGTTCTTTCCCCAAAAGAACCTCCGCACGCTCCGCGCCCTCGAATCCTTCGGGCTGGCGAAGGCCGGCGACTGGGACATCCGGCGCTACGGCTTTTGGATCACGTCCGAAGGACGAGACAAGCTGCGCGAACGGGAAGATCTCAGTCATGTCTGACGACGCCACGCGCCGGCCCGGCACCGTGCACCGCCAGAAGGCGCGACGCGCTCACGACTGCGCCGAGTGCGCCGACCCCATCTCGAAGGGCCAGACGTACATCTACCTCAACACCTTCGACCGCGGCAAATGGTCGCGCTACGTGCTCTGCCTCGAGTGCGAGCGCATCCTCAACTGCCACCGCGTGGCCGAGCTTGCGATGGGCCGAGAGTTGCCCTTTGGCGCAGGCACGATGCGGCGCGAGTTGAAGGAATGGTTCGGTGCGGACACGGCGTATCAACGAGAGTTTCGGAAGGCCTGGCGCGCGAGCGCGCCGGTGAAAGAGAGCGAGCCCGCATGACCCAGCCCAAACCCAACTTCTGCAAAAACCGACTCCCCGACCACACTGACTTTTACACGTGCGGCAACGTTACCCTCCCGAACAACACCTACTGCCTCGCCTGCCGACCAGAAAAACTCCCGCAAGCGCGGCAGCGTCTCCAGACCAAAGAGGCCGAATACATGGTCGCGAAGGCTGCCTACGAAGCACTCCTCGCCGAAGGCGTCCCCCGATGAGCTGCGTCGGCTTTCCTGCAGAATCCGAGGGGGGCGATCTCGTCTTCTGCGGCTCCCCGACAAAACCCGGCCGGCGCTTTTGCGATCGCTGCCACCACGCGCGCGTGCTCTACCTCATCCACCGCATCGAGCAACTGCAGGCGCAAGTCACGAGCGAGATCATGGCTCTCTCGCAACTCGTGAACGAAAAACGATGACCACGATGGACCTCGGCTACCTCGCCCACCCAGAAGGCGACAAATGCTACAAGGTCACCCTCGACTACGAGGGCTACACTGTCTTCGTGTGGGCGCGCTGCCACGCCGAGGCGCGCCGCTACGGCGCCAACGTGCTCGACTCCGATTGGGACAGCGTCGAGTGCGAGCGTTTCAAGACCCTCGACACTTTCGAGGGCGATTTGCTCTCCTGGTGTCTTGAGCATGGTTGGTCGTTTAGCTGTTGCGAGTGCGAAAAACGGGTCAGCTTACCCGAAGCGTATCGCGACGGCAGTGATGTATTCTGCTCGAAGGAGCACGCCGACAAGTACACGGCGTACTGGTCTGCGAGGCACGCCCTCGAGCAACGCTTCCTCGACTATGCCCGCGCGAAGTATCCCGAGGAAAACCCATCGCGAGCCCACATCAACGTCCAAGGCGACGGCCTCATCTCCCACGCCTGGGGCTGCCGCATCATCTCGCGCGTCGATCTCGACGCCTCCTCTCTCTAAAAAATAGAACGTTCTTTTTTTTCTCTGGAGCCCCATGCAAATCGTCGTCAACCGTCAAGATCTGCTCACCGTCCTCAAGCGCGCCGGCAGCGCCATCGATCCCAACACGATGCTCTCCGTGCAGAAAGGCGTCCTCATCGTCGCCAGCACGACAGCGGGCGAGCCCAAGCTCACCATTGGCGCGACGGACGGCCAGCTCGCGGTCGTGCAGAAGTTCGACCTCGGCGAGGTGAAAGAGCCGGGGAGCGCAGTCCTCACTTACCGCGATTTGCTCCAGCGCATCGACAACATGCCACCAGGCTTGATCGAGATCACGGTCGCTGCCGACTTCAAGACCAGCATCCGGTCGAGCTCATCGAAGCGCAAATTCGCGATGACGGGGCTCGACCCCGTCGACTTCCCACCGCTGCTCAAGCAGCGGCCAGGTGAGGCCCTCTATTCTGTCGAAGCCAAGATCTTGCAGCAGTCCGCAAGCGAAACGGAGTTTGCGATCTCGAGCGACTTGACGCAGGGGATTCTCCTCGTGCCCGGTGACGACAAGATCTTCCAGCTCGTCTCGCTCGGCCGCTATGCCTTCGCCGTCGCGACCGGCTGGTTTACCGATCGCCATGGCGGCGAGAGCGCGCGCGAATGCCTCCTCCCCAAGAACCTCCTCGAGGCGGTAGGAGCGCTACCGAAGGAGGCCATCCTCACCCTGTCTGCCGACGAGCAAAAGATCTTCGTCTCGACACCCGATACCCTCATCATCGCCGGACAGCTGCAGACGCAGATGCCGGAGGTGTGGCGTCAGATCTTGAAGAGCGCGCCGACGCAGAAGCGCTTCCGGGTCTCGAGCGAGGCGTTCCTGTCGAGCGTGAAGGCGGTGTCGGTCGCGGCAGACTTCGTCGAGGGCGCGGAGCGGTTCGTGCAGATCGACGTGATTGCCAACGAAGGGGAGGTCGTGATCCGCACGAAGGAGAGCAAGCGGAGCCAGGGCGAGGACGAGCTCATCGTCTCGGACGCGGCCCCTGGGAAATTCCAGCTGCATGTCGACGCGGGACTCTTGTCGGCGGCGTTGCGGGCGTTCCAACCGACCGAGATCGATCTGTACTTCGATGTGATCGGAGGACAGGAAGCGCTCTTCCTCAAGAACGAAACCCTATCGGCGATGTTGCAGCTCATCGCCGTCATCCCGTCGCCGCCGCCGAAAGACAAGAAGTGAGCGTCACCGAACAAATGCTCGACGCGGCCGAAGAGCAGGCCGCACTCTACTCCCGAGCGCTCTCCGAGCTCACCGCTCCTATCTCGCCCGCCGAAGGCGCGGAGGACTGCTTCTCGCCGCCGAAGGTGATCCGCGACGCGATCGAGTTTTTGAAGATCAGCGTCACGATGTCTCCCCAGCGCGCCGACACCATCGTCATGCTCGAAGCGCTCGCCCACCGCTTCGAAGAAGCACTCGACCGAGAGGATCTCGACCTATGAGCAAGACCACCGCCCAATCACTGAAATTCCTGCGCCTTGCCGCCGAGACGTTTTTTCCTGCCGGGCAGTCACGAAGTGACCTGATCGCCTATCTTGAAGAGCTCACGCGGCCAATCCCCATGCGCCTCGTCTGCGAAGGCTGCGGCCAGCTCCACATCGACGAAGGGGAGTTCGCGGAGAAGCCCCATCACACGCACGTGTGCCAGCACTGCGGGCTCACCTGGCGCCCCGCGATCGGACCGACCGTGGGCGTGCAATTTCTTCCTGGCTTTCAGATCGGCCCCAAGCCCGCAGCAGGCACTTACGCCTCATGGTGCCCCGCGCGCTATAAATCGCCCCTCACGAGCGAAGGGCTAGGATCTCAGCCGCATGAAGCGGCGCAGAAGACCTCGTGCTGGGAGCCCAAGCCAGGCGATTGGTCTAGGTACACGGAGATCAGCAGCATCATCGTACAACTGGGTGAGTTTTCAAAACTCACCGGCCGATTTTTTGCGACGGCGCTCGACGGAACGCCCCTCTGTCCAAGCTCCGCCCAACTCACTCGCTGGATCCCGCGCATCGACGAGCGGGTGACGCTCGTCGGCAATCAGGCGGAGTCGCCGGTGTTCGGGGTGGTGGTGAATAACGGATTCGAGCCAGGACCCGAAGGGCTGCCGTTCTTCATGGTGAAACTCGCCGACGGAGCGCCGTGCAAGGCCTATTTGTTCGACCTCAAACCTGCGCCTCCCATCGATCCACCCGTGTCGATCGGCAGCATCTGGATGCCGCGTCATGGGTCGGACGAAGTCGAGGTGGTCGACGTTGAAAAGTTGCACGACGACTACTCGATCGTGCGAGCGTATCGGAAGGGCTTCGGCACCGAGATCTACGCGCTCAGCTACTTCACGCGGCATTTCATCTGGAGAAGAGACGCATGAGTCACGCCTTCGTCACCCGCGCGCATCGCGTGCTCGCCTACGAGCTCATCTGCTGGAACACCGCGCTCGATGATCTTGAGCCGTGGCTCGAAACCGGAGCCGAGCGCGGCATCCCCCAAGAGGGGATCGATGCCGCTCAGTTGCTCGCCGACTTCGAGGCGCACAGCCGTCACATGGCCTGGCAAGAAGGCTACGAGGCTGGCCGCGAAGACAACAGCTACGCAAGCTATGCGACGCCTCCACTCACGCCAAATCCATACCCCGAGCTTCCATTACCAAAAGTCACCCTATGACCGAACTAAACCCTCTTGCTACCCGCCCGATCTGTGGCAAGGACATGCCGATCGATCCCACTCTCCACGTCTACTGGGATCAGGACTCGATCTGGGTCGTGGCGCGCGACGCCGACGACGCAGCGCTCGTCTACGCCGAGCACATCGGGGATATCGATTCGTTCGACCCGCTCGAGTTCCAGCGAGTTTCGGACGAGCAAGCGATCTCAATCCGCGTCTGGGTGCTGGGGCCGTATGCGGGAGAGATCGCGCCGGTCGACGAAGAAGACGGCACGGACGCGATCGAGTTGAAAGTGCTGACCGCGCGCGACTGGGCCGACCAGCAGGGTCGCGGCTTTCTGTGCACGACGGACTACTGAATGGCCCGGAGCGATCTCTTGAATACGATCGCGGCGCTCGCCGCCATCGGCGGCGGCATGCCGGAGTTGAAGCGCTCCGCTTCAAAGCTCTTCTGCCAAAGTCCTCGCTGCTCAGGGCGGAAGATCCGGATCACCGAAAGTGTCACCGGGGCGAGCTACTGCCACCGCTGCGGGTGGTTTGAGAGGAAGGTCCGGCAGAGATGATGTATCGAGCATGTACCGACTGCAATGCCCGCGCCTTACCGCAGTCTCGGTGGTGCGCGGACCACACTCCCGATGGGACATTCGTGCCGGTCAGCACCCAGTGCGCGCGGTGCGGGAGAGAGCACCATGAGCACCGGCAGTATCGCGATGGAAAACCACCACGTTGCCCCAAAAAAACAAGTCAACTACCCCATGACTGACGACACCATCCGAAGCGCAAACTTCAATCTCATTCGTGGCCAGAACGCATTCGGCGAGACGTTTCGACTGCGCGAGAAGGAGTACGCGCACGTCCTGCTCATCCAGCCGACCAATGAGTGGTTCCTGAAGCAATGGGATCAGTCCCACACCGAATCCAACCAACGAAACCTCCTCTACCTGCTCGAGGCGGCCTACGAGCGAGGCGCGCGGGACGCGCGGGCAGAGATCAAGAAAGCACTCGGTATCCCATGAACCGTCTCCCACTTTGGATCGCAATCCTGCTCATCGCAGCCGGCGTCGGTCATTTCGCCCTCGCCAAAACGCACCCTCTCGTCGACCTGGCTTTGATCGCCCTGATCGGCGGCTGCGCGGGCTACATCCTGCGCATTATCCGAGACGCCGTGGCAGCGAAGGCCGCCGAGTACCGCCAGCAACTCGAGCCCCTCCCGCGACCCGACTACGAGCCCAGGCTCTTCGGTATCCCCATGGAGTGGGATCCGGAGACGGGTTTTTGGTGGGCGTCGTTCGGGGGGATCGACGTGGACTTGCATGAGCGCGAGCCGCCGGGCAGCTGGGGCTTCACCTGGCACATCGAGAGCCTGAGCGCGACTGGGATCGAGTCACTCGACGAGGCTGTCGACGATCTCGAGCGCGAGCTCACTCGCATACGCAACGCCATTCCTATCGCCAAGAACTGGCACATGGAGAACGCATGAAGCCCGGATACGATCCAAAGAGCCTCGGGGGCAAACTCACTTGGCTCATGGGGGATTGCCACGAGGTCGGGCAAGCGGTCTCGAAAACCAACCGCCTCGCCTTAGAGTGCAAGAGCGCAGACCATCCCGACGTGACTCCCACAATGCTCCTCCTCTGGGCGCTCGACGGTGGCAACCCCGAGCTCGATCCCGCGACGCGCGAGTCCAACCGTGAGTGGATCCTACGCGAGCTCGGAGATCTCAAGCTCGCTATCGCCGCCGTAGAGAAAGCGCTCCGCGAATGACCCTCTGGATCCCACTGTTGTGCTTTTACTGCTTCAGCGCGGGCATCACCGTCGGCGCGTGGCTCGGCGATCCGCACGGCACCCACTACAACTGGACGCGCGGTGCGATCGTGCTGGGCACTGTCGGTCTCGCGCTCGCTTGGTGGATCTATTTTGCCGTCTGGGTATTCCTATGGCTCGATCGATCTCCCGACGAAGCCGCAGCGCTGACCGAGAAGAAGCGCCAGCAACGCAGAAAGCACTTCCTCGAATTTCCTCCCCCATGACCGCCCCCGTCACTCTTCCCTGCTGCATCTCTGGTACGCTCCACTGCGCCTATCCGAGCACCCTTACTTTCACTTGCACCGAGTGCAAGCTCAATTTCTGCTGGTGTGACCGCCTCACCGAGTCCGTGGCTGCCACTTACGATCCCTGCGCTGCATGCGCCAAATTCGCTCACGCCGAGCGCACCATCTTCGGCATCTTCTTCTCTCAATACCTCATGGCAAGACCCAAACCAAAACCCAAGACCCCGCGCGATCTGCGCTACGAGCTGATCGCCGCCAAGCAGCGCATCGCCGAGCTCGAGGAGCAAAACTCGGCGCTCACCGAGTCGCTCCGGCAATCCCGCGCGGACGCCAAAGCGCTCGCCACCCTCACCCGTTAGGACTCACCATGGCCTCCAGAAACAAACCCAAGTCCAAGAAGCCCAAGCGCAAACGAGCCTCGCTCTCCGAGCGCAACCGCCGCATCAATGGCCCCGTCGTCACGACCGATCTCGGACCGAGCCTCGATCGCCTGCGCGTCACCGGCAAAGATCTCGCGAGCGACGATGGGCTCGGGATGTTCGGGGCGCACCAGATCGAAGCCGGCATGGTGGCGCTCGCCCGCGGCACCGATGCCCTCGTGACCAAAGTCGTCAACTCTGCACGCGAGGGCTCGCGCGATCCCGCCGACCACCTGCTCGATCTGTCGCGCGCCTACTATCAGGAGGAGACCTCCGAGGGCACCCACAACATCCAGTGCGATCGCTGCAAGCTCAAGTCCCCGGGCATGGCGACCGAGAAGCAAGCGAGCCGCTTGGCAGAAAGCCTCGGCTGGGTCGTGACGGATGCGTTCGATCACTGCCCGGCGTGTAAAGACGGAGGACTGATGCTTCCGGGGGCGAGCGCTGCGCTCGCAGTGGTGCCGGCGCTCACGCCGGCCGAGATGATCTTCATCGTCCGCATCCGCTACATCGTGGACAAGATCGAAGAGGGCACATCGGTGGAAGCCTTCCTCCAGAATGCCAACCGCTCGGGCCACCGCTCGATGCTGAGCGACTTGGCGGCGAGCACGCGCTACGACACGGTGCCGCTCATCGATCAGGTCACTTCGCTCATCGAGCGCGGGGCGGACGTGCACCCGCTCTTCTCTTCGGAATCGACAAAAATATGCTCTTTCTTTTTTCGATTGCACGAAGCCCTGAAGAAAGAGGACGGCGATGCTCGATGACGACGACGTGGAGCTGGTCGCGATCGCCAGTAACCCGACGGGCTGCATCGGCGTCATTGTCACGCTCATCCTCATCGCAGCGATGAGCTATTTCGTGTCACAAAACAAGGAGTATTGCGCAGAGAAGCACTGCCAGCACGGCACGAGTCAGCTCATGGATCACCGCTGCGTCTGCATCGAGGAGCCCCGATGAGACCCATCAAAGAGTTGTTCCGCGAAGTCATCGAAGAGCGCGATAACTCCGATGTAGAGCGCGCGCTCGGCATGACCCGGGCCCAGTCCGAGCACCTACTCGACCGATCCATGAGAATCATGTGGGTCGGATTCAAGCTCGGCGCGTACACAACGACGGCCGCGTTTCTCGTGATCCTCGGAGGCTGGGCGCTCGTCCGGTTTTTCGCAAGATGAGCTTCGAGGACACCTTCCGCAAAATGAGCACCAAGATGGACCACCGGGAGATCCAGGAGGAATTCGGTGTGGACCAGGAGAAGGCGGTCGAGATCCACTGGCGGGTGACCCGAGCCGTCTGGACTGGGTTTCAGATTGGGGCATTCGTCATGCTGGTCGTGATCTTGATGGTGCTCGGCGGGTGGGCGCTGTGGCGCGGGGTCGTTCACCGATGATGAGGCTGACCTACGCATTTACGATCATCGGCATGATCACGTGCCTGCTGCCCGGAATCGCCGCAATCAGCCTCGGCGCACTCTGGCTCTTGGACAAGGTCGTCAGCGCGGTGCTCCGCACGATCGGTTGGCTCGGGCCTGTCACTCACTTCATGATCCTCTCGCACCAAGAGAAGCTCCGGTTGAAGGAGGAGTTCGAGAGGGAGCAGCGGAAGAAGCGGCGCGAGCAGATCGGGAGCGAACACTGATGCCACTCCAAATCATCCAAGGCAAACTCGAACTCTTCTGCGTAAACGATCACGGTGGCCAGTTGACGATGACCAAAAACCAACAGGTCGCCATACCTACCATCGAATCAGGCGGCGAGCGTGGAGCAATCTGCACTCTCTACTCCTGCAAGATCTGCGGGTACGTCGAGACCTACGCGCAGCTCCCCGCGCCGACCGGAGGATCGATCAAAGCGCCATGAGAGATGACCTCACCGATCTCGAGGCTGCCTCAGATGATCTGATTGGAGCCATGCAACAACACGCCTCTCATTTCGAATGGGTCATCGCATTGCGGCGATTCCATCAACTCGTCACCCCTGCCCGAGTGCTCGAATTAGTCACGGAACTTCGTGCTCTCCGAGATAGAGACCCAAAACCATGACCATCAACCCATCGATCACTTTGCTCCGCGAGTTCCTCTGCGACCACAACGCGGGCGACGCCGTGCACCTCGCGCTCGATGCTATCGCGCACCACCTGCGCATGCTCCCAGAAGAACGCGACAAGCGCGACTTCGTCGTCGGTGACTGGGTGAGGATCCCCGTGCCCGAAGGCAACGGTCCCATCACGAAAGTGATCGCGTTCACGGAAGGAGGGATCCACCTGAGCGGGATGGTCGGCACCTTCCAGCACTACCAACTCGAGCACTGGTTTCCGTTCCAGGGGGAGGAGCTCTGGCACAAGAAAGAGTTCAAGCGCGCTCGGGCCCATCGTGCTCTCGCACGAGGTGCCGACTACATCTGGGTGGAAGACGACCGCAACGATCAGGACGGCTGGGATCTCGTCGACATCGAGCCGTCCGTCGGGCAGTCACGGCCAAATCTCTAGCTCGAGGCTACTCGACAACGAAATCGCGCAGCCAGTCCGCAACCACTCGCCAGTCCTTCTCTTTGCCTTCCGAGATCAGAAGCATCACCGCCACCGCATCTTCGGTTGGCACACGGATCCGGATCCCATTCATTCTCAAAAACTGCCGCGCCATGACCCAGGCGGTGCGCTTGTTTCCTTCCACGAATGGATGACTGAGCGCCAAGTACAGGTAGGCGACAGCGACACCGATCTCGTCTTCATAGAGCAGTTGCCCTTCCCAAGTCGCGCGAGGCGAGTGCACGGCCGCGTCGAGTTCGTTGTGTTTCAAGATCCCGGCCATGCCGCCGTAGGCGGCGAGCACTGCGTCGTGGATGTCGAGCACGTCTTGCATCGACAGGAAATGCATCTACCTGGCGAGCTCCCGCAAGATCGCTGCGTCTTCGGTCATGACCTCGTCGAGCATCCGCAAGAACACCTCTCGCGAAGGGCGACTGTCCGGACGCTCCAACACGATTCGGTCACTGTCAAAGCGCAGACTGAGCTCAGCGCCTTCGGGAACACCGATCGCTTTCAGGACCTGCGGCGGAATCGCGATGTATTGACTCCCACCGATCTTTCGCATCTTGATGTTTAACATTGTTCTACTTGTATACCCGATCGCGCACACCATCGCAAACCTCCTATGGCCAAAGCTCTAGCTCGAGGCGACGCCGCAGATCTCGGATGCGAGCCCGCGCGAGCGCGTTCGGGGGACCGAGCCCGAGCCAGTCCTCGGTCGCGGTCAGATCGGCCACCATCGCCTCCCGCGCGGATCTTTTTGCCCCGAACGATCCAGCATCAAAACCCCTGTCAAAAAATCGCGCGAGCAGCGCTGCACGCGTTTTGGACCCCGGAACGGCGCGCAGTACGTCCGACCACTCCAAAACGCTTCCTGCGAGCTCCCCGAAATTTTTCTCAGCATGATTCCCCATTCGTCGCTGTTTTACTGAACACCCATCCAGTAGTCAACGCTTTTTAGCCTGCTCATCGGGTGGTCAGATCTCGCCCCAGAACTGCTCACGCGCCAAGTAACATTTTCGCACCAAAATACCTTGCGCCTACATGGCGGGATCGCTTACTGATCGCCGCCCGCATGTCGCAGCATCCCGACGGTCCGCCGCCTGAAACCTCAGAAGATCCGCAAAAACCCATCCACATCAACCTCCGACTCGACCCGGTGCATTATGCCGCGCTCCAGCGCATCGCCGGCGGCGCGCACCTGAAGGATCAGCAGGTTTTACGGCATTTGATTCGGATTGCCGACCGATTCATGCAGGGCAAAGCGTCGCCGTTCGTGGACAAACTCGAGGGGATTTTCCCTCAGCGCAAGGCTGGGTGAGCGCGTGGGCACCCTCCTCGACGAGCAATTTTGGCTCAGCCAAAAGGTCCACGAGCTCGGCCCCATCGGCATCGCCGTCTGGAGCTGCATCATCCAGGGCAAACACGCCGCCGCCATCAACCTGCCGGGCTTGTACAACATTTCGGTTGAGGATGTGTTCTGGCAGCTCGGCGGCGACCTGATGGGCCCTGACCTCAAGCGCGAGGTCGAAAACGGTTTCTGGCTCATCGTGGACAAGGCAATGGCTGTCTACGACCCTGCCTCACGGCAGGTGCGGATCCCCAACGTCTGGAAATATGCCCAGACCCCCAACCCGAACCAAATCAGCGGCTGGAAGTCGGCGTTTCTGAAAGCGCCGAAATCTGACTTCAAATATCAGCACTTACCGACGCTCAGAAAGCTCGCCGAGCGCTGCACGAACGGCGGGGTGCAGATGTTCGATGCGAGATTTGGGCTGCTCGTCCCGGGCGATCCGAGGACTTACCGTCTCGGTGAAAAATGGAAGCTCGGGGAGGAGTTACCTCCAGGTGTGCAGCCTTGGCTGGATCCTACAGATCAGGATCTCTCAGATAAAAAAATAGATCATTTATTTTTTTCTAGGAGAGAGGATCCCAGATCTCGATCTCTTACTCTGACTGATACTCTTACTCTTACTCTTAATGGGGGTTCCCGAAGGGTTTCGAAAGGGTTCGAGAAGGGTTCCCCGGGGGTCGATGATGATAATGAGGAGGATGGGGGGTACGAAGATACCCGGGAAGGGTTCGGGAACCCTTCCGAAAGGGTTTCGAAAGGGTTCGAGAAGGGTTCTGGAACAGTTCGGGAAGGGTTTCCGAATCCCGACGTAGGAGCAGTGGATGACCGACGAGACCGATCTGTCACACCTCAGCGATCCGACCGAGAGTCCGGCCCAGCGCCCCGACGCGAGTCCCCTTCGCGACCTCCCGGCGAGCCTTCGCCTCCGTTGGGAGTCGGTGGAGGGACCGTTTTTGAGGGAGCTGGAGGCGGAGGGTGGGCAGATGTGGTTGAGCTCCCGGTGCCCGATGGTCGCCCGAGTACTCGGAAGCGACAGTAGCGTGACAGCGGAATCGCTACCTGGTCTCCTGCGCAGTGAGACGCGAGCCTTTTGGCTCGGCGTCGAAGCGCGGCTCAGCGAGTGCGCGCGCTGTCCGAAGGAGGGCGCCGCGTGCGCAGAGACGGCGAGCCCGACGTTTAAAGCTGGCGCGCTCGTGCGTTTGCGCATCCACGGCGAGGTCGCGCAAACAGAGATGAAGCCCTGCGAACGGTTTGGCGAATTTCGCATGGCGCGGCGCATGGCGAGCCTGGGAGTCGATGCGCGCCTCACGCGAGTGTCGCGGGCGAAGCTGAAGAAGCCGCCGCACATCGTGGAAGCGCTCGATGCCTTTTTGGATCAGGGCACGCGGCGCGATCCGCCGAGGGGTGTGCAGCTGTGCATCGAGGGCGAGTTTGCTCGCGAGTACGGCGTCGCCCTACTCCGCTCGGTTGCCGAGCGTTACTCAAACCACCCCCTCCGCTCCGTGCACGCTCCGACGCTGCTCCGCGATGTCAAGAACGCCATGACCGTGAAGGAAGAGTCGCCGATGAAGGCGCTGCTCGAGGTGAGCGTCTTGGTGATCGATGGCGTCGATGCGGAGGTGATGGGGGATAAGTGGTTTAGGAAAGAATTGGTTTGGCTCTACGAGCGGCGGCGAGATCAGGGTCTCGCGAGCGTTGTGACGAGCAGCGTTGCGCGGACCGGGGAAGCTTTCGTCGGCGCGCGCGTACTCAAGGTTTGAATCATGAATAAGAAAGAGAATTCGACGGGCTTCACTCTCACTGAGTTAGCGATCGTTGTTGCGATGACCGGGATATTGGCCGCGCTGGGGGTGGGCTTGGTTAAGCACATGATGGGTCAGCGCGCCGATTCGGAAGTCACGACTGGTCCAGACGGTAAGCCAGCGCTGCTCATTTCATGCCGCGAATCGGCCGATTGCATCCGTGATGCAGCGAAGAGTTGCCCGCGTGGATATTCGCTCGTGTCGCAACAGCAGGAGAAGGGGTCGCAGACGGTGTTCGTGGGGGACGGAGACGCGCCATTGATTCCGATGACGAACCAGACCTGGGAAGGCTCAATGCTGATCCGCTGCAGAGGGCAAGGAGCAAGTCCATGACCGACAATACCGAGTCCGAACTCGAGCAGGAGCTCATCGAGGCCGCCCTGAACTGGCGGAGCGCCCGGCTCTACCGCGTGGCCATGCAGGGTTCGCCGCACGGTATGCAGGCTGAAGAACGCTTCCTGGATGCTGAGCTCGAATTGATGCACACGACTAGTCGGGTGGTGGCGTTTCGTGCCCAAGCACCGCTCGGTGACTTGATCGATCGCTCGTCACTCGGTACGCCCGAAGCGAAAGCGATCCGAGAAGAGGCAGATCCGGAGATCGTGAAGCAGACGCTGCGGCGAGCGGATGAGCTCGATGCCGATGCCGCTTGGGAAGAATGCTGCTGCAAAAAGGAGGTCGCGTACTTCGATCCGCTCTGTCGGTTGAACTTCAAAGCAGGCTTCATGAAAGCGAGGGGCCATTGAACCCCGAACTCTTCAAACCAGGCATCTACGAGGACTACAAGGGCGACCGATACTTCGCTCTCCACCTCGCTCACCACCACGAAACGGGCGAGCTCTTCGTCGTCTACGTGTGCCCGATTCATGGCACGATCTCGATGCGCGAGTGGGCGACGCCGGGGAAGGACTCGTGGACGGATGAGATATCGGTCGTCAGGGAGACGAGCGAAGATTACGGCATGTGCTTGCGCACGGTCGCCCCACGCTTCCGCTACCTGAGGCCTGCGGTCTGATGGCTAGAGTCATTACCGACCACTGGATCGAGTGCGGCACACGCACGGGTCTCGTACTGGATGAGCGATTCCGGGTGCTGCTCGTGAGCGTCTCCGCTGGCGGCGTGACGCTGACCGTGCAGGAGGATGAAGAGCATCCGAAGAGGGAGTTTGGGTTTCATGTGATCCAGGCGCCTTGCCGACTCGATCCAGACTCGAAGATGTGGCTGGTCGGGAGCGCCATGGGTGTGATGGGATCGCTGCATGCGTTTTACGAGTGCACGCCGGAGGACAAGTAATGGCGGCGTGCGCTGATCCGACGAAGCCGTGGTTTGGGATTGATTTCCTGACCTGGCGGCCGCCACCGATACCAGTCCAGTACTGCGAATGCTGCGGCTTCCTGGATGACGAATGGATGGGCGTGCTCGCGCTTCCGGTCTTCGTGAAGAGCGAGTGTCGCCTCTGGCCGTTTACGGTGTGCGCAGATTGCCAGACGCTACCGGGTGCGTACCTGCGCGCGAGCGCGGACGTTTACTTTTCGATCCTGCTCGGGAGATGCGTGACCTGATGGCTCCCCGTCTACGCCGCGAGTCCTGGCGCAAACCCCACACGCTCCGTGAGCACCTCCGCTATTGGCGGGTGAAGCGGAAATGGGTCACCGGGCGCGTCGACTGGCTGTCGAAGCACGCGCACGATTCGGATTGGCCGGTCGTCGGTAACCGCGTGCATCCCCACCCCCGGAACCGGACCTGATGCGCACAACCTGTCTCCTCTGCGACGCCCCCGTCATCCGCCCGGGGAATATCGCTCATTCGAAAGAGTGGCTGCTCTGCCCGGGCTGTCGAAGCGATCTCCAGGTCAAGGTCAACTATGCCTGCAAGCGCCTCGAGCTCGAGATGGTGAACGGCCCGCGGCGCGCCGTGAAGCCCCAGCCCTGGTACATTCCGGATCCGCGCTACGTGGTGTGTTTCTGCGTGGGGGCGGCGATGGTGCTCGCGGCTCATTGGATGGGATGGTGGAAGTGATGACGATGATCCAGAGGATGATGATGGGTGCGTTGGCGTTGGCGGCATTGGTGTGTGGCGTGGGCGTGCCGCTGATGGCGCTGATGCGCGACGCGCGCGCCGATCCGAAGTCGGGCCTCTGGCAAGAGGCGGTGACGCAGGCCGATGGCGTCACGGTACGCGTCTTCCGCGACACGACCGGAGGGAACTTCAACGTGTGCTACGTCGCGAGCAATCGCACGAACAACATCCCGGGCTCAGTAGCGGTCGCGATCTCGTGTGTGCCGGAGCGGAAACCGTGAGCGCGACGGGCGAGTTTATGTGGGATGCCGGTCTGCTCGTGATCGCAGTGGCGATTCGATGTAGGGGTCGCTCGTGGCCACTGTGCTTCACGCCCGGCGTATTGTTTTTTCTGTCGGACACGCCGCTCCTCTCGGGACGCCCGCCGAGCCTGGTGGTTCGTGGCCTGGCATGCGCATCGTATGTCTGGATCATGTACTTCTACCCGGATGACGATCGCTGGAAGAAGCTCTGGGGCAAGATCCAGAGTGCGGGGCTGACGGCCGTGAGCGCCGCGCGGTTTCAGCAGCAAGTGAAGGAGGCTCGATCGTGACTGACTTTCAGTGGGAGATGCCGAGAATTTTCACACGCCTGAAGCCCGAGGTGCGCCATGCCCTCGGGGTGATTCTGAGCGCGATCTTCGAGGAGCCGGTTGCTCCAGCGCGCGCTGCGGAAGAAGCGCGTCACACGCAGGCACAACGCGAGCGCATTCGCCGAGCAGAGCGCGGTGCCCGGACCCGCCGCCGGAACGCCAAAAAGAAAAAGAAAGGATTGGGTGGAGTGAAGAAGAAGCGTCCGGTGAAGCCGGACGGTGACGGCGTATCGAAGTCGCGCTGCCGCGCCGTCAGTTTCACTGGTGAGCGCTGCACGCGGCCCGAGAGCCACCCCGGGAAGCACGAGGCGAAATCGGGGCATTGGCTCTCGCCGATTCGCCATCGATGCCACTATCAAATAGCAAGGCGGCGGTGCTTGCTGCTCCAGGGACACGCTGGCGAGCATGCGCTCGAAGAGCGCCTCGCAACCAAAGGATCGAAACGCAAATGAGGATCGCTATCGCAGGAGCGAGCGGCACTGGCAAGACAACGCTCGCTCGCGCCATCTCCGAAAAGTACAACATCCCCCTCAACCCCATCGGTGCGCGCTCGGTCGCGCTCGAGATGGGCTTCGACAACCCCTACGACGTGGACAAGGCCGGCAAGCGCGTAGAGTTTCAGAAGCGCCTCTTCGAAGCGAAGCGAGACTGGGAGCTCGCGCACGAAGACTTCGTGACCGATCGGAGTTACCTCGACAACCTGACCTACTGCGCGCTGCACATGGCGTCCGATCTGGAGCAGGGGGCGATCGACACGTTTACTGCGGCGATGCGCCGGTACGACTTGCTCTTCTGGCTCCCGAGTGTTCACAACCAGCGGTTGGACGATGGGATCCGGCAAACGAATACCGAGTACCATCGGATGTACGAGCTCATCCTGTGGCAGCTGGTGCTTCGGGCAGACCAAGTTGGGGATCTCGGGATCGTGCGCCAACCTGGCGGCTCGCTGGAGACGCGGCTGGAGAGCGCCTTCGAAGACATCCAAGAGATCTGTGGGCGATGACCCCCGCTGACGCCGTCGCGCTCCCCATCGGCATCGGGCTCCTGTATTGGCTTTGGAAACGCCAACGATGACCGATCTCTCTGTCACCCACCCGCACGCTTACGCGCTCATGACCGCGGCCTGCTGGGCCGTGCCCGTGCTCGCGCTCGCGTGGGGAGCCTTCCGCCTGCGTCGTGCGCTCCGCTGCCCGTGTGACGCGCGCTGCGGGCTGCTCGGTCCGACGGTGTGGAAAACCTACCGCTGCACGCGCCCGCGCCGCCACCTCGGCCACCACCGCTCGGCGAGCTTCGAGTGGGTGGACGACGAAATCGTGATCAAACAGGGGAAGGATCCTTCCCCGAGCGCGTAAGACACTGTGACCCTCCACTCAATCCCAGGAGACTCCCTCATGCCAAAAATCAGCACCGCCCTGTCCGACATCATCAAGCGCAGCTTCTTCCGCTCCCGCGAGCACCTCGAGAGCCTCGCCCCCGAGCAACTCGAGCCGCACGCCCGTACGCTGGCCCTCCTGAGCTACGAAGTCGCCCGTACGCTCGGCATCCCTGCCGTGCGGAGCATCGCCGAGGACATCCCGGCGCAATATCACATCGCCGACACCCTCCGGAACCTCACCTCCATCATCGACTTCGATCTGACCGCGATCGAGCTGACGGGCGATCCCGAGGAGGTCGTGCTGGCGTCCAAAGATCTCCTCGAAGGCGTGCAGACCATCCCGCTCCCGTCAGCGCCGCCAGCGAAGGCGGGGTGATGGCGCCCGCGCCGCCGCCGATGATTCCGGTTGCCATCCTTGGAGCTGCCGCCAGTCACGGTTCCGTGACGACGCCGAGCTCTGTTGGGCAGTGCTCCGACCGAACAGCCGCAGAGGCGTATCACTGGATGGGGTTTGCCCTACTCGGGATAGTAGCGTGCGTCCTGTGGATCGGTATTCCGATCCACTGGTCCATCGAGCGCGGCCTTGGCGAAGAGTCGAAGTTGACCCGGAACCAAACGATCGTCTGGTACGTGGTGCCATTCTCAGCCGTAGTGACCTGGCTGCTGACGCGGTAGATCCGATGGAAGAATTACTCGAGAATCTGCTCTACGGAGCGACGTTCCCGGCGATGGACAAGTGGCGGAATTTCTCGGCAGCGCCTGAGCCACCCGAGTGCGTGATGCGCGTCTTCGTGAACGTCGAGCTCCGACTCCAGCAGCGCTACGGCGTCCTCGAGCTCGATCGCCTCGTGCAGGAGATGGCCGTGAGGCGCTTCTTGAAAGAGAAGCCAGCGGCGGCGACGCTGATCTATGGCGGGGTTGCGCTCTACATGATGCTCGCGAGCGGTAAGCACTTCGCGGCTCCGTCTGCTCGCAACTGAACTAAAAAAAGAAAGCAGTATTTTTATGTACGAAGCCCGTATCGAACGCGACTCGATCACCCAGTATGGCGAGCGTCTGACGACCGTCGTCTGCACGCTGCCCCGTATCGTGCTCGCCGAGCTCAACACCCACCGCGTTTTCTCGCGCAGCAGCGCGTCGAGCCGCGCGATTCCGGTGCAGAAGCAGATCGAGCGGCTACAGGCGGATCCTTTCATTCCGGTCTACTGGGGGAAAAACCAAAAGGGCATGCAGGCCGATGAGGAGCTGACCCAGGATCTGATCGCCGAGGCGGAGTTGCTCTGGCGAGACGCTCGAAACCACGCCGTGAATTCGGCCATGGCAATGATGGGCCTCGGCGTGCACAAGCAGATCACCAATCGGCTGCTGGAGCCATTCATGTGGCACACGGTCATCATCACCGCCACCGAGTGGTCGAACTTCGATCACCTCCGCATCCACAAGGACGCGCAGCCGGAGATCAAGCAGGCGGCCGAGATGATTTTCGAGGTGCGGCAAGCGAGCAAGCCGAAGCTCTTGAGAGAGGGCGAGTGGCACCTGCCGTTCGAGAGGGAGGGGGAGGCGGCTGAAGTCGACTATTCGATGGAGGAGCGCATCTACTTGTCCGTCGGCCGCTCGGCTCGTGTGAGCTACCTCAATCACGCCGGCGTGTCTGACCCATCAGCGGACATCGCGCTCGCCAAGCGTTGCCTGGGGGGACACATGGCGCCCTGGGAGCACGTCGCGCGCCCGATGACGGAGTTCGAGAGGGCTCAGATGTTCGGGAAGTCGCGCTGGTTTGCTCGTCCGAGCACCAATCCGTTCGGGTCGGGTACGGGCTGGTGCCTCGGCGAGACGGAGTACTTCCTCGGCAACTTCAATGGCTGGGTGCAGGCGCGAAAGCTCATCCATGGTGAAGAAGACATTCAGGCGTTCGAGAGGTGAGATGGGCGCACGAAATGGCACAGGGTATCCGCTCACGCTGCGTTGCTCCAAGTGCAAGGTGTTCCGCCGCGGACTGACTACCGGCACGAACCTCCGACATTTTTCGGACGAAAAGCCACTGACCAAGAGCCAGACCGGAAATGGCAACGCTCGTGCTCTTCAGTACCGAGTGAAGATCTTCTGCCTCGACTGCGGGCACTCCGGGTGGTCTAGGCATCGATCTGCCGCACGTCTTCCGCTCCTCAGTGACCTAAACTCCCATTCAAAGGACTTCCCATGAACCCCCGAGCCCGTCGTATCCGCCGCCAACGAAGAAAAGACCGCGCCCGCGACGCCATTGCTGCCAGGGAAGAGCTGGAAGCGTTCGTGCGCCGAGCGCGAGAGGCTGAGCGCGCTGAAAAGAGACGCGCGGAGCATGCGTCGCGCAAGGCCGCCATGTCCGATCCCCACTACGCGCTCCGCGTGCAGTCGCAAATCCAAACCGGCGCGGGCCTCTTCGCCCAGATGACCCGCGCGCTACCGAAGGTCTGACCCATGGTGATGCAGCAACAGGCGTTTCCGTTTCTGAAAAAGATCGCGCACGCGATTCCGCCCGATCCGAACAGCGAGTACCGCTACGTGCTCTACCGCTCGCTCGACGGGGAAGAGTGGGATCTGGCGCATGAAGATCGCTGCACCGTGCTCTTCATCATGCTCAATCCGTCGAAGGCATCGGCCGAGACGACCGATCCGACGATCGAGAAGCTGATGAAGTACGCCCGCGCCTGGGGCTACGAGCGCCTCGCCGTCGTCAATCTCTTCGCGTACCGCGAGACGGACTCGAAGAAGCTTCGCTCGCTTTCCAAGCGGCGTGATTTGGTGGGTCCGGAAAACGATCAGTGGATCAGTCGCGAGGCGAAGGATGCCCACCGCGTCGTGTGCGGCTGGGGCAACGAGGGCGAGATCTGCGAGCGAGGCGCTGAGGTGCTCGCGCTCCTCGAGTCGTGGGGCGTCGATCTCTACTGCTTTAAGCAAAACGAAAACGGAACGCCCTGCCACCCGCTCTATCAGCGGGACGCGGCTGAGCTCGTGAGGCTCAAGTGACGGTCGACCGCCTGCCGGACGAGACGTACGAACTCCGCTACTTCGTTGATGCCCTGCGCGGCGCGCTCGGGCTCCAGCCTCTGTACTTCATCGGTCAACGCACGGAGCAAGAGCGCTTCGGCGGCGGCGAGGTAGAGCTCGCGGGGCCGGGAAAGCCCGACGAATGGTTTCGTCCGGTGGCGTATGCGCCGGACGCCCGCGAGCGCGATAAATCGGTGGAGCTCCAGATGAAGAAGCTCTCGAGCGCGGGACACCGGGAGAAGCTCAACCAGGACCGCGCGTACACGTGGCATCCGAAGACCGAACGCGACAAGACCGTCCGTGGCTACGCGGCCAAGTACGGGTGTGGAACCTTTCAGAGAAAGGCATACTGATGACGGAGTCGAAGGATCAGCTGCCGGTGGTGCTGAAGCAGCGGTGGATCGTGACCATGCCCGATGGCACGCGCTATGACGCGGGATCTTCCTACCACCTGAGCGAGGCGCACCGCGTCGCCTACGTGCAGGAGGTGGTGGGGCGCTTGACGGGACCGGACTCGGAGCGCGAGGAGCCCATCGGCGATCCGAGTCCGGTGCCCATGCGCGAGCACTTCTACAGCGAGATCGTGAGAGCGGGCGGGTCGTACCGGATCAAGTGACCGAGCGGCTCATCCAGCGCGTGATCGAGGTCGTGGGTCAGTACTACGGCGCCGATCCGGTCGCGATCTTGACGCGCGACCGGCACCAGTCGCTGGTCATCGCTCGCCATACGGCCATGTACGTGAGTAGGCTCGTGAGTAACTTCTCTTACCCGCAGATCGGGCAAGCCTTCGGCCGCGACCACTCCTCCGTCATGAACGCCTGCAAGCGCATGGCGCATCGGAGCGTGAAGGATGAGGAGTTCGGGAGGGCGGTGGATCTGCTGGTGCAGCGCTCGCGCGATGTGCGCGGGCACTTCTCGGGCGCCCCGGTCAGGATCCGCACCGAGCTCTTGCATCTGCTCGAGGCACGCGTGAAGCTCGGCATCTTCGGAGCGTCCGCAGAAGACATCGTCGACCGCATCTTGTGTGAGCACTTTCAGCGCGAGCTTCAGAAGAAACCGTGACCGAAGTCCTTCGAATTCCTGATCCGACGCGGATCATGCCGGGCCGCACTCCGCCGGCAGATCTCGACGCCGAGGGCGCGATCCTCTCGTCGGTGCTGCTGGTGCCCGGAGATCTGGATCGCTGTCGAGCCGTCGGCCTCGAAGCCATCCATTTCTATGCGGATGACAATCGCCGCATCTACGAATCTATCCTCAACCTCGACGAGGGGCACGAGGCGATCGATCTCGTGGCAGTCGCTGGCGATCTGCGTCTCCACAAGCGTCTGGATCAGGTGGGCGGCACGCCGTACCTCGTGCAGCTCTGCGATGCTCCCGTGGTCGGACCGCGCCTCGAGCAGCACTGCCGCACGGTCATCACCGCTTGGCGAGCGCGCCAGGCCATCTCTTTCACGCAAGTCACCATGGCGCGGCTCTACGAGCCGCAGGGGACGCCGTACCAGGAGCTGATCGAGCAGCACGAGCAACAGATCTGGGAGCTCGCTCACGAGCATCGCGAGTCGACCTACGAGCCCGCCGGGCAGATCGCGGGCCGCGCGCTCACTGAGCTCAGCGAAGCCCTCCGGAACGGCACCGGACTCGGCGTCTCGACTGGCTTCGATGATCTCGACAAGAAGACCGGCGGCTACAGTGAGGGGCACTTGGTCATCATTGCTGCACGCACGGGCATGGGAAAAAGTGCGCTCGGGACTTCTAGCATTCGGCGCGCAACGCGCGTGCCGAAGGATGGCAGTTTGCCGGTTGCGGCGTACCTGCACACGCTCGAGATGCCGAAGGAAGAATGCGCGCTTCGACTCGTCTGCGAAGAAGCGGGGGTGGAGTTTCAGAAGATGCGACACAACCAACTGACGCGTGGCGACTGGGAGAAGCTCTTTTCCGCCGCCCGATTGCTCGAGAGCCAACCGATCTTGATCGGCGACAAGCCGGGCCTCACTGTGGCGGAGTTTCGGTCCAACATCCGCAAGATCAAGCGCGAGATCGAGCTCGGTCGCATTCCGGCAAAGAAGCTCGGGATCGCTGCCGTCGACTACCTGCAGCTCATGACGGGAGACAAGAGCGGCACGCGCGAGCTCGAAGTCTCTTCCTTGTCCCGGAACCTGAAAGCTACTGCCAAGAGCGAGCGCGTGTGTGTGCTCGCTCTTGCTCAGGTCAACCGCGAGCCGGACAAGAAGATCGGCGATCGCCGCCCGAACCTGTCCACGCTCCGTGAGTCAGGGGCCCTCGAAAACGACGCGGATGCGGTCTGGTTTATTTACCGCGAGAAGTATTACAACAAGGACGCGAACGACGAGGCCGAGGTCATCATCGCCAAGCAGCGCGGCGGAGAAACCGGTACGGTGCTCCTCGCCTTCGATGGCCCGACGATCAGCTTTCGGCCCCTCGCTCGGGGGTATGAGGAGTTTCACGAATTCGGCGACGAGCCTGACCCCGTCGAGCATTGGCAACCCGACAACTGAGAGGAAAAAATGAAGACCATTCTGTATACGATATTTGGGGTAGTGCTTGCCGCGTTGCTCGGCTCCGGAGCGCTGCTCCTGGGCGCGTATTACGTGTTCTCAGGCGGCTACATCCTGTCCAAGCTTTGGCAATGGAACGCCGTGCCGCTCGGGATGACGGCTCTCAGTTGGAAGGTGTTTGCGGCAGCGATTCTAGCTGCTCAATTGATTCGACCGAGTTGCCCTAAGGAAACTGACCCTGACAAGGAGCAGCCCGAAACGACGAAAGTGGTCGCGACAGTCATTGCCGCGATGGCGGCTCCGTGGTTTACATTTCTGGTCGGCTGGATGGTGAAGCCGTGAACCCACGCGAAGCAGAAAAAGCACAGGCCGAGGGATGGTTTGATACCATCAGCAAGTGCTCGTACGATCGCTATCCACCTCCCGGCGTCACGCGCCCGAGCTATAGCCAGAAGGAAAGCGATGCCATCGACATCGTCGCCCTCTGGGCGCATGACCGATCGCTCCCGGTGCTGAGGGACTACGCCGGGAACCTCCACTGCATCCTGCGCGGGAATGGGCGTGGCCAAGCGATTGCGTTTGGGTCTCATGTCGACTCGGTGCCCAATGGTGGACGCTACGACGGCGTCGCTGGCGTCGTGGCTGGGATGTGCGCGATCGATCGCATACTGGGAGAAACGCTCGCGGGATCTACCTATACTGGTCCGCCGCTCCACCTGATGGTGCTGCGCGGCGAGGAGAGCGCCTGGTTTGGCAAATGTTACATCGGCAGCCTCGCTCTCTTTGGTCAGTTGCCGCCGGAATGCTTGGATCTCGAGCTGCGGTCGCCGGGCGCTATTCGGGAGATCCGGCAGTCCACTTTGGCGGAACAGATCTCAGCCCGGGGAGGCAATATCTCTGCCCTTCGTGCTCAGCTGATACAACCGCTCCCCTATCCCATCGGTCGTTTCTACGAAGTGCACATCGAGCAAGGTCCCGAACTCGTGGAGCGGGGGATCCCGGTCGCGGTGGTCTCTGCTATTCGCGGCAACGCCCGCTACCTCAATGCCCGCGCGCAAGGCGAAGCGGGCCATTCGGGCACGACTCCGATGGAGACGCGGCAAGACGCGGTGATGCGGTTTGCACACTTCTTGTCGTGCATCGATGATCGGCGTGCCGACGATGCGCTCGTCACGGTCGGCGTCGCCCACACGAACGCCTCCCGCAACGCCGTCAGCATCATCGCGGACGAGCTATTGTTTGCGCTCGAGGTGAGGAGCAACACCTCAGAGGGTCTCGATCAGATCCAGCACCTGTGCCAAGTGTACGCGACCAAGTACGGCATCGAGCTCGGATCCTGCCAGCGCACGGATCCGGTCGTGCTCGACCGGAAGGTGCAGCAAGATCTAATGGAAGCGGTCCGCCAAGTGGATGGGGTCGACGTGCACGTGATGCCGTCGGGTGCCGGCCACGACGCGGCCGTCTTCCAGCAGAACCGCATCCCGACCGGCATGATCTTCATCCGCAACGAGCACGGATCTCACAACCCCCAAGAAGCCATGGACCTGAACGACTTTCTCCTGGCCGTCGACGTACTCCACCACGCTATCCAGAAAGGAATCTAGTCACCATGTATCACTTCGTGAACGATGTCGCGACCTTCCACCAAATGACCGACACCCCGATCAAGGCGGTGCCCGAGTGGCCTGCCGATGAGCGCGTCGATCTCCGAGTCGATCTGATCGTTGAAGAGGCCGTGAAGGAGCTCCTCTCGGCCATCGCTCGCCGCGACATGGTCGGCACATCTAACGGCATCGTCGATAGCATCTACGTGCTCATCGGCGCTGGCCTCGAGTTTGGGATCCCAATAGAGGCCGAGTGGATCGCCGTGCAGGAGAGCAATCGAGCCAAGGCAGTCGAACAGCCCGACGGCACGCTCAAGGTCATCCGTCGTCCCGACGGCAAGATCTTGAAGCCCGAAGGTTGGAAGCCTCCGGACACCGAAGGCATCCTGCGCGCTCACGGCTGGAAGGGTCCGGAACAATGAGGGACCATCTCAATGAGGCGCTGCGGCAGCTCGACCAGGCCGCGATTATCGCAGACCGTGGGAGCGACGTACGTGAGCACGTGGATCTCGCACGCTCGCAGATCGTCTCGGCGCTGCTCAGCGTGCTGAAACAAGAAGCAGCGAATCTGCGCGCGTACCTGGCAGAAACCGAAACCGAGGACCCATGATCCGAGCACTCATCAACGCCGCGCAAAACAAACGCGGCACGGGCTTCATCCACGCGCGACTCCCCGTCGCGACGAAACCGCTCTCGATGCTGATCGGCGCCTCTTCAGCGCTGCCTGCATCGGGCACGGTGCGGAGCGCGCTCGTCGGCCCCAAGTGGCAGAGCGCGACGGATTCGTGCGTGGGCATGGCGGCCGCGCAGGCTTTTCGGATTGCTTGCCTCGCCCGCGGGATCGCGTGCCCCGACTTGTCGGGTCTCTACCCCTACAAGCTCGGTCGCGCAGCGATGGGCATGGGCCTCGAAGACACGGACGCGGGACTGAGCTTCGAGGGACTCCTCACGGCCGTCATGCGCTTCGGCTTTGCGTCCGAGGAGGCATGGCCCTTCAACCTGATGCGCGTCAACGCCCGCGTCTCGGGGACCGCGCTCCACGACGGCTACGATCGGCGCGGGGTGCGCGACTACTACCGCATCGACGTGGGCGATCTCGACGGCGTGCGCCGCGCCATCGACAAGAAGATCCCGGTCATCGGGGCCTGGTCGGTGGATAAGATGTTCCAGATCGATTCGGGGCCCGAGCTCATCGACAAGCCCGACCGAGACATCGTCGGCAATCACGCCATGGTGATCGAGGACTTCGCCCCGAATGGCTCCTTCGGTCTCCTCAACCACTACGACAAGAACTGGCGCAACGGCGGCCGCTGTCGCTTCACCGAGCGGTACACGCGCTCAAGCCTCGCCTTCCTGGCCTTCGATGTAGGACCGTCCCGATGATCCAGAAAATCCACTTTGTTTTTTTGTTGGTCGCCATGAGCTGCACGCCAGCCGCGCCCTGGCCGCCGCCCGCCGTCACGCATGACTCGGCGATCAGCGCGGGCACCCCCGCCGACTGCCGCGCGATGTGCGAAAACCTCCGCCAGCTTCATTGCCCCGCTGGCGAAGACACCCCGAAGGGCGCCTCCTGCGAGGCCGTGTGCGAAAACACCGAGTCGTCGGGCTACGCCACGGAAAACCCCGTCTGCCAGGCGCACGTGAAGACCTGCGAAGCGGCAGACGCTTGCCCGGATGAGGGAGCGCCGTGACATTGTTTGGCCGCCCGGGGCTTGCCGGCACCCCGGACGCCATCCACACTGAACGCATGCCCGCTGGTGTCGCTCGCTGTTACCGCTGCCTCGTGCCCCATCCTGCCCGCGCGCTCCGGTCCGCCCGAGCGGGCTGTGGCTGCGAGCACGACTACTGCGAAGCGTGCCTGCGGGACGCGCGCTTTTCCAGGTGGCTCTGCTTCGTGGGCTCGGTGTGCACGAAGCCCGCTCGGGCGGCTTGACGATGACCAGCGGAATGATTAGCCAGGGACTGAATGGCCCACCATAAGCGCAAGGGTCCTAAGTCTACCCGTGCGGGGTGCCTGATGTGCAAGGCGCACAAGGATCAGCGGAGGAAAAAGGTGCCGCGTCCTGGCATTCAGAGAAGGCTGCAGGATCGGGTCGACGGATTGGTAGATGGCAGCGATGCACTTGTCCGTATCTCGCGCGCCGGCTGCTGAATCGACACTGCACGGTTGACGCCTGTGGGGCGTCAGGGCTACGCTTCTCGCCCAGAATGACCCGGGCGAGTCTGCGCCGACCATGATTGTGATCGGCGTCGCCCCGGGACTCAAGGCGTTGACCTATTCGGTGACCGAATTCCGTCCGAATGAGCGCCCCTCGGTCATCGACAAGGACGTGCTGCTCGGCCCGAAGCTTCCGGGGCGCGACGATGAGCTCGGCTTTCTGAAGGGTCTAGTCGAGCTCGGAAAAAAAGCGTATGTCCATCACCTGATCATGGAAGTAGTGCTGGAGCGCGCCCTGGTCCCTGTTGGCCACCGCATCGCGCGCCCCCGCGGGCTGCTCGTCATTGGCCCGGCCTGTAACCCGAAGGAGCCGACCGAGCATGTGATGGCCGTGCGGGTGATGCTGCGCGCCCTGGCGGGCCAGTTTGGCGCGCCGGCCGAAGATCTGACCGAGCCCGAGATGCAAGAAATCCTCGAACCGAGCCCCCGGGAGAGTTGGTTCCGGGTGGCGAACCGGACGATTGATGAGCGGCTCGACACCGACGACCGCAAGATCGTGCTCGCGGTGGCCGTCAGCCTGGCCGGCGGCGCCCGCGCGCAAGCGGGGCGGGCGCTATGACCGCCGAGGAGGAGGCCAGCTTCCGGCAAGCCGCCCGCGTCGCGCTCGAGACGGGCTGCGACGTGGTGATGGTCTCGGCAGAGGATGTAGACTCGATCCCGGTCTTCACCGTGGCCCGCTTCGAAGGTCAGAACGTCGTGGCCATTGTGATCCCACCCGACTGGAACGGTCTCGAGGATCACTGCCAGGGGATCTTGCGGCAAGAGAACAAGGCGCTGGCAGGAAAACCGCTCGATTAGCCGACAAAACATACTGAACACTTTTCTTTTTCATGTGAAACGTAGGAAAGGCCAGACGGATCATGCTTGTAGTCCTGCTGACGGCGCTGAATATCCTGATTTTTGCGGGGATCCCGCTGACTTTTTGGTTGAGCCGGAGACCGCTGCTCCGTGTTCTAGAGCGCGCTTGCAAGGCGGCCGAGGCCTCGGGGGATCTGGTAACCGAGCTCACCGTCGCGCTCAATACCTCGAACGCCTCCCGCGCTGAATTCGAGCGTCAGGCGAAAAAGGCGGTGGCCGATGAGATCGCCCAGGCTCGCTTTCAGGCCCAGGACTGGGAGCGGCGGGCCAATGAATACCGGGACACCATCGCTGGCGTGCTCGAGGAGCGCAACTCCTGGAACCGACTCTACGACGAGCAATCGATCGCCCATGGCAACGCCCAGGCCGTGATGATGGATGCTATCGGGCACCTGGAGCGGAAACTCAAAGAGGCGGGTAGGTCGGTGATACTCCCCCCCATCATTCGAGAGACGCAAGAACTATACCGCTCCAGGCACATCGAGCCGGTGTTGGAGCGCACCGGCGGCACGGCGGTGGCGCAACGGCTCAGTCAAGGCCAAACAATGTCCGCCCAGGAACAAAAATGACCGACTCCTTCGAGAAATTTACGCGGCCGAGGATGGGCGACGAGATCCATCAAGGCGCGGAAGTGCCGGTGACGTTTGGCATCGATCCGACGGATCGCCTGCCGGTGCAGGTGGTGCCGGACAATCAGGATCGGCCCCCGCCGCTCGCGGTCGACACGCTCGTGTGCATGGAGGACCGGCGCTCCTTCGTGCTCCGGAATTCCGACGGATCGGTGTGGGCGAGCTTCGAGCCGGAGCAAGTGGGTCGCCTGCCGAACGGGCAGTATTTCATCGAGATTGCCCTGATGCAGGGGCGAGAGGCGACCATCGCGACGGAAAAATCGGTGCTGGATAGCTTTGGTGATCGCCTGACGAAAACGCAGCTTCCCTCGCCAACCCCGTCGCTACTGATTTACAAGCCCTATCTCCGAGACGTGATCCTCGTCGAGCCCATCCGCCCAATCTGCGAGCACTACCTACGCGTGCAGACTGACATCTCGGCCGACCGCGAGCGGCGTTACCTGACGCGCGCATGCATGGCGCAGCGCTCCGAGACGGGCGAGTACGTCTCCGTCGGTGACGCGGCGATCTACGCCTGCAGCTTGCGCTCGCCGCGCCATCTCGAGAGCGAGCAGATCTTGGAAGACTTCGACGCGCTCAGCATGCAACAGTCCCTCGAGCGCGTGAAGGCCGGTAGCTTCGATGTCGATGCCGAACTCGCCGCTGAAGAAGGCCTCGGCGTGCTCGGTAGCAAGTAACCCTCAAAAAAAGAAAGCGATCTCCATGCCCGCAATCAAAGCAGTCCCGGCTCCCGCCGAAAACGACGACGTGCTGAAGAGCATTCAGCTCCTGAGAGACGACACGAAGAGCGCCTACGACTCCTTCACGAAGAAGATCGCCGCGGGCACGCTCGACCTGGCAGGGCTCGCCGCCGAGCTGAAGGAGATGGTCTCCCTGCAGGCCGATCTCGCTGGCCTGCTCTTCCAGGCAACCTTCGAAAACCTCGAATGGGCGGCCGAGGTCGACGAAGACATCGACGCCTTGAAAGAGGGCCTCAGCGCCACGACGATTTTGCCCGAGGACGCGATGCGGCTGAAGAGCACGATTCTATCGCTCGTGCAAAACCTGCGTGAGCCGACCGACCCGAATGACGAAGCCCTCGCGGCGCTCAAGGTGCGCGCGGCCGAAGCGGTGGCCTTCATCGACGAGGCGACCGACACGGGCGAAGACGAGGACGACGAGACCGACGAAGAGGCTGAGACCGAGAACAACTGATGCCCCCGCCCACTGCTTCGAATCCCGACGCCGCCGCTCCCGAGAAAAAATCTCGAAAGCGGCTCGTCCCCGATCTGTCCGATCAGATCGAAGCCAGTGGGCAGCGGCTCACCCGCGTGGTGCGCGTGCCCGGCGAGCCAGCGGAGGAGCGGAAGCTCACGCTCGAAGACATCGCGCGCAAACACCTCGATCCGGCAGAGGCGCGGGTCATCGAAGACCACGCCGAGCTCCTGCGCGCGATTCAAGAGGTCGATAGCGAGCCCCGCGTGCCCTCCCACACGCAGGCCATCGCCGATCGGATGGAGCTCTTCAGCGACGGGGCGGCCATCGTACCGCACCCGGAGCCCGACGCCGAGAAGCGCGAAGAGACGATGACGATGAGCCCGATCGTCGGGCTCGATGATGCGCCGGATTTCCTCGCCGGCAAATCTGCGCCGCAGACGGTCTTTGATCTCTTCAGCCTCTTCCCGCAGCTCGACGGCGTGAACTGGTGGATCTACGTCGAGCGAAAGCTGCCGAAGACCTATGCGGGGCGCAAGGTGGACGGCATGCTGCGCCCGATCACCCAGCCGATCTCACTGCCGGAGTGGCAGTTCTGGTATGGGGGCGGCACCTACAAGCTCATCGTGTACGGGCCGAGCAAGCGCGCGGCGGTTAACATGGCGCAGGACGGCCGCGTGCAGCCCAAGGCGCTCACTGAAGCCATCACCGTCACCTTTCCAGGGATTCCCAGTTTTGAAAGCGAAGTGTACGATGGAGACGACGCCATGACTCAAGGTGCCCCCCAAGGTTTCCCCCAGGGCTCGTTGCCCATTCGCCGCGGCCCGGCCAGCATGGCCGACGCGAACATCGAAAAAGAGCGCATCGGAGTGGAGGCCGCCCGCGAGATCCGGCAAGAGACGCGCGAAGAGCGCGAGCGGAGCAAGGCCGAGCAGGCGCTGAAGGAAAAGTCCGCAGCCGAAAGCACGATGCTGAAGGCGTTCATGGACGCTCAGGTGAAGTTCACGGAGCGCGAGGCCGATCTCCGCCAGCAGATGATGGAGCGCGAGCGCGAGATCGCCGAGCAGCGCTTGGCGGACAAGGAGGCGTTCGAGGAGCGCATTCGCGCGCTCGAGACCAATCGGAAGCCGCCCCCGGACGACTTCGATCGCGTTGCGAAAATCGCCGGCATCATCGGTAAGCCCGACAACTCGGACGCGCTCCGCGAGCAGCACGCCCGCGAGATCGAGCGCCTGCAGTCGGCAGCCCGCGACGACGCCGCACGCGCGGCCGCCCTCATCCGCGATGCGGAGGCGCGCGCCGATCAGCGCATCAAGGATGAGCAGCTGCGTTCGATCGAGCGTATTCGCGAAGTCGAAAAGCGCTTCGAGAACCTCGAGCGCGATCTGCGTGAGCGCACCGACCGCGAGGTCGCCCGCGCCAAAGAAGACGGCGAGCGGCGCGTGAGCGACATGCACCGCATTCACACCGACGCCATGGCCTCCGAAGCGCGCAATCATCAGCGCGACGTGGAGAGCCTCAAGGCCCAGCACCAGATGGCCATGGACTCCCTCAAGAACACGTACGACATGCGGCTCGAGACGCAAAAATCGGAGGTCAAGCGGACAGCGCAGGATGTCGAGCGCTACAAGAAAGAAGCCGAGGAAAACAAAGACCCGCTCGGTCGCATCGAGAAGATCAAAGAGCAGGCCGAAGCCCTCGGCATGGTGCCCGCCGATCAAGCCGGCGCCGAGCCGCAGTCCGTGCCGCAGATGCTGATGCAGATGGGCGCGGGCCTCGTGCAAAACTTGCCCGGTATCGTGCAGAGCGCGAGCGAGATGTTTAAGACCCGGAGCGCGCACGAGCTCCAGGCTGCGCGTCAAGCGGGCCGCGCCGAGATGGTCGAGCAGGCGGGACAATTCAGCGCCGATCGCGCGCTGCCGCCCTCGCACGCGCGCCGCCGCGCGGCGCCTCAGCTCGGCTCGGGCTACGTCCCGCGCCACATGTCGGAAGTGAGCTCGGCGCCCGTCGTGCAGCCGGGCATGGATCCCTACACGCTCCCGCCCCAGCCGCATTTCCAGCCGGTGCCGGTCGTGCAGATCGATCACTCGCCGGAAGCCTTCTCGGCGCCGCCCATGCCGACGACTCAGCCGCATCAGCCGCAACAGATGCAGCCGCTGGCTTCCGTGATGCCGCAGCCCCAGCCCATGATGCAATCGGCGCCGCCGCCCGCGCCGAGCATACCGCCTCCGGCATCGATCGCGCCGCCCGCGCCGCCCGTCGATCAGCAGGTGCTCGCCGAAGATCAACAGATCCTGCAGGCCGAGCAAATGCTCCTGCCGCAGTACGCGGCCTCCGTGCCGAGCGGTCTCCTCGCCGAGCAGATGCTGGCCCAGTTTGGCGTCGAAGCCGTGACCGAGCTCGTGAGCAAGGTGGACGCCGAGCGCGTGGTCCTCGCCATCACCCGCTCGGGTCACCCCGATTCGCCCTTCTTGCGCCGCGACGGCAAGAAGTACCTCCGCGCCCTCTTCGATGAGCTGAAGAAGAAAGTCAGCGGCGCATGACAGATCTCTCCGTTCGGGTGCCGTATGTTGCGCGAGGCGAGGAATTCTCGGCGCCTCGCCTTTGGGAGATCCCGCGTCCAAGGTAACGTCCGGTGGGTTTCGCCTTCCCAGCCGGAAACGGTCCGTCATGAAACAAAGGACCCGAATGGAGAGACTACTTTCGAAGCCAGAGCTCGCCGACTTGGCCGCATCCCTCTGGCGCGGCCTGCCCTTCCTCTGGCAGGAGGAGCTTCAGCTCTTCGAGCAGTACGAGGCGCACGTGGGCCAGGAGCTCACGAAAGAAGGCCTCGAGCTGTGGATGGCTCGGGTGCAGGCCGCGGAGTGCCCGGTAGCGGGGAGCGCGTGCGACAAGCCGAAAGGCAGCCGCTTCTGCCAGCATCATCGGCCGGGCTGGGCCAGAAGCGGCGGCACGTAATGCCCTAGATTGGAAAAATCGGTAGGGAAGCGTTATGGTGAGACCTGTGGCTACCACCTATCGCGGCTGGGCAAAGGATAACTACCATCGAAACGATGGGATGATCGCTCGCTCCGTCAAGTTCTCGGCGGCGCGAGATTCGAAGCGGCTGGCGTCCGAGGCGATCGATGGATTTGTGGCGCTTTTAGCGAGCACGACCCCAGAGGATGGCGCTTCAGCCTACTTAGAGCGGGTGGATTCACGGTTTGGTCCACGGACCTTGGTTCGTTATAGCGGACGGGCCACGCAGCGCAGCGAGCGTGGCCGCGCGATCCGTGGCAAGTGGTTCCTTGAAGACGACGATCCGGCATATTCGTTCCCGGAATTTGTGGACGCCTAGTTTCCAGGGGAACCTTCTTCCCCTGGGTTTTCCAAACTAGGACACCACCTCTCGCCCCGAAAAGTTGCGAAGGATCCCCTCGCCCGGGTAGGCTCGTCCTCACAGACTGTTCGTGGCGTGCGTGCGAATCAGGCAGGTCTGCGTAGGCCGACCCATGCCCGCACTCGCCATCGCTTCCACCTACCCGACCCAGATCGCGCCCTTTCATGGGCCAGAAGACACGATCAAAATGATGGTGTCGATGACGGTCGGCCCGCGCGGTGAGCAGTCGACGCTCGTCCGGAGCCTGAAAGACCACATCATCCGGGACATCGCGCCCAAGGATTACTTCTCGGAAATCCTGGCCGTCCGAAACTTCGTCGCCGAAAAAGTCAAGTACTCGAACGACGCCAGCGCCGTCGAGCAAGTCCAAGATCCCGAGCGCATGTGCGAGGAGATCGTGCAGCGCGGCCGCGCCGTCGCAGACTGCGACGAAATCGCCCTCCTCATCGGCACCCTCTGCCGCCAGCTCGGGCGCGACGTGACCTACGTGACCGTCGGCTTCGGGCGTCCGGGGTCGTTTGCGCACGTGTTTGCGCGCGCCCTGGAGCCGAAGAGCAACAAGTGGATCATCGTCGATCCGGTGGCGGGCACCGACGAGGCATCGATGCTCAAGCGCGTCACCACCTACAAGATCTGGAGCATCGGATGAGCTACGCATTTTCCGGAAAGCTCGCGGGCATGGGCGATGCGTCCAGCGCGTACGCGAGCGCGATGGTGGCCTACCAGACCGACCATGACGCCTGGCTCAAAGAAAAAGCCGCCTACGATCGCGCGGTGCAGGCTTACGCAGCGGCCTCCGCGGGCGCCGCGTCGAGCTACGCCGCGGCGATGGCCGCGTACAACGCGCAAAACGCCGCCCGCGCCGCGGCAGTCGCCGCCGCCCAGCGCCAGCAGCTCGCCAATCAAGTGGCGCGCGACCGCGCCAACACGGCCGCCCGCGCCGCCGGCGTCGTGACTCCTCCGGGCTATCCCGGTTGCGTCTCGCAGGCGCAGCACGACGCCTGGCAGGCGGACTGCGCGCGTGTCTCGGCGACGGTCAAGGGACTCGGCGCCGATCCCACCGGATCCTCCTGCGCCCTCGCGCTGCTGCCGGTGTGCCAGCCCCCGGTGCCGATGCCGCCTCCTCTGGGCCCGGCTCCCGCGCGCCCCGCCGCGCTCACGCCGCCGCCCGCGCTTCGTCCCGAGCCGCGCCCGCCGGCACCGCCGCCAGCGAGCAGCGCCACACCTGGCATGCCGGGAGGAGGCCCGAGCTCCGTGCCGGCGACCGTGCCTGTCTCGAGCTCGATCCCGCAATCGACTCCGCCTGCGAGCGCTGCGGCCACGCGCAGCGCGGGGCTCGTCAAAAACGGGCTCATCCTCGTCGTGATCGCCGGCGGCGGCTACGCGCTCTACCGCACCTTCAAGAAACCGAAAGCGTCCTGACCCATGTCCTGTGTCGATTACAAAACCTGGCAAGCAGCAAAGCAGGCATGCAGCGCGCGCTTGTCCGTCAAGGGCTTCGGCTACGTGGAGATGGGCCGCGTCAACCTGCGCGCGCTCCGCGGTCTCGGCGATCTCAACATCAACACCGCCGCCACCATCGATCCAAACGATCCCTGCTCGATCGCGAGCATGACGCCGTGCCCGACCTTCTCGATCCCTGCGCCGTACCAGCCGCCCGCTTCAAGCACGCCTTCATCGAGCACCACGCCCGCCAGCACGAGCGCGGCCGGCGGGTTTCGTCGCTGGGGACTGCTCGCGGCGCTCGCCGCGGGCGGCGGCGCGCTGTACCTCGTGATGAGGAAAAAGTCCTAACCCAGATGAGTTATTCGGCGACCTTCCAGTCATCCAGCGCGAGCCTCCGCGGGCCCGCGAGTGGGCCGCTCTGCGCCCAGGGTTACAAGGTCGATTGCGCCGATCCGAATACCTGCTCGTGCTTGCCTTGCCTCGAGCCGAAGGCATGGGCAACGGCGCAGAAGGCGTGCAACGCGCAAGGCGGCAAATCGATCTCCACCGACCCGAACGATCCCTGCACGCTCGCCAATCAAATCCTCACGACGCCCGGTCACATCTGCCCGGCGCCCTCGAGCGCGCCCTCGCAGTACCCGCCCGATCCATGCCCCGCGGGTCAAACGATGCTCGACGAGAAGGTGCCTCGTCAATCGCCGACGACCGGCACTTGGGGTACGGTGACGGTGCACTACTGCGCTTCGTCGCTCAGTCCCGCGGTGGCAGCGCAGTCGTACAAGAAGAATTGGGGCCTCGTCCTCGGCCTCGGTATCGCAGCAGTCGTCGTCTACAAAATCGCGACCGGCTAAAGAAGAAGAAAAAGATCCCCATGCCGAATTACCCCCGCTACCCTGCGCAACCGTACACGGGCGATCTGCCGTCCATGGTCGCGGTCGGACCGAGCGACACGCGCTACTCGTCTGGCACGGCCGAAGCATACAGCGCGCCCTTCGATCGGAGATACGGACGACGCCTCGCCGGCACGGACCTGGACGTGTCCGACGAATCTGCCGATCCCGGCTGGGCCTCCAACGAGCTCAATCTGCTCGCCGAGATGGATGACATTCAATCGAACGGCGTCTTCGATCCTCCGGGTACGCACCCGAACGTGCACCCGGACGCGGGCGTGTTTGCGGCGCGCTATTCCCTCCCCGGCTACCACGCGCGCGAAGTGCCCTTCAGCCTGAGCGAAGTCGTGGACGCGACGACCGGGCGCCGCGTGGTCGGCGTGCCGTCGGGCGCCGTGTCGCTCGACTCGGCCGCGCAGATCGCCTTCATCGAGCAGGGCCGCTACTCCACGCCCCAAAATGTGGTGCGCTGGCAAGAGGCCGCGCCCATGCCCGGCGTCAACATCGCCGACTGGATGCAAAACCCCCAGGGCATTCGGCAAGGGATCCACGGCATGCGAGGGATGGGCGGGCTCGGTGACGGCCCCGCTCCCGTGCCGACGAGCACGGCGGCGACGGTCGGCAAGGTGCTGCTCGTGGGCGCCGCAGCGGGGGCGCTGTACGCGCTCTTCAAGAAGAAGAAATAAACCCATGTTTGATTATTCAGACGACGAAGACGAGCAACACGTGACCATGGCCTCGGGCCCTTCCCAGGGTCAGGAGCTGCCCGTGCGCCACAGCGATCTGGTGCAGGCGAACGCCGGCTACGGCAACGCTCCCTACAACGCCGCATCCCATCCGCTCGCGCCCCTCGGGCGCGGCATGGCCGGATCGCCGGACGGCATCGGCGCGTACAGCCGCCTGTACCAGATGCCGACGCCCGGCGCATCGCGGAGCGGCGTGCTCGGGAGCTTCTTCACGGGCTCGCCGCTCGTGAGCGGCATTCGCGCGGTCAGCGGCCTCGGTGAGGACACCGCGAGCGCGCTTCCCGGCCAAGCGGTAGAAGCCGCGAGCGGCATCCTGGTCGCCGCGGTCGCGGTCGGGCTCGTGCTCACGGGCGTGGGCTCGTACTACGTCGGCAAGGCCGTCGCGCCGAGCCGCGATAAGGAAGCGACCTACGGCTGGTGGGGCGTGGTCGCGGGCCTCGGGCTCGGCCCCATCGGGCTCGGCATCGAGTCGATGATCGCCCTCAACCACAAGGGCCGCTAACCATGAAAAACCCCGGATACCCCGCTGGCGTCCCGACGCCCTACGTCGCGCACGTCAATCCGTACCCGACGCGCTTTCATGGGGGACTCTGGGCGCGGCCCGTGTTCGGGATGCCGCAGATCCAGCAACCCACGACCGTTTTCCTTCCACCGCGAGACATCGACATGATCCCCGACAAACCCTACTCCGGCCTCGGTAACGTCGGGAACAACCCCATCGACGCGGGGGAAGGGATCTTTCGACCGGGCGGCTACGGCGGCGGCGTCTTCGACGGCAACCTCGCCGGCGCGCCGAGTCTCGGTCACGCGCAGACGCTCGGGGATGCCTCGAGCGATGCGGTCAACTACCCCTGGGGGAAATACAGCGCGCAGACGCTCGCTCTCCAAAACAAGATCAATCAAAACCTGATCGCCGCCGGGCTCTGCCCGATCATCGCGGACGGCAAACTCGGGCCGGCGACGTGCGGCGGATCGGTCATCGCGGGCCCCGCGGGCCTGCAGGCCATGCCGTCCACGTGCCAGGACGTAAAGACGGTGCAGGACGCGAGCAAGGGCTGCGGCACGGGACCGGCTGCCCCCAACACGAAACCCATCCCGACGACCGCGTCGCTCACGCCCGTCACGAGCTCGATGCCGATGGTGAGCTCGGGCACGAAGAAGGTCCTGGGCTTCGTGGGCGGCGGGCTCCTGGCCATCGGCGCCGTGTATTTCATCAAGAAACGAAGAGGCTAAGTCATGAGCATTTTCAACCCCAAGAGCAAGAACGCCCTCCCGCTCAATGGCTCGGTGCTTCCGCGCTACACGCCCATCGAACGCTACCAGCGGAGTCAGATGGGTGAGTACTTCACGAACGGCGCCATCTCCGGCCTCGGCTCCTCCGCAGCGCCGGGCGAAGTGCCCTGGCAGTGCTGGGGCGTGAAGGAGTTTCAGGACTGCCACGCCACGCAATGGGCAGCGGCGCACGACGACTGCGTCAAGAACGCGGCTCAGTACGGCATGTCGGTCGACGATTGCACGGCGGCGTACTCGGCTGCCAACGACGGATCGATCTGCGTGCCGAAGTACTGTAACCAGTACGCCGCCATCTCGAACCAAACCGCATCGCTCGACGCGGCGACGGTGAAAAAAGCACAAACGCAACTGAACGCCGATCTCAAGCGGAGCGGCTACAAGCTCATCACGGTCGACGGGAAACTCGGTCCTGCCACGTGTGGAGCGGCGAGCTACCTCTACAACACGACCCCGCGTCAATCGACGGTGTGGACCGACTACAACCTGTACGCCTACTGCGGCAGCTCCCCCGGCACGAACCCCACGGTCGTCGGCGCGAGTAAACCCATCACGACCTACGTGGCCCCTCAGGTCAACGTGGTGCAGGGCCAGCAAGTGGCTGCTGCCATCACCCATCAATGGGGCGTCGAAGACGCCGAGATGGCCGCTCTCCAGTCAAACATCAACCGCATCCTCGACAGCTACGGCTACTTGCCGATCCCCCTCACGAACAAACTCGACGCGGCTACGTGCGGCGCGATGAAGTGGATCGGTGACAACACCGGCAACAACCTGCTCACCATGAACGGGCAGAATTGCCAGGCGTACACGCTGCCGTCGAAGAAGCCCGCCTCTCAGTCGCCCTCGACTGCTCCCGGTGGATCGACGCCTCCGGCCGTCGCGCCGCCGGCGCCGACGCCGCCAAGCAAGCATCCCCTCACGAGCGCCTCGATGCTCGTCGGGGGACTCGCGCTCGCGGTGGCGGGAGCGGGCTACTACTACGCCAAGAAGAAGGGCCTGGTCTGACCCATGACTCGTCGCACGTACGTGGAAACCGCCAACTCCTATGCCCCGTTTACGCAAGCGGTGCTGCAGGGGCTGGGCTGCGGACCGGGCAGCATGCCCGGGCAGCGAGGCATGGGAGAAGCGACCCAGCTCAAAGACGGCTGGCCCGCGGGGCGGAGCTACATCGGCATCGCGCATTTCCGCGCGCCGTACGATGACTTCGGCTATTTCCAAGACGGATCATTGCAGGGAGTCGGTGGCATGAAGGGATCGTACGTACCGATGGGCGCCGTCGCCCCGAACGAAATGCTCGCGATCGACAATCGCGCACCGGGCGCGGTCAAGCGCTTCCTGCTCGCGGGCGATCCGGTCTCATCGCTCCGCGCTGACGTGACGCTCCCCTTCAATCAGATCCATCCGTACGTGTACGGAGCGCTCGCGGTGGCCGCGGCGGCCACGAGCTACGTCAGCTACAAGCGCTGGAAGAAAACTCACGGGACCTGAGGCGGATGTTTAACACAGCCACGATCTACGATCTCGCGGGGCTGGCGGTGACCGAATTCGGTCTCCGCGGCATCGACTGGGCCGCACTCACGCAGCGCGGACGGGCGAGCGTATGGGATCGGGACTACATCACGGGCTACATGGCCCCCGCGCAGGCGGCGATGGTGGCGGCGGTCGGCGGCATGATCTTCGATGTGGGTGGCGATCCGGTGGCGATTCAGAAGAGCTACGCGACGAGCGAAGACACGCTGCGATCGATCGCCTCGTCCATCCTCGGGCTCGTTACCGGCCCGAATCCCGCGCTCAAAGAGGTGCAGGTCGGGCTCGCTCGCGAATCAATCCGTTACCTCGTGAGTCACGCCTACCAGTCGTCGCTCTATGCGTTTTTGCTGCACTCCGACGAGACCATTCACCACTCGGGGCTTTCGGACGCCGAGATCGCCTCCCACGCCAACACGGCGGTCGGCACCATGAATGCGCTTGTCATGATGCGGAACCTCGGCCTCTACAAGGCGCTCGGCATCGATCAGTCCCAGAACTCCCAAAAGGGCCTCGGCATCGCGCCGGCGATCGTCGGGGGTCTCGTCGTCGTGGCGATTGCCGCCTTGTGCCTCCTGGCCTGGGTGGTCGTGAGCGCGATCGATCTGAACAAGAAGAACGCCATCGTCGCCAAGGTCTGCGAAAACGCTCAGACCGCGGGAGACGCCGCGACGACGCAGCAGTGCGTCGCGACGTTGACGGATCCCAACAAGAACGCCGCAACCACGATCCCAAAGGCGGTCAAAGACACGCTGCTGGCCTTCGTGCCGTACGCGATCGGAGGGGTAGCGATTTACGCGATGTATCTCGCCGCGCCCTACGTCATCAAGAACCTGCTCACCAAAAAGGCTTCGGCCTGAAGGACAAGTCATGTCGGATCTCGCTCTTCTCCCGCCATCCAAGCGCTTCGTCGTCGTTACCCACATCGGTGATGAGACCGACGGCGATTCGCTCGCCGGCCAGAACGTCAACAACTTTCCGGCGGGCGTGCTGTTCTACGTCGCCGAGTCCAACCGCTTCTACACCCTGCGCAAAAACCTGCCCGATGCGGTCGGCTCCCAAAACGGCCTGAACGTCGTCGATGGGATCGGGTCTTCGGCCGAGGCAGGACGCTTCGTCGCTGTGCAACAATACGGCGTTGCCCAGCTCTCAAACGGCACCGGCGTCATCACCGGGCTCGATCTGTCGGCGGGGGGAGTATTCCTGGTGAGCTACGTGACCGCCTCGGGCACGCCGGGCATCATCCACGCGGCCAAGACCGCCGACAACGTGGCGACCGTCACGAGCTCTTCCAACTCGGACAACTCGCAGGTGCTCGCGGTCTTCGTGGAGTCACCGGCCGCGCTCTGATCCCAACCCCACCATCACCCAAGCAAGAGAAGAGAGTATTCACATGGCAGACAACGCACCCTCAGACATCGGCGTCGGAAAACGCGTCACGATCCTCAACACGGTCGGCGTGCAGGACGACAAGTCCGACGGCCAATCGCTCCGCGGCCAGAACGTCAACGCCTTCCCGGCCGCGACGCTCTTCTACGTGCGCGACTCGAACCGCATGTACCGCCTCAAAAAGAACATGGCCGTCGCCATCTCGGAAGACATCTCCGGCATGGCGAACGTCATCAACGGCCTCGGATCGAGCGCCGTCGCTGGGCGCTTCGTCGCGCTCGTGCAGATGGGCACGGGCGATCTGGTCGCCAACGAGAGCGGGAGCTTCGTTGACATCGCGGGATTCGACGTGAATCCCGGCGGGTGGTTCCACGTGTCGTACACGGCATTCGGGGGCACCGAGGGCGCGCTGATGGCCGAAGCGATCAGCGAGACGACCGTGCGCGTCACCTCCAAGAGCACGACGGACACGGGCTCGGTCTTCGTGACGTACTACCAGACGCCGGGCGGAGAGTAAGCCCCTCGGTCATGATCTACTCCCGCTGGCGCCCGGACACGGGCGGGTACGATTACTTCGACAGCCCGAGCACGCGCTACGGGCTCGGAGATGATCTGCCCGTCCCTTCCCTCACGAACACCACTGAGCTCGGCGTGGCCTCGACGGACATCGGCCGCGCCATTCCGAGCGATAGGGTGCTGATCGGATCCGGACCCATCGCTCGCGGGATGATCGCGCCCATGAGCACCGCTGGGCTCAAGGGGCTCGGCTTGGATTTGTCATCCGACGGGGTGAAGCTCGGGGCAGCGATCTTGGTCGCCCTGGGCTTAGGGTTTCTGCTAGGTAAATCTCGCCGCTAATCGATCTCCAGCTGGAGTCTCATGGGCCGTCGCCTCCTCATCAACCGATCCGATCTCGAGTCTGCCCAGCGGATCCGGGAGACCTTCGTCGATCGCAAGGTGGACAAAAAGATCCCCATCCATTGGTCGTGGCCGAAGAAGCTCTACTGCGTGGGGCAGTCGGAGGCGGTGAAATACACGAGCGACAAGTGGAAGAAGCGCGGCGACTACCAGGACTACAAGCACGTCGCCGAAGGCCCGCAGCAGCTCTTTGTGCGAGACGGCTTCCTCGTCGACTACACGTCGCGCAAACGCCTCGATTTCCCCTGTGAAGAAGTGACGCTCCCCGCGCGCATGCCGACGGTCATCGCCGAGCTCGCCCCGATCTTGGGGCTGGAGTTTCAGCCGTACGCCGAGCCCGAGGATGACGACTCCGAGCTCGTGCTCTCGGACACGTATCGCGCCATCGACATCACGCGCGCGTACGTGGGTGCCGCGGTGCACCCGGAGACTCACCAAACGTTTCTGATCGTCTACACGCGGAGCGAGCTCTGCGCGATCATCACGGGCGACATTCTGGGCGTCGAAAAAGACGGGATCGTCGGCTAATCATGGCCTACGCGTCCGCACCGCGGCGCGGCTACGCGGGCTACAACGATTTGCCCGGCGCGCCCGCGTCCCGGATCGTCACCGATTACCGCACGCAGGCGACAGCTGTCGCGAGCGGCGTCGCCGATCAGTCGAAGGCGGGAGCCATCGCCTTCGCTCAGCAACAGCTCGACAACTACCCGTCCGCCGCTCAGGTGCTGATGGAGTACAACACGTACTCGAGCTACCTGAAATCGATCCCCGGATTCAATCCGGCCGATCTCCAAGATCCGACCAAGGTAGTCGGGCTGATGAAGCAAGCGCTCATCGCCTACGCCAAGGATAATGGCGTCCCCACCAACACGAAAGAGTTTGAGGCGTACGTGGCCTCCGTCGCGGCCTCCGAGCTCGGAGTCCCGATCCCATCGAGCTGGCCCTCGAACGTCAAAGAGCTCAAATCCGTCGCGGTCGATCTCGCGTGCACGGCGGTCGTGATGTACACGGGCGTCGATCCCAAGATCATGACCGTCACCGTCGACGCGCTCATGGACGGCAAACTCAGCCCCGATGAATGCGAAGCGATCGGCGCGACCGCCGGCGCCATCGCTGGCGCGGTCATCGGGCAAGCCGTTGGCATCCCCGCGCCCATCGGCGCCTTCATTGGCGGTCTCATCGGACAAGACATCGGCGGCACGCTCGGTCAGATCTTCGGCGCCGGCCCCTCGGGCACCGAAGAAATCAACGAGCGCCTGAAGGCCGCCAAAGCCTGGACGGATGCAACCCTCGCTCAGGCAAACGCCGCCTGCTCGCAGTCGCGCTCGGTGTACTGGGAAACCTTCGACAACCTGATCCTGGCGACTGAGCTACAATGGGAAGCGGCCGAAGCGCAGATCGGCTGGCGCTTTGGGCTTCGCTGGTTTGGAATCGAAACCTGGTCTCCGCGCGGGCAAGCCTTCTCCCACGCCTGGGATCCGACGAAGCGGGCATTTACGGGGCCATTGACGAGCGCCTACCGAGCAGCCCAACTCGGCCCGGGCAAGCCCATGGAGACGTACGCGAGCGGATCGGACAAGCCGGTGCGCTCGACCATCTACACCTACCACTGCCCGTACGATTACGGCTGCCCCTACCCGGTCGTGAGCGGGCTACCGATGCCCGAGGGCAACGCGGCGCGCGTGGGGCAAGCCTTCCTCGCACGCGGCGCGCTCTGGCAGCCGATCGGCGTGCGCCACGTGCAATGCAGCTACCCGCCGGCGACGCTCGACCAGGAGTTTAATCTGGCGAAGTACGCATGGGTCGACGCGATGAAGCTCGATCTGATGTACGAGCAGGCCGCGATCAAGGCGCTGCAGATCCTGTCGGTCACGGTCGTGGGCGATCTGGTGAAGACGACGGCGGTCGTCGCCGCCGAAAAGAAAATGAACGATCTGCTGAAGGCCTCTCAGTACGATCTCAATCGCGCAGCGCTCGCTCGCGGCCAAGCGCTCCAGACTGCCCAGCGCACCGGCGAAAACCTCTCTAACCTCCTCAACTACGGCATGCTGGCGCTCGGCATTGGAGCCCTGGGCGCCCTGGCCTGGAAGAAAAACCGATGAGCGCCGCCGCCCCGACTCCCCAAGAGCTGCAGGCCGCACAAGCGGCACGCGTGCGGGCATACAAGGCCGCGCTCGCGCGCCTCTCCCCCGTCTGGTCCACGCTCCCGACCGCGCCCTACCCACCGAGCAGCGATACGACGGATTTCCCGCGCACGGGCAGCCCCGAGCTCATCGTGCGCCAATCGGCCATCACGGCCGCTCAGCTCGCCGAGCCCGGAAAAGTCACCCTCGCGCTCAATCAAGAAGCGCTCGCGCGCCGCCCGAAGCTCAACGCGTACTTCCTCGTCGGCGCCGCCTGCTTGACCGCGTACTTCGTGCTCCGCTGATCGAGGCTGTTTTTAGGCCGATCGCAGCGATCGAAGAAAAACCGTTCCGACTCACCTCAAAAAGTTGACGAAGATCGCCCGGTCTTTTAGGCTTCCACTCACCGCAACGGTTTAGCCGGGTTCGTCAGGACCGCTAGAGCGCTCTGAAGGGAGCGCAGAGGTCTGTCCTGACGATGGCTACTGGTCGCGTATACCGCATCAAAAAGTCCGCTGTAAAAGGCTACGGCTACACGCGCCCGCCGAAAAAGCGGATCAAGCGCAACGGCCCGCGCTTCGCCGCCAACGGCTCGGTCACGCACATCGCCGCCATCAATGGCCGGGGCTCCTACCGCACTGCGCGCCGCACGATGAGCGGCCTCAGCGCCAATCGCCGTCCCGCCGCCGCGCGCTCGAGTCTCTCGGCTGCGAAGAAGGCGGCGTTCGCGAAGAAGATGCGACTCGCCAAGGGCAAGGGCGGAGTCAAGCGATCGCGCTTTCGAAGAAACGACGCCTCCCCCGCGCAAGTGCGGATCTGGGAGCGCGCTGCTGCTCGTCACTCCGATCCCTGGGGCACGCCGAAGAAAAAGCGTCGCGCCAAAAAGAAGACTGCCGCTCCAAAATCACGCCGCCGCAAGGCGGTCTCGAAAGCAACAAGGAAGAAACCCATGGCTCGTAAAGTTCGTCGCCGTAAGAAGAGCGCCGCGCGCTCTGCCCCGAAGCGCCGGGTGGCCAAGCGCCGCACGGTCAAGCGTCGTCGCAAGGCGGCGAAGAAGACGGTCGCTGCTCCGAAACGCCGGAAGCGCCGTAAGGCCAAGACCACGCTGAAAGCCAAGCGGACACGCTCGCGTCGTCGGCTGAAGCGCAACAAGGGCACGAGTGCCGGAGCTCGCAAGGGCTGGCGCGCGCGCAAGAAGAAGTACGCGCCGACTTCGTACCGCAAGAGCACTTCGAAGCGTCGCAAGTCTCGTCGCAAGGCCTCGGCCGTTGCCCCGAAGCGAAAGCGCCGCCGGTCCGCCAAGCGGAAGACGGCTCGCCGCGGCAAACGCAAGCTGAGCATGAAGAAGTCTGCCGTTGCAGCACGGCGTCGTCGCCGGGCCGCAGCCAAGGGCCTGAAGCCCAATCGTCGTCGGCATCGACGGTCTCGTCGCAAGATGAGCTCGAATCGCCGCCGTCACCGGTCGAGTCGCCGTCGGGCGCTCAGCCCGAATCGTCGGCGCCGGCACTCGCGTCGCCGCATGTCCTCGAACCGCCGCCGGCATCGCCGCAACGGTCGCCGTCTCTTCAAGAAGAACGGCATCGGCGACACGGTGAAGTTCATGGCGGTGACGGGCGGGCTCGCCCTCGCCGGTCTCGTCGGCCAGAAGGTCTTCACGAACCTCTTGGTGAACAACGTGTTCAACAAGATCTTCGGATCGCCAGCGGTGGTCGTCGCGACTTCGCCCTCCACCACGGCCACCGTCGCTCCGGCGACTTCGGGTCTCGGCGGCTTCTCGCTCGATCCGCAGTACCAGAAGCTCGCGGGCGCCGCTCTCGTCGCGGGCCTCGGCATCTTCGCCTCGACAAAGCTCATCAAGGATGCGGGCACCCGCAACACCGTGATGACCGGCATCGCGGTCGGCTTCACCCACACCCTGCTCACGGCCGCCTTGGCCAAATTCATGCCGAGTCATGCCGACATGCTGAACGGTGACGGGACCGCAGCGCGCCTGAGCGCGATGTACGGTCTCGGTGCCGGGGCGAGTCTGCAGCCGCGGTACCAGTCGATCGGGCGACCGATGGGCGAGTACTTCAGCTCCGGCGTGAACGGTCTCGGTGAGTACTTCTCCTCAGGCGTCTCTGGCCTGGGCGAGTACTTCTCGAGCGGCGTCTCGGGCTTGGGTCTCCCCGCGTACGAAGCCGCTGCCGGCTACGGCGCGAACCCCGACTTTGCGGAAGCGGCGGCCGGCATGGGCGCCCGCGAACTGCAAAACACCAACCACGTCGATCCGCACGGCGACCTCGATCGTGAACTGACGATCACGGAAGCAGCGGCCGGTGTGGGCTCGCTCCCGAGCTACGAAGCCGCCGCTGGCTTCGGCAACGTGCAGACCTTGCCCACGTCATCGACCTGGATCCCCGGGACGAGCGACGGGCAAATCTGGGCAGGCACGCGCTCCATCTCGCAGCCGCAAAGCGCGACCGAGATGGTGCCGGCCGGCATCCTGCAGACCGACGGCGGTCAGGGCGTATTCGGCTGAGTGAAGACAGTCACCCGATCGGGTGATGAAAGGCTCCGGCCCGGTATCTCTGGAAAACCAGAGACCCGGGCTTGGGCCGTTGTACGGGCCGCTGAGGAACCAGCCTCGATAAAAATGGAAGCCCGCACAAAAAGGAAGACCATCATGGCCAAAGTAGTTTCCATTCGTGAGCGCGTGCACCAGCCCTTCTTCGACACCCTGATCCGTACCGGCGGCTACACCGCGGGCAACGTGCAGGACGGGACCGACCTCTTCGGTGGCAACGGCGCCGTCCGTACCCCGGCGACGACCAACCTCCTGAACGGATCGACCCTGCCGTCCGATCAGTCGCACGTCGTCTTGGCGTTGCGCGTGTTCAGCTGGTACCGAAACAGCATCCTCCGCGTCGCGGGCGGCGTGACGGGCGAGCTCGCCCTGAACGGCGATTACGGCAACCTCGACCTGTGGACGGGCGCCGGCGCCGGCGTCGGTCAGGCCCCCGGCCAGATCGAAGACGTGTTTCGTCTGCACTGGCAGACGGAAGAGCAACTTCACTGGAGCTTCGGCACCGGCGAGAAGTTCTCGATCACCAACATGCCGACCTGGTACTTCCCCACGGGCGGCGGTCTCTCGGCGCAGCTCGGCGGCGCGACGGACCTCATCCACATGCAGAACTCCGGCACGGATGGCCACTCGGGCATCTTGCGGCTCGCCCGCGCGATCCTGATCCCACCGCGCCAGAACATCAAGTGCACCGCGAACATCTACGCGCTGCCGACGGACGCCAACTCGCAGATCGCGGCGACCAGCCAAGGTCAGCGAAACATGTTGAGCCTCCGCGACAACCTGAACGCCATCGACGCGATCAACAAGGTCGTGACGTTCACGTTCGACGGGCTGTTCAGCCGAGACGTGCAGTAACGATTCGGTCCGCTCGGGGCGTTCCTGAGCGGATTGAACCAACAGGTCAGCGGCTCGCTCTTCGGGGCTGAGCCGCTCACCTGGTTTTTCTGTAGGCACCCGCCCTTCGCGGGGTACTTCATCCGCCGAGCGGAGAAGGCACTCAGAACATCATGAGCAACTCGTTCGACCCGAACCGACTCATGCAGTCGGTCAACTATGCCGCCGCTTCCGCCCGCGAAGCGCTGACACAAACGCAAGCCATCCAGAAGCGCCTGGACGACATCCAAGCGAACTTCAAGGTGCAGCAGGGCAACCGCGAGCGCACCCCGAACTTGATGTACATCGAGAATATCCCCGGGCGCCGCGTGCCCTTCGATATGCTCGTCAACATCCTCATCGGCGCCAACGACAACGGCGTGAAGCAGGGCACGATCTTGGTCTCCCAAGAGGGACCTTTCGTCGCCGTCGCCCGCGTGGCGACCTTCATCAGCCAGCTGCAGCTTCAGCGCATCGACCCCACCTCCGGTGCGAAAGCGAACTTCTTCGGCCGCTCCTTCGGTCGCTACCGCCCGATTCATTCCGCCTGGGATCTGATGGATGGCATGCCGCGTGGACAAGCCGAGCAGCAACAAGCCTTCCCCGGGACAGGCGCTCCCCACATCCTTTCGCCGTCCAACGGCTCTCCCTTCCGATCGATGGAAGCGGACTACTCGATTCAGTTCCTGAACGCCGGATCCTCCTTCCCTCGCTCCAACATCCCCGTCCCGAGCTCCTTCTGGACGCCGCAGATCAACGCGCCCTTCGCGCTCGGCGCCTTGGACGTGTTCGAGCGAGGCGAGACGATGACGTTCAATGTGCTACCCCAGCACATCAACAATCCCTCGTACGGCAACATCCAGTCCTTCGCCGGTGGCGGAGCCGGGTCCTTCCCCTTCATTGCGTCCGGCTGGGATTACGTCGAAGGCATCAACGACGAGGCCGACGCCGCAGCGGGCGCGACCGATCCCATCACGCGCCTCCCGGACGGCATCCTGACGATCGGTTTCCACGGTTATCGCATCGTGCAGCCCCCAGGCAGCGGCCCCTACTGATACACTAGAGGCCCATGAACCAGCCTCTGTTCAGCCCCGCGCAGCGCTCGGCCTTCGGCCAGATCCAACAGGCCAATCCGAGCATCGCGTTCGGGCAAGGATTTGGCCCCTCGCAAGAGGGCGGCAGCATGACGGCCTGCACGGCCGATCGGGTGCTCCTCGCTGGTGGACAGCTCGCGAGCTACCTGAAGCCCGACTCGATCATCCCGCTCGAGTACGTCTTTCGACGCCTGCCCATCGACGGCATCTTCCAGGCAACGCCCGGGGCGCCGTGTCAGTTCGAGATGGGCAGCATCCGCGTGCCGCAGCTGATGGGCTTCGTCGTGCTCGACTACCGCTTTGCGATCTACCGCCCAAGCGGGATCGTCGCGGGCGAGTTCATCGAGCTCGAACAGAACCGCCTGCCCACGCAAGTGGGCTGGAACCTCGAAGCCGATAACACACGCCAGGGCAACTTTCGCTACGAGCTGAACCCCGTCCCGCCCTTCGAGAAATCGAACCCCGCCTACCAAACCCAGCCGAACCCCGGCTACATCCCGGGCACGCCGGTCGCGGTCTCGGCGAGCGACGATCAGTTCACGCAGGCGCGCTTCACCAACGCGCAGTCGGGCACGGGCGACTTGTCACTGATGCCCCAGCGCCACCACCGGCAGGGCCTGCTCCACGTGCCCGCTCCCTGGATCCTGCGCTCGACCCAGACGCTCATCCCGAGCTGCCACATCTTCCGCGCGGTCACGATCCCGATCGCGTTCTTCGAGGCCGAGATCTTCGGCTTCATGCTGCCCGAGGGGCAGCTCGATGCGATGCAGCGAGCTCTCGCGCCCTGCATCGAAAAGCCGGGAGGCTACTGATCCGTCAGTCCCCCGCAATCCCTTCTCGAAGGAGCAACCGTGCCAACCCCCGAACCTTCTCACTCCAACCGAGGACCAAACAACCTCATGCGGCAGTGGGTTGTCCTGACAGGTGGGCACGGTTGCTTCCTCGTGATTCTTTCTCGCTGAGCACCCCATGAAATTCGGTCCCTCTTTTTATCGCAATGACGTGTCCGGCCTCGGCGCCGACGATGCGGCGCTGCCATTTGCGGACCAGGCGCTCATCAGCATCGTGAGCCCGCAGGGATCGCTCGTGTACACCGAGTGGGCGCGCCAGACGAGCGACTCGTCCTGGCAAGAGGCCACACCCTCGAAGGACTACCAAGCCTTCGCCGTCTCCGATTTCCAGCTCGTTGCCGTCGCGAACACCACGAGCTCCGAAGTACAAGCGCTCGCGGTCATCTCGCCCGTGCTCACGCGCGCGAGCGCTGTGGCCAGCACCTTCGAAGGCACGCCCTTCGCCTACGATCACACCGAAGCCGTCTACGCGCAGCTCGACACGCAAGCGACGCCGCAGATTTATTTCTTGTACTGGCTTCGCCTACGCGATCAGACCGATCCGAAGACGGGTCCGACCTCGCTCAACTACGCCGCGACCGTCGTCGGCGGCGTGCTCGCGTACATCCTGCCGATCCCGCGCGCGGGCTCTGACCGCGCAGCGCCTCCCTCGGGATCTTTCTCGAGCGCCTTCAGCGCGCAAGCCGCGCGTGCGCCGCTCACGGTCCCGCAAACGCCCGCGGTGCAGACCACGATCCCCGCTTCCCCTAGCGTGTCGCCCACCGCGCCCGTGACGGCGCTACCGAGCGTGCCGACGATGCCTGCGACGCAGGCGCAGCAAGCCTCCATGGCGTCGCCCGCGCGAGCCAACATGAAGGCGCTCCTCTGGGTGGGTCTCGGCACCGTCGCGGCCATTGGCGGTTACAAGCTCATCGAGCGTTACCGGAGGGCTTCCTGATGGCGGGCATCATTGCGCTGCGCGGCACGGACGGTGGCTGCGGATGTGGCATGGGCGCTGACGCGCTGCCGGCGCCGATCGTCGCGCCGATGCCGACCTCGACGAAGATCTTCTGGGCGCTCGCGATCGGCACCGTCGGGGCCATCTTCTGGGCCACGCTCCAGCCTCCCAAGCGGAGGCTCGTGAGCTGATGGACTTTGTGATGTCGCCGGCCGATCTCGAGAAGATCGCCTCCGCCGCCATGAAGATCGACGCCAACCCCCTGAAGCTTGCCGGGCGTGCCGTCGGTCTCGGCGACGCCGAGATGCGCGCAGGCGTCCCCACGTGGGCCTGGATCGGTCTCGCGCTCGGCGCGGGCGCGGTGCTCGGGATCAAATACGGACACCACGTGTCGAAGCATTTCTGAAGGAGAGAGTCATGGGTCTTGGAAAAGCGTTACTGATTGGCGGCGTTGGCGTGGGCGCGGTTGTGCTCTTCGTGAAGCACGCGAAGGCCTCGTCCGCGTCCTCCCCCGCCGCGAACGCCGGACCGCCCGTCCCCGGTCCCGGCGCGGCATCCATGACGGTGCCACCCGGCCCGAAAAACCCCACGACCCTCACGCTGACGCTCACTCAGTGGCAGCAGCAGGCGGACGCCTCGGGCAAGCAAGCGGGCCTCTGGGCGCTCGTGCAAAATGCTGCCAACCCCCAGAATGACTTCGTGGTCGTCTTCGGCAACGGCACCTCGGCGGGCATCGTGCAGCAGGGCACCACGCCCAACTCCGGCCTCATCGCTCAGGCGTATGTGGCGGGCATGCTGAAGTGAGCTCTCGCCTCAGAAGTTTGCGCCAATAAGCCCCCCTCCGGTACCATTGACCCTGGTCACCGATGACGCACCCGCTCGACGTATTCCGGAGTCAAGCCTCGCTTCAAGCGAATTGCTCCGCGCTCTACCCGGATGAGACGGAAGCGAGCGCCTGCACTCAGCTCCGCACAGAGAGCGCGCAGGCGGAGATCTTTGGTCTCCTTGTCGGCGGAGCCATCGGGCTGTTGATTGGGCGCTTCGTGCTCAGCGGTCGTCGGTAAAGAAAGACAAAAGGGATCATCATGTACAAAGGCATCGGAGAAGCGGCTTACAACGACGGGTTGTTCTCGCAAGCAGCGCCCTTCCAGGATTACCAAGCGAGCGTGAGCCAATTCGGCGACGGCGCGCTCGGCGCAGTCGCGCGCCTCGTCTCAGGCCCGCGCCGCACCCGCGCGAACTTCCGCGCCGTCTCGGGTCCGGGCCACTCGTACCAAGACGGCACGCTCGGTCGCACCTTCCTGCCCGCCTTCAGTCCGCAGGCGATGCAGGGGCTCGGGTACGCGTACCAGGACGGCGTGCTCGGCGCCGATGGGAGCGCCACGATCCAGATCGGTCCACAACCGGCTCCCGCATGGAAGCCCGATCTCGCGAGCGCAGGCATTGGCGTGATGGCGGGTGCCCTGCTCTTTTACGTGCTGAAACTCTGAGCGCCTGCGCTGTCGTTGGATCCCCATGCCCCTGGTGTTACCCTCCGCTGAATGGCGAAAGAAGGCTTTCTCGGCGCCCTCGGGCGCATCGCGAGTCAATTCGCGGATGGCGCTCCCGAAGGTCCCCGGAATGTCCTGTTCGCCATCGGTCCCTGGATCAACGATCTCACTCGTCATGCAACCCAGCTATGGCTCCCCCAGCTCATCCTCGGCATCCCGTGCGAGGTCGTCTACCGCGACGCGCAGACGCAGATCGGCGTCCCCTGCTCGAGTCCGGCTATCGCTGCGTGCTGCGTGTGCCGGAAGCCCGTCTGCCTCGACCACAGCTTCGTCTCGCGCATGGGGCAGGCCGCGTGCTTCGGCTGCATCCAGCAAGGCATCACCGATCACGCCCCCAAGATCCCGTGGCCCGCGGGCACGCGTGGTAATCCGACCGATCCGCGAGCGGCACCCAGCGGACAAGCGAGTGCGGCCGGGGCTCCGCCAAAAGAGCCGCCGCCCGGCGCGCCTCCTCCGCCGAATCCGGTGGACGTGCGCATCGCTGCTGCTCGGAAAACACTTCGAGTCAAACGGAGCGCGACCTTCGCTGAGGTGCAAGCCGCCTACAAGCGCGAAGCCCTCAAGTGGCACCCCGATCGCAACGGGGGCAACCCGGATGCGAAAGCACGATTCATCGCGGCAACAGCCGCCTACGATCTCCTGAAGAAGGCCTACGACCAATGAGCTACGCCGAAATCAAGCCGCAGTACTACCGGATGCACCAGCCGGATTCGCCGTGGCACGCGGGCTCGCCGGGCTGGTCGACGGCGCCCTGGCCCTCCTTCATGCCGAACCCCAACCTCGTCGGTCCGCCGCGGCTCGCGGTAGAGGGGCTCGGGGCGTACTTCAAGCCGGTGTACGAGAAGCCGATCGCAGGTCTCGGGATGTTTCCGCAGAAGAGCACCTACCGTCCGGTCGACGGCGTCGGCGAGTACTCTCGCACGGGCATCGGTGCCTACTTCAAGCCGGTGTACGAGAAACCGATCGCGGGACTCGGCTGCGGATGCAATGCGCAAGGCGCGCTCACCGAAGGGGAGCCCGTCACGACCTTCTCGGGAGCGCTGCGCTGGGATGTGGTCGTGCCGGTGGCGGTCATCGGTGCGATCACGGGGCTCGCGGTTTGGGTCTCGCTGAAGAAGTGATCGATGAGCTACGCACGCAGCATCCGAGGACTCGGCGCCGAGTGCGATCCGTGCATGATCTCGTCCGGCGGGGACTGCGAGATCTGCCCGGACGGCGTGAGCGCGGATTTTCCTGAGTGCGCGGGCTGCGTCAATGGCAGCCGTCAGACGATCATCTCGGCGGCGGAGCAGAGCTTGCTCTTCCCCATCGTCGCCGGCGTCGTGACGACGCTCGCGGTCGCCTGGCTTTCAACGAAACTGCTGAAGAAAGCCGCGTAACCGCGCCCGAAGCGGATCGGCATTGCGAATCCTGACAGCAGCGTGCTATCACGCTGCTTGCATGAGTGACGCCCCCAAACCCGCCTCGCCTCCGCCCACAGCCCCTGCTCCAGAACGGAGCGTCTCAGTCCCGATGACCTCGTTTGTGCGGGGCGGCTCGGTGACCGCCGCGTACGAGCAGGAGCAACAGCGCAAACGCGCCAACGCCGAGCAGCGGCGGAAGGAGGAGGCCGAGCGGCAGCGCGTCGCGCGCCTCGACCCCATGGCGAACCTCTCGACCACCAAGCTCGGCGGCGCGGGCTCCCACGCCTCCATCGTGCTCGAGAGCCGAAACTCCGACGGCAAAGCGGAGGAGTTCATTATCTGCGAGCTGACGGTAGACCGCGACCACGCGGACGGCTTGATGCTGATCGTGTGCTGCCCGTTTTGCGCGGTGAGGCACGGGTCGGACGAGGCGCAGATGACGATCCGATCGAAGCATCGCAAATTCGAGCTCGACACGCGGCGCCAGGGTGAGATCTGGGTCAACCCGAACAAGCCGGACGAGTTCGTGCACCTGGCGGGGACGATTCATTTGACCGAGCCCGTGACGTGTCCGGGGCTCGGCTGCGGCAAGCGTTTCGTGATCGACAACTCGGTGTTGAGGTGGCTGTGAAAAAGTATCTGTCAGATCCTCCAGTCAACATGAAGCCCGCGGGGATCTTCAAGGAAGGAGAGAACGGGATCTTCGATGTGCAGAGTGTTGGTGAGTCCGTGCCGGGTCCGGAGACCAATGAGCGCCGAGTGACCATCACCTGCGATGAAGAGGGCTGCAAAGAGCAGCTGTTCTCGGTAGGACATCAAGATTCGGCCTCGATCCTGAGCGATCTGTCGCTGCTTGGCTGGAGCGAAGCGGATGACAAAAATTACTGCCCGAAGCACAGTGGCGGCCACATTGCGGCGGTAGAGCCACTCAACAAAGTCTCGAACTCGCCACTCGATCTCGATGCGGAGCTCGGAAAAGCCGAGCGCGCGGCAGGGTTTGGAGATTTTCCTGCGCACGAACCCGACTTCTCGCATCCTCCCGACAGTCCGGTCGCGCACCCGCTGCCCATGCATCCGCTTTTCGACACGATCAGCGGTGGATGGTTTGTGGTGTTCGTGCTCCTGATCCTCATCATCGCTGGGCTCGTGATTTATGCGGACACGTTGCGCCGTGAGATCGATAGATACGAGTTCTCGCTCACCCTCGTGAACGCCTCGAGCTTCGAGCATAACGCATCGATCCAGCGGCTCGACTGCGCGGGCCACGATCTGCAGCGCTGCTCCGGCGTCATCATCAATGAAGGGGAAAGCCGTCCGGTGCGCTACAACTGCGACAGCACGCATTGCGCGTTCGAGTGCGGCGGGGGCAAGTAGTGGCAGGCGAAAAGCTTCCCGACCACCTCGATCCACTGCCATTCTCCCCTCCCCTGGCGCGAGACGCCTACTGCGCTCCGCCGACCGTCGAGGCGTCCGAGCGCCACTACAAGGCAGCCGTGCTCTATCAGGGCGAGTACGAGACGCTCTGGGACGGCACGGCGGTCGCTGTCCGCGCGCACGCCCGAGCGCTCCATGAAGCCGGCATCCCGGTATTCCTGAAGTCCTTCACCGGACAGGTCACCGACGAGCACGGCGGGATTCAACCGCGCTACGCCGCCGGCCTCTCTCCGCAAGTCGAGCGCGAAATCGGGCACCTCGAGCTCACCCGCGCGCGCGCCTACTTCCCAACGATCAAGCACCTGGTGGTGCGGGACGCCGAGCACCTGAAGCGTGCGGTCATCCCGCACGGCGTGGTGGCGGGCGACATCGAAGAGCAAGCCAAACTCCGCCAAACGATCTGCGACTCGACGATCGTTTACTCCGTCTGGGAGCGCGACCGCGTTGATCCCGCGATCGTCAAGACGCTCAACCGCGTGGCTCAGTGCTGGGTCCCCTCCTCCGCGAACGCTCGCATGCTGATCAACTCGGGCGTGCGGACGGAGAAGGTCGTCATCGTACCGCACCCCTACGATCCGGGAGATCCCATCCTGAACCTCCGCCGCCGTCGCGCCGACACGACGTGGCGGAAGTTCTATTCGATCGGGCGCTGGGAGCCGAGGAAAGGCTACGCTGAGCTCGTGCGGGCGTTCCTGCATGCGTTTGCGCCGACCGACAACGCGATCCTCACCATCAAGTACACGGGCGGCAACTGGCCCGGTTACCCGACCCCTGAGCAGGTTGTCGTCGAGTGCTACGAAGACGCGCTCCTCGCTGCAAAGGGCTGGACGTTCGCGAGGATCAAGGAGCGCGTGAAGCTCATCGAGGGCCGCTTCCCGCGGCAAGCCATTCTCGAGCTCCACTACAGAAACAATATCTATGTTTCTTCCTCCCACGGCGAGGCCTGGAACCTCCCCGCCTTCGAAGCCGCGCTCGCGGGCAACACTGTGTGCTACGTGCCGTCGGGTGGCGTCGAGGATTACTTGAAGTGCGGGCACGTCGCGGTCGCTGTCGAAGGCGATGAGCCCGTGCCCTGGTCCTACGGCTGGGAGTCGGATGCGCGGTGGGTGTGGTATCCGCTCGCGTCGCTCGAAAGTGCGCTCCAGCGATCCTGGCCTCCTGAGTCGCATGCGGCCGAGGAGAAGATTTACTCCGGACGTTTCACGATGGAAGCGGTCGGTCAGCTGATGCGCCGACGCGTGCTCGAGGTGGCTGCCAAGAGCGGCGTGGATGCGTCGGCGTATGTACCGGTGGAGATCGGAAAATGACCCTCGTGCGCCTTTACGGTCGCGAGACCGGGAACGGATCTTTGGCGGTCGTCACGCGCGGCTTCGAGCGCGCCTTCAAGCAAGCGGAGATCTTTGCCGGGTTCTACGGCATCGACACCGCCGACAGCTACGGCGACGATCCCCCATCCGACGGCTCGAACGCCCGTCACGCGGTCTACACGGGGCCGCTCGGGGGTGTTGGGAAAATGTTCGAGGCAGGGCGACACGAGCACCACTGGGTGATGATCGCCCCGAACTCCGACCAGCTCCCGCGCGCGCTGGTCGCCGAGCTCAAGCGCTACCAGGAGAAATACTCGCTCCGCTTCCTTGCGCCGAGCAAATGGGCGGCAGGCGTTGTGCGGAGCTTTCTCGGTGATTGCATGGCGGTCCCGCACGGCGTGACGCCGGAGTTTCAGACGGACGCAGAGGCAGCCGCTGAGGTCCGCATGCTCTACCAGGCGGGCACCTTCCGCGCGCTGCACTTCTCGACGAGCGATCGCCAGCGCAAGGGCACGATCGAGCTGCTCCAGGCGTGGCAGATCTTGCAGCGCGCCGGCGCGCTGCGGGGCGCGCGACTGCTTTGCGTGCTGGACTACGCGGCCAAGCTCGCGCTGGACGAGGCGCTGTCCGAGGGAGCCGTCGAGGACTGGTCATCGTGCCGGCAAACGGTAACCATCACCGATCGCGGCGATCTGACGCCGACTGCCATGGCGCGCACGCTCGCGCTCGCGCACGTGGTCTGCCAGCCGTCTCGCGGGGAAGGCTTCGGGCTCATCCCGCTCGAGTCGCTCTGCGTGGGCACGCCCATCGTCGCGACGACCGCGACGGGGCACTCGGAGTACCTGAGCCTCGATCGGCCACCGGGCGGCGCCGTGCTCATCACTCCGGGGCTCGATGCGCCGATCGATGATCTGCCAGGGAGCCAGGCGCCCTTCGTGACGCCGGCGAGCATCGCGCTGGCGCTGAAGAAGGCCCGAGAAGATTGGCCCGCGCTCCATGCGCTCGCCCAGAAAGAAGCGCCGCGCTGGCAATCGCTCTGGTCCTGGGAAGCTTCCCTCGGTCCACTCGTATTCATGCTCAGGATCACATGAACGCACGCATCGATTCGGTGGACTACATCACGATGGCCAAGCCCGTGCTCAAGTGGGTGGGCGGCAAGGCCCAGCTCGAAGAGCCGATCCTGCATGCGATCGAACGACTCTACCCGAAGCCCATCGAGGACTACTACGAGCCGTTTGCTGGTGGCTTAGCGATCTTCTTCGCGCTTCGCCGCCGCTTCAAGATTCATCGAGCCGTGCTCTCCGACACCAATGAAGAGCTCGTCAACTTCTACCTCCAGATCCAAAACGAGCCCCAGGCGCTAATCCTCGCGTTGCAGAAACTGAAGAAGCAGGGTTTCAGCGAGAAGCGATACTACGAGGTGCGCGCGTCCAAGCCGCGCTCGGACGCTGGGCGCGCCGCGCGCTTCAAGTACATCAACGCCTGCGGCTACAATGGGCTCTGGCGCGTCAACAAGAAAAATGTCTGCAACGTGCCCTACGGGCATCGGAAAGCGCCGCCCGAGATCTGCAACGAGGAGGCGATCTGGTCGGCGCACCATGCGTTTTCCCTGGCCGAATTTCGGTGCGCTGGATACTCGGAGATCCTTCCGGAAGTGCTGGATCTGGGGAAGAAGGCGTTCGTGTACTTCGATCCGCCCTACTGGCCCACGCGACCGACAGCGAGCTTCACCTCTTACACCTCGGCTGATTTCGGAGCCCTGGATCAAGAGGGATTGGAGCAAAGCTTTCGCCTCCTGAGGCAGTACAAAGTCCCTGCCCTCCTCTCGAACTCTTCCGTCCCCGAGACGCGCAAACTATACGCCGACTACGATCATCAGATCCTGCAGGCGCGGCGCAGCGTCAACTCCGACGGCGCCAAGCGCGGCGCGGTCGGCGAACTCCTCGTCGAGTCACTCATTCGAAAGTAACCCATGGAAATAGCCCAACTAGAATCGTTCTACGGAGTGCCCGTTGTTATTCAGCTTCGCTTCCCGCTCGCTGCCATCAAGGTTGGTGGGAGAGACAAGGGAAAGATCCCGTACGCTGCGGAGCCCGACAAATCGTATTGGATCCCGACGGCGCTCATGGAGGGTGGATCTCCATCGGGCACGCAGCTCTTGGCGTTCGCGGTGCTTCACCCGGTGGAAGGGTCGGCGCTGCTCGAGGTGGTGTGGTCTTCGGTGCCGGACGTGCCGGCAGAGGGCTCGGGAGCGATCATTGGACCGGTGGCGACGCTCGCGACGTTGCTCGACGCGCGAGACATCGTGGCCGTGACGCGCATCGTGAGCGTGCCCGAGCCTTCGACGTTGATTCTTTCGGCACGATGACCGAGATCCGAAACCCCCACGCTGACCAGCTGAGGTTTCGGGACTGGCTCGTGAAGCAGCTCACGCTGACCCGTTGGTCGCTCCCGCTCGATCTCGGAGTCGAGGAGCAGGCCCAGCGCCTCGGCGTGCAGCTCGACGTGCTCCGCGAAGCTCAACGAGTGCGCGACGCGGAGCTCAAGCGCCGCGGCAACGGCGGCATCAGCCGCGGCAAGCGGCGCTACATCGGGAGCGACTACAGCTCGATCGACGTGCGGATCCCGCCCGCGGTGCGGGTCGACTGGATCACCATGTGCGAGGCGCTGCGCCTCGAACCGAGCACGGTGCTCCGGAGCCTCGTGCATCAGTTCCTGATGAATCCGGTGCGGCCCCAGCTCACGGCCAAGACGTGGTGCTACCGGGGAGTCATTCTCCGGGTGAGCCGAGCGAAGCAGTGCCCGACCGCGCGCACGCGCATCACGCGCGGCGCGCAGATCGCGCTCGACACGCACGCCGATAACTGGCGGGTCACTGCGTCCGGGATCGTGCGCGGCCTCATCACCGATTTTCTCGAAGGCCGCACGAAAAAGCTGAAGATCGTCAACTTTGCTGAGCTATGGGGCGATCCCGATCGCTACCTTCACCCGGAGAAATTCCACCCATGAACATCCGCGACCTCTTCAGTAACCTCGACCGCTCCGCCATCGAGAAATGGTGCCGAGCGCAGACGCAGGTGACCTACCTCGGCGACCACCGCGCGCTCTGCCGCGTGCTCGGCAAATACCTGATGTACGTCGACACGCGCGATCTCTCGCTCGCTCCCCACATGATGATGAATGGCTTTTGGGAGATGTGGGTGACGCAAGCGATCGTCGACTACGTGAAGCCCGGGATGCGCTGCATCGACGTGGGCGCCAACTGTGGCTACTACACGCTGCTCTTGGCGGATCTGGTGGGGGAGCAGGGAGAGGTGACGGCGTACGAGATGCAGGAGGCACTGGTCGACGATCTGAGGCGATCGGTACAGGTGAGCGGATTTTTGGCGAGCGTCCGGCGCCAAGCTGCGTCGAATGCGCTCGGATCCCTCACGATGTTCGTGAACGATCAAAACTACGGGTCAGCTGCGCTGAGTCGCTCGAATCACATGAGGGGAGCCGGGCAAGTTCCGGCGGCTCGTCTTTCCGACGACATTTTACTCACGATCGACTTCGTGAAGATCGATGTGCAGGGCCACGAGCTTCAGGTGCTCGACGGCATGAAAGAGATGATCGAGCGTAGCCCGAAGATCGCCATCGCCATGGAATTCTCGCCGAGTGAACACGAGAGCCCGATGGCGGCGCTCGAAACCATCCGCGCCCTGGGGCTTCGGATTCAGACCATCGGCACCGACGGCCAGGTGCGTCCCATCGCGCTCGAGGAGGCGGCCAAGGCCGACACGGGAGACCACCGGATGCTCTGGCTCACGAGGGAGGCGTGATGGACTCCTGGTAT